CATTCGACGGATATACAATTGCACAACTCGTCAAGGCTCTCCGTAATATGGGGGCGTTGGAATAATACATAAAAAAATGACAATACCAGTAGAATTCGACCAATTAGACGCAATGATTATTGAGCCAAAAAATATACAAGATATGGATAGGCTTTTCAAAATCATAGCAAAGTCAGGCATAAAAGCCAACTATACATTTACTACAATCAAAAATTTAAAAAGCAAAAATATAAATTTAGCAACGTGATACACACAACACAACTAACACACAACAGAGCGACGTACAGCGACGTGTACTTGTTCCTGAAGCTATACTTGAACGGACCAGGAACAGCGGAGGCTGAAGCAATGATATACGGCGATCAGGCGATGACTGACCAGATTGGAGCGATGCGGCTACCTAACTATACCTTCGATCAACTAGGTAATGACCCTATGTTGTTCCTGCACGCGCTAACGATAGAACAATTGCAGGCGGAGAACCCGACGGCTACGATCACGACTTGTAATCCTGTGATAAATGAAAATGCAGAATCAGACAGTATGGTATAAAAGTTGGTGGTTTGGAATAGTAATAATGTTATGTATTATATTGTTTACAACATATGCTATTACTAAAACTACTCAATTTCTAAACTACAGAGAATATTTAAAAACTGAAATAGACTCATTACAAAATCAGGTTAAAGTACTTAATAAGTCAATAGAGAACCTGGAATATAAAAGAGATTCAATAAGAATCATAAGACAAAAAATATCTATACAATCAGAGTTAGAAGCATTAAAAAAGTTAGCTAAAGAATATGAGGCTTTGAAATCTGAGAAACTAGTTGTCAATGACTCAATAAGTTTAGAAGACTTACATATTTTTTACCTAAAACAGATTAATAAATGAGATATTTATGTACAATAGCTTTTATTTTTTCATGTATCTTTTTAAGCGGCCAAAGTCTGCCGACATACAGTCAAAAAGATAGTACATTTACATTCTCCTTCCAACAGTCTTTAAAGGTAGCTAAGAGATTAGAGTTTTCAGATAAACTACAAAGAGAAGTAGATATATTAAAAGAATCTTTAGGGCACCAAAGTTTAGCAATGCAAAAGTTAGAATTAAGGGATACTTTGATGCAGATGGAGTTAAAGAAGTCCTATGAAATAGAAAAGGTTCTAAATGATAGGCTTAGGGTATCGGATGAAATAATTGGTAACTACAAGGCTTTAGTATTCTCAGCAGAAGAACAATTAAAGTCGGAACAAAAAAAGACAAAAGACCAAGAAATTTGGAAAAATGTCTACAAGTATGGTTACCCAGCTTTAATAGGAGTAGTCACATTTTTTATTTTAAAATAGGATGGAAGACCAAATAACATGTTGTAACGAAAAGAAAGTTGAATCTATTCATACTTATAGGAGTATAGATGAGCTTACTTACAAAATTAAAAGTAGGTTATCCTACTTAGCTAATTTAAAAATTAGAAATTTATTTTATGGGTATCATCCAGAACACTATGTAGATGATGAAATAAATAAACTTTCTGTTTTAAAGGGTTCTTTAGACCGGGTTAAGAAAAGCTTCCTGCATATACAGAAGAGTTGCTTAGACGATGAGACAATTCAAAAGATTGTAGAGAAAGCCAACAAAATTGTCGGTAAGGAATCATGCCCTAAGAAAAGAGCAGATATAAAAATAGGCGAAGAGGACTTAAATAGTTACCTATCAAAAGGTCCAAGATGTGTAAGTTATGACACATGGAATGAGTTCTCAAGATTTATCTGCGGAAGAATAGGGTTTACATTAACTGCGGAAAGAGAGATATGCGATATAGCTTTTGAGATTTCCAGAAACATAATAAGTTGTAACCTACTTTACTCACTCTCTGTTTATAAAGAAATGTGCGATTTAAAGTACAAAGTAAACAGAACTAAAGAAGAGTGTAAGATAGACTACAAACTTTTAATGGAAAAGAATCCAACATGTGATTTAGAGTTTAAGTCTTACTTGTCATATGTGCATAAGCACAATCTTTCATTCCCTATTATAGATGAAGTATATTCAAGCGGATTATCTTTATTAGAGCAGGACGGAGAAGTTTTCTTGTGCACCGCGCTAAATAATTACAACCTAATGAAGATTGCGCCTAATGATTTAGAAGAGCTCCTGAATTTAGGATTTGTCGTTGAATTAAACAAATTTGATATAACGGCAGATTACAAAAAGTATATATAAATTAACCACATTAAACTAGAAAAAAATTATAATGGCGAACGTAACGTTAAACTTTTCAAATGTTACCAATAATGGTAAGCCATGTAAGGATCCAGTAATTCTTATTTTGGGTTCAGACAACGTTGCCTTTCCTTGTGGGGATAAGGTAGACGCAAATGGCAACATAAAGCTTACGGTACCAGACTCTATCTTTGAAGGAAGGCAGTGTATTTCTGGTGTCATTAAGTGTTCTGAATGTGATTCCTGTAAAGAACAGGATTTCACTATTTGTCTATGTGACGAAAACAATCCATGCGAGGCTTGCCAAGAGTGCGTAGGTGGAGTTTGTATTGACAAGTGCCCCGACCAGAAATGTGTCAATGGTGCATGTTGTGATTGCGAAACTTCATCTGATTGCGGTAATGGTTACCTTTGTAATGGATGTAATTGTATTTGTCCAACAGGAATAAAGGATAGTCAAGGAAATTGTGTGCAGTGTTTAACAAACCAGCAGTGCGGACCTTGCGAAGAGTGTGTAAATGGTGAGTGTGTTTCTACTTGTGCAGATGGTCTTGTTTGCGGACCTAACGGTTGTACTTGTCCTGCGGGCACAGAATGGGATCCTATCACATTAAAGTGTAAAGCAATTGAGTGCTCTTCAGACAAAGATTGTCCTGAGTGCCAAGTTTGTGTTAATGGAGAATGTGTTCCTATCAAGTGCCCAGAAGGGATGAAGTGCGTAAATGGGGAATGCGTTCCTTGGCCATGTGATAAGCCATGTAATAATGGTGCAGACTGTGGAGAAGGTTGCGGATGTTTAGACGGTCAATGTATTCCTTGTGAATTACTTGATTGTAAAAACGTAGATTCGCCTTTATATGGTAGGTGTGCAGAAGTGCCTGGTTGCGAATGTAGAGGAGAAGCCTGTGTAGGCGTTGCTAATTGTGGTGAATACTGCGATGAGTTTAATCCTTGTACAACTCCTGGATGTACTTGTTATAATAACACTTGTGTAAGCTGTTCTAATTTCGAGTGTACAGACACAGAGGGCGGATGTACGAGCTATGATGGTTGTGCTTGCGATGATGCTGGAAATTGCGTTGGAGATGCGGCGGGCCCTTGTAGAGATACTTTAAAAATTACAAAGAAAGAAGATTGCTCTGTTGGCACTGGTTGTGCTTTAGTTGCAGATCTTACTTTAGAAAAGCCTTGTGGTTGTGACGCTATCCGTTTTGAAACTAAGAACATAAGTACTTGTTCTGCTACTTCTGCTGCAAATGTTGTAGCTGATATGAAGTTGCAAGTTGAATTATTTAAAGGAAATGCTCCTTACGCAAACTATAAAAATGAAATTACTATTGGTGATAATGAGATCATTTCTGGATCTATTAAAACTGTAGTTACTCATTATGATGTAAATAACAATATCTTAAATTCAGTTAATGTTTCGCCAGTAGCCGCAGCAACTATTAATAATAATGTTGTAGCTCCTATAGATATTAAGCAAGGAACTCACTTTAAGAAAGAATATACAACCCCTTCTGGAAATCTAGGAACAAGAGTTGTAATTGAATTAAAAGCTGAAGCAATAAGTATTGTAAATAGTGGCTGTGTTAAATACGATAATGTTACAATTGCATCTTATGAATTGAACTTTAGAAATGATGCAGGAGCTGTAGAAACATGTGCTAAACTTGGAGGAGAATTTGCGTCTATTAAAGAATCTTTTACGAACGATAAAGTATCTAGTAAGAGACCTTTATTCATTTGGAGCAAAGGTATTTCTAACTTTGGTACTGGTAAGTTTGATGATACGACTACTACGTATAATAAAGGAGGTTGGTTTAGAAAAGCTTATGGAACTCAGACATCAAGTGGCTGGAAAGACGAAATAAATAGACCACAAGATGGATTATGGAATAACTATAATTATCAAGTAAGAGTAAACTGCGGTTGTTCTACAACAGCTACTCTTAACAATTTAGTTTATTGTTGTCCAACTGATTTCGTAACAGAGTTAACTGATTGCGGTACTAAGCTAAATATAAATGCATTTAATACTTGTCTTGTAAATCAAAATTTGACATCTTTAGGATTGACTAAGTTTCCGGAAGAAGTACAAACTTACTATAAGGCGATTATAAACGGAGGAGAACACGAACTTATTTTAAAACAAGATGGGGGTAACTTGCAGTCTAATACAAGTTACATACATACTAAGCCAATTTCTAACGTAACATTTAAACAGTTTTACAAAGGAAATGCTATAGTTGCGGAAGCATGTGAAAAATCATATGATTTTACACCTGAGAATAAGCCTGAGTATGATGTCGTTGTCTCTTGCGGATCTGTATCAGTTACTCCTAAAGCAGGTAATCCAAATATAGTATCGGCTAGCGTGAAGATACTTCCAAACGGTCAAAGTTTAAATCTTTCAAAAGTTGGTAATACGCAGAAGTTTGAAATTTCCTCTGCATCTTTAGCAACAAATGTTAAAATAGGTTTATACCTTTCTTTCCAAGGAAGCAACTGCCAAGTTTATGATGAGTATGATATTACATGTAATTATACTGCTGAAATAAATCCTTTCGGTACTGTTGTTGGTAATTGTACAGTAGATAAAACTGGAATTGCTTGTGGAGATGAAACTGAGTTTATTGCAAAAGCTTTAACTGGATTTACTGCTAATTGTGAATTTTCAGAATTTGGTTCTAATATCTGGTTAAAACCAGATACAACTACGGCTGGAAATATAACAAAGAAGTACAAAACAAAACCTTATTCAAAGCTACAAGTACAAGTTAGAGAGTTAGTTAATGGCAAATATATTTATGCTTTAACTACTTCAGTTGAACTTATAAGCCCTATACAGACAAAAGTAGTATCTGTCCCAAGATGTGGTGATACAAAAGGTAAGATAACTATATCTGGTACTATTTGCGACTTTGGAAAACCTAAGGATATTGATCTTCCAGTTAATGTTACTTATAAAATAAGTAGTACTAGTACTACTTGGAATACAGAAGTAGTGACAAATGGGTCAAATCCTACAATAACTGTAGAAGTTCCTTTACCAGATCCAGGTCATCCAACTATTAAAATAGAAGAATCTTACACAGTTGAAATTATAAAGGACGAAACTTATACTAATCCTTCTTATAATATTAAGAATGGAAAAGGTTTAATGTGTCCGTTTAAAGAAACTATAAAAGTAACAGAAGGAACTGTCACATTGCAGCCAACAATTGCATTTTCTGGAACTGGCTATTGCCAAGGAGATATAATCCCTTTTGCTATAAGAAACGGACAAGGATACACATATTCTGTTTCAGTTACTGGTGGTTCTTTGGTCAATCAAGATGGGTCATCAGTTAGTAGTAACCTAGTCGTATCTTCTGATACGTCATTTAATAACTTTGTTAAACCTACTCTTTCTGGTAATTTAACAATTACTATTACAAATGTAAGTAATGCAGGATCAGGTTGCGTGAAATTTAGCCAAGCAAGTGGCAACACAACTATAACTCCGGCTCATTATTTGATAACATCTAATGCTGTATGTAGAAATACAACTAAAGTTAATTTCTTTTTAGTTTTAGGAGGTAACGGTACAGCAGCCCCAATAAGCCCTTCTGAAGGTCCGTTTACTTTTAACTCAACGACTAATAAATGGGAGCTTCTTAATGTAGATGCGTTACCAGTTGTAGATCCTAATAGTCCACCTAAGTTACAAGTACTTTTAAACCCAATATCAGCAGCTTGCCTAGAAATTGTAGAAATACCTTACCCTGATTGTGATGCTGCAAGAAATTGCCCAACAGGAAATCAAGTTGTGAATATAGTAGCTAGCCCACAAATACCAACATGTGGTGTAGGTCAAACAGTTACTATGAGTTTTGTAAGTTCTAGTCTTGGTGTGTTAGATGGAGAACAATATGCTTGGTATGAAGATTTAGGTACATCAGAAGTACTTGTGCCAATAATTGGATATCCAAACCCAGGCGCTATCGGAACTGGAAATAATATACCAAACTTGGTAGTCGCATCTACAGTTGAGCAAAGAGCTTATAAACTTAGATTATCATTATATGGAGGTGAATGTGAATATGATTCTGATCCATTATTAGTATACTCTGGTGGAGAAGTAGATTCAAACTTCTTTGGACCTGGTATATCTCCTGACACAACAAATATAGTTCCAGGATCTAGTTATAGTTACACAGCTGTGTCATATCCAGATGCAAACTATGTTTGGGATTTAACCTTGCCAGATGGGTCTGTTGTAAATATAGGTACCGGGATAAACGTAGCAATTGTTAGTACAAATCTTTTCCAATCAGGTGTAAACCAGATAACACTTACTGTGACTAGAAATGGTTGTACTTCTACAACTACGCTTCCAATAAATGTTCCATTAAATTGTAGTGGTTTATCAGCAGTTATAGGCACGTCAAGTTCTGCTACTAATCAAATACAATGTAGTAGTATTGAATTAAAGAGTTTAGCTAACCCATCAGGGTCTCCAATTATAAATTATGATTGGCAAATTGATTCTGGTTCAGGATTTGTTACTGTCCAATCAGGTGCTGGATTAGTATCCTCTTTAGATACAGTAATTGTTAATGCGGGTGATACTGTAGACATAAGACTTTATATACAATTAGCTAATAATTGCGATTTTACAACTCTTCCAATAACATTTACTAGATGTGCTTGTTTATGCGATCAATCTAATATTTGTAAAACTTCAGATATTACAATATCAGGAAATAACGGAGGAGGACTAGTATATACTTCATCAGTTTTCACCACAAATAAGAACATAGAATTTGTTACTAGTACAAATAGTTGGTTAGCTTCCGCAACTGAAAATTATAAAATTGTAGCTGTAAATGGTCTTGTAGAGACAGTTTTATTGGAAACTGGATATCCATTTGAAACAAGTAATGCTGGTGATTGTGTTAGGATTAACAATTGTCCAACATTACCCCCTGCTCCTGGATCTAACTGTGTTGATTTAGGACCTTCCACAATTACACCAGGTGTTACTAATATAGGTTCGCTTGTTCCAGTTAACGCTGGTTCTGTACCAGTTATAGTTAATTTATATAATAATATACAGATACAATTAGAGTTCACAGTTACTATACCATCAGGATCATTTTTAAGAGTGTATCATAACGATAGTTCTTGTACAAGCCAACTTAGTTGGTTATTTAAAATGACTTGTGTATAATAAATTATTAGCCCCGTCTGAAATATGGCGGGGCTTTAAATAAAAATAAAATAAATAAAATGGCATCATTTTTTACAAATCCTTCAGATATAAACTACCATTCAGGTTCTTCGGTAGGACCTATAAAAAATGGTGATACGCAAACTTCAGTTAATGAGAAGTTGGCGGCGGAAATAGAATCTTTAAAGAATCAATTATCACAACTATCTAATTCAAAACCAGTATCTACAACAGATGCTATAGAGAATAAGTCTGGGTTTGGTATCAGCGATACATTTATATCGACAGATAGCAAAGTTAAAGTTACTACAAAGCCGGGCGCAGCAAGTGTAGATGTATTTTATGATTTAACAGAAGCGCTTGGCAAAGATACGAAAATTTTTAATAAAGTCACGATTGAAGGTGTTAAAAATGGGTTAAATTCTATAATTGTAGATTCTGATAAAATTTCATCAGGATTTTCTTTATCACCAGATAGTTTCCCAGCATCTTTATCAGTTGATCTAAGAAAGAAAACAGAATCTGGAGATGTATTTTTGTCAGCAAAAGTATCTTTAAATCCATTTGGCGAAAGCAGTTCAAATGTTTTATACGCTAGAAAATTTGGCGGAACAGACTTGAATACACAAACAAAGGTAAACGACTTTTTGTTTAATAGATTAAAGGATGTAGAAAGTTCTTCAACAAAAGAAGTGCAACTTGGAAGCGAAACAAAGTCTTTACAGGATGCTTTTAATTCTATAATGAGTGAATTAGATAAGTTAAGAAACCAAGACTTATCTTCAGCTATTGTAAAGTCAGGAACAACAGAAGTAAAACTAGTTGATATTATTACATCGGCTATGCCTAGTTTATCACAAACAAGTAATACTTCTGCTCAAAACTCCGGATCATCCACATCAACTAGTTCCTCTTCTTCAAGTACAGGAACTACAAATAACACAAGCAGTACAAATACAGGAGGCGGAACAGCATCTGAAAATGATGCCTCTTCTACTATTAAAGATACCACTAGTTCTACTAATACTACTCTTTCTAAAGATACAGGTTCAGTATTAGATATTATCAGTGGTATATCTGTTACTAGATAACATCCTGAGTTTATTTATACTGCTCAATTTTAGAATTCATTGAAAATCAGCAAGATAATATAATAAGTTAATTAATTGTTAATATAGACTAAAATAAAGCATTTATAACAAAAACATTCGTATATTTGCATTTGAATAGTATTTTATAATTTAACACTTAATTTCTTATGAACAGAAGAAATCTTTATTTGGCAATGTTTTGTTGTTTAGTTTTTTGCTCAGTATCTTACTTTAGCTGTAAGCCAAGTTGCGAAACTTCACAGGAAGACTGTGAAACTACAGAAACTCAAGTAGATAGCACATCAATTCAAGCTGACACAACAAATCAGAGCTTGTTAATTCAGTAATTAAAATTTTTTAGATTGGATAAGGTAACGTTTTTAAAAAGACTTGTCAACGATATTTATAATGGCGAGAGAAAATCTTGGAAAGAATATTCAAATGAGTATCTCCCTGGTGACCCCGAAGGACTAAGACAAGTTTGGAGATCATTCAAGGACAGGACTTTTAAAAATGGGGATTGGGTATATAACGTCAAAATAGAGCCTGAGCTTTATCAAAAAGCTGAGTATGCCATATTAAACACATCTCCATTAAATGTCTCTCTAGGTGAAGAACAGCCGATTTTATCGGCACTAAAACCTGACGGGACTATAATGAATATAGAAGAATATTGCGATTATTATTCTATACCAGTTGATCATGTAAAATCTTTCAAATTAGTAACTCACTCTGGAAAGGGTGCGTACTATAACATAACTTCCGCATCTATTAATTTAGAGACAGACAAGTTTAAAGATTTTGCAGCAGCTATTCTAAATGATTTATCAAAAATAAATACCTTACCAATCACAAAGAGTAGGGATGAGGTGAAAGACCCTCATCTCCTTCTTTTAAGTTTAGCTGATTTACATATTGGAAAGTTAGCTGAATCATTTGAAACAGGAGAAGATTATAATAATCAGATCGCTGTAAAAAGAGCAAAAGAGGGTGTGGCTGGTATTCTAAATAAGTCATCAGGGTTTCCTATAGAAAAAATTATTTTCGTAGGAGGTAATGATATTCTACACATAGATAATCCAAAAAGAACCACTACATCTGGAACACCACAAGATACTGATGGCATGTGGTACTCAAACTTTTTGGTAGCTAAACAATTATACATAGAAATAATTGACAGCCTACTTTCAGTATCAGATGTTCATTTTGTTTTTAATCCTAGTAACCATGATTATATGACTGGTTTCTTTTTGGCGGATTTAATAAAGACATACTATAAAGACTGCAAAAACATAACATTCGATTGCAGTTTATCACATAGGAAATATATTACTTACGGAGACAATTTAATAGGAACAACTCATGGAGATGGGGCAAAGGTAGAAAATTTGCCCCTTTTAATGGCACATGAATCACCTGATTGGAGCTCTTGTAAACATAGGTATATTTATTTCCATCATATACACCACAAGACATCAAAAGATTATTTAGGCGTTTGTGTTGAATCACTTAGAAGTCCATCAAGCGCTGATAGCTGGCACCATAGAAATGGTTACCAGCATGCCCCAAAGGCTGTAGAAGGATTTATACATCACCCAAAATTTGGACAAATAGCCAAGTTAACTCATTTATTCTAATGAAGATAATTTATTGGGTTGTATCTAGAAATAATTCTAATATAAATCATTTTTCAGTAACAGGGGAGGGTAGTATTGAAGAGGAATGCTATGTTGATGCTATAAACAAAGTAAATGAAATGGTTCCTTTTCAAAAAAACGTTCAATTACAGAAGATAACTACTATATGAAGATAAGGGATATTATATCTAGATTTAGACATTTTGGAGAAGATATGTCTGGGTATGTAAGTGATGACACTTCATACTCAGATCTTGCTATTTATGACCAATTAGTTACAGCTAGATCTGTTATAGCACACGATAGGGCTAAAACAGCAAAAGAATATTTTTCAGATGCTATGTTTCAAACACTACCATGTGTTATGTTTGAAGAGGTTGATTCAAATGAATGCGGTTTAATACCTCCATCTGGTTGTAAAATATTAAAATCAACTTGTCCTATACCAAATACATTGAAGCTTATTTCAGTAACTAGCCAGTTAGGAAATAAGACATTTGATTTAGTTAGATGGGATCAGGCTGAAGGAAAACTTAATAGCAGAATAAAATCTATTAAGGATTCTACTTTTGCTACAATGAGGAAAATCGGTGAGAACCATTATCTTTATTTATTAAATAATGAAAATTTAAAAAACGCAGTTATAGTTGCGATTTTTGAAGATCCTGTAAAAGCGGCTCAATTTTGTGGGGATAAAGAGGCTTTGTGTAATCCGCTGGATTTAGATTTCCATACTGATTATAAGTTAATTGACCCTATATTAAAATACACTTGGGATACAGCAGTAAGTGTCAGAAGAGCAGCTAAACCGGATTTAGCTAATGACGACACAAACTCTCAATAATGAATAAAAAGGAAGTAAGATCAAACTTCGAGCAAACTGGAATAGACTGCAAACTTACAAACCACAATTGGGATAAAAGTAAAAAAGGTAAAGTAAGATTTGCATATATGCTTACTCATCTCCACGATTATTACGTAAGCAAATTAAAGAATGAAGGCAGGCAACCAACTTTAGATAAAAAAGATTGGATGCTATTCATAAAAAGTTATTTAAAAGCGGTAGCGGAAAGAACGGTTTCTGAAGGTTTCATATTCATAATGCCATATCATTTAGGCAGAAGGTATATGAAAAAATCAAATAGAAGAGGATTTGTACCAAACCCGAAAGAAAATAAGTTTTCACAAACTTTAAATCTTCATTCTTTTAGAAAATTTTATAGTATCAAATGGGATAAAGAATTAGCTCATTTCAAGAATAGAACCTTATGGAGGCTGGACACTTGTTCTGAAGTTGATTCTATGGTGGTAGATGAAGTTAAAAATAATAACAAACCACTATTAGACAGACCTCTTATTGGGTTCGCCCATAAGGAGTCTAAATGGACTTAATAAAAAACTATGGCAAACTTTAACTACATACCATTAGACCCTATTATAGAGGATTGGATAGAAGATAATAAATTAACCCAAGATCAAGTATCAAAAACAAGATTGAAGAGGTGGGCGGTTGATATCGCTAAAGACTTTCTTACAGTAGATGCATCTAAACATAAGATAGCTGTCCTACAAGTAAACAATACAAAAGCTGAATTACCGGCGGACTTTCATACAATAATATCTGTTGCTTACAGAATTTATGATGATAAAAAAGATTGTACTACGGTACAAAGAGTTAGCCAATATACGCAAAGACAATACGGGCAAGATTGTGATTTAGAGATAAGAGTTAAATGCAATAAATGCCAAAGTACAGATTGTTCTTGCAATAGAGGAGTGGTAGAAGTCGATGTAAATAAAATATGGGAAATGGAAAATCCTTGGTACTATAATGCATCAAGATTTGGAAGACCCTTAGATTCAACAGACTTATACGACCCAAAAAGAGAAAACGGATTTAGGTTGATGGCCTATTCAACAAATCCATATCACAATGCACAATACCATGTTCCCAGCTGTGTAAACCTGCATTGCCACAATTGTGAGTTTCATTACACAATTGATCTGCCTTTCATCGAGACAGACATAATGACCAAAAATGAGAACGCTGAACTGTTAATCTCTTATTTAGGAAAGAGGACAGATCACAAAGGAGACCCGCTTATTCCAGACATTACTTCTGCCATTGAAGCTATTGAATACCAGCTTTCATATAAATGGTATAGAGGTGAGTTTGTATCCACTGGGTCTCCTATCGCTCAGAGGATGTATCAAGAAAGCGAACAAAAAAGAGATAGATCCGCAGGAAGAGCTAAGACTGAATTGGCAATCCCAGATAAGGATGAATTCATTGCATTTACTTCCGAAATTCTTGGAAATAGGCCAAGAGTAAACGGCCCTACTTTTACTAGAAATATAACTACGAAATACTAAAAACTATGGCAGTTGCCGATTTAACAAATACGTTTGAGAAAGGGATGCTACAGGACTCCCTGAAGTATCTCCAGGTGGGCGGTACGTACCGATACGCTAGGAATATGACGAAGGGGGATAGGAATGCTATCGGCTATGGTTTGGCGGTTGAAGAAAGCAATAAAAAAGTACATACCTTTGATCATAAAGTAGTAGGTGCATATTACGTAGAGTCATTAGATGCTTCTGTTTATTTCACAGCAGACGGATCTATACACTTATTTGACCATACAAAATTAGAGTCTACTTTTGTCTGTAAAGACGAAGAGTTTGGTTGTGATTGGAATTTTAGAGAATGTGAATGGATTTCAGCCACATTTAAAACAGACCAACCATGCGATGAGACAAAGGTGTATTGGTCTTCTGGTTGTGACTATTATGTAGTTAACATCACAGAGATGTTAAATCCAAAAAGAAAGAAGGCCATTGTAGATGGAATAGCTAATGAATATTCCAGTGCATGTACTTATACTTGTGATTATTTTAAGTTAATGAAATGTATTTGTTCTCCTAATTTAACACCTATTATTTCAGATAAAGGAGGGCACAAATTAACAGGAGGTACTTACCAATTTTTGGTACAATTGGAAGACAATGGCGGAAACACTACGAATTGGTTTTCTGCAACTGATCCAGTATCAGTACCATCTGAAAATAATCAGCCGGGAGAAATGTCGCTTTCTTCTATAAAAGTACATATAACAAATTTAGATTGTAGATACGATAAAGTAAATATCGCTGTTATAAAAACAGTCGATGGAGTATCTACTGCTAGAATAGTAGAGACAAGACATTATACTACAGATGGTATTACTTATACCTATTATGGTCAGGACAGAGGAAGAGATATATCTCTTTTAGAGATCCAGGCGAAAAGAAAAATGTTTATAAAGGGGCAGGATTTAATACAGAAAGATTCTCAATTATACCTATATAACATAAGACAAGAGAAAAACTTAAATATGCAGAGGAGGGTACTGGATGAAGCAGTACTTTCTTTCATTGAGATTGAGACTACCGCAAAGATGGTTGAAAAACACGGAATGCGGACTTTAGAGAGGGGAGAAAATTATTTATTTGGTGTTGTGTACAACTATTGTGACGGAACACACTCCCCTGTTTTTTTAATGAAACCAAATGGAGGGGAAACTTTACCTGGGGCAAAACCTGTTAATCTTAATGACTCAACAGGTACAGATCAAAAAGTTACAAGGCCGAGAGGGTCTGCTTCAGGAGAAGGAGGTCTTTTAGGATGTCCAGGAGGTAGATGTGGAGGATGTGCTTCTGGCGGTTGTGGATCTGGAGGATCTTCCGGATCTTTCCAAGGTTTGTCAATACCAACACCAGGCGATAATAATGATAATGATGTATCAGGAAATGGTGTTTTAGGCAACATACAAAATTGGGACACAAATATACAAGACACAGTTGATGCCGCTAAATGTGATGATTGTACGGAGCCTTGGTGCTGCGATCAAGAAACTTCTGAATGTATAGACTGCGGAAGCAATAATTGTGAAGGATGTCAAAAAGATGAGGAAGCTATCGCAAATGATATGCCAAACATCCAAGACATCATCGGTAAGCACACTGACGAGCTCACAAAAGCTATATTAGATAAAGATCCTGATTATCCTTCGCAAACATTTAAAACTGCCGCAGAAGAGCTTATAAAGGCTACAAATGAAGCAGAGTTTATTGTTGTAAAAAAGAGTGATTTTAAAATATCAGTAAGCACAGGATCTTCAAGTACAGGTGGCGGGGGTCCAATTTTAGGTATAGCTTCAGATGAAGGTGGAGGTGGTGGTAACCAAACACCTCCTGCCAGATCAGATTGGGCTGACGAATACACAGATGGAAATGGAGAATTCTTATTAGAAGAAGAGCCAAAAGTTGTAGGTAGATTTGCTCCAGGAGTAAAAGAAACGGAGGAAAGATATCCAGATTCAGTAGATTGTGATGGTGAATTTTTATACGGCTCAATGGCCAATAAAAAATTACAGTTATTTAGAACACCAGTATCTGATGTATCTCCTATAGTAGAACCAACAGCGGTTAATGTGCCTTCAAAATATTCAACCACTGATCCAATATATGCTGTAAAAATAAGACTTTTAGGTCTTGAAGTTAATAACGTCCCACAACCTACAGACGAAGATTTACCAAAACCTTTATGTCCAAATAACCCTTATTCTATTGTAATGGTTCAAAGGGACGAAATTAATAGTACTGTACAGGCTAAAGGTATATTTTTTGGCACTTTTGAGGCAAATGCTGGCGATGCAGTTTACACATACCCAAGACACGCAGCTAATTCTAACACAAGAGTTGATAGATGGATTGGGACAGCTGATAACTCTAGAAGAGACTACAGTAAACCAGGCCCTGGTCCAGGGTTATGTTTTTTTGGTTTAGATACAGCTATAGGAAAAGTAGGTCTTTCTGGAAAAACCCTTAGAGTTGAAGGCACATACAGAGGGACTGGTTTTAGATATGGGTTATACGAAAAAGGTAAAGAGCCATCAGAAGCTTTAACTGGAAGAAGAATTGACCAAAGAGGAACTAGACAATATTTAAACTTAAATGCCCCTTTTGTAAATATAAAAGGGCAACTATTCTTTGATAGGTCTAAGGAATATTCTATAAATACTGTAGGGTATATAGAAGCAGATTCTGTTTCGGAAATAACCGGGGCTAAAAATAGGGTATCATCAAAAAATAGAGAAAGTTTTGTTTATATAGAGTCAGATTTTAAAGAGTCGGATACTGATGATTCTTTCAAAACAGACACTTTAAATCATCAAAAAGGAATAAGTGGCTTTGGTAGATATGCTGCCATAGTGAGAGACATACCAGATCAATACGGTTCAGTTAATGGAATGTCTTTTATAAAGACTGGTTTAGAACCAAGAGGTTTTGGAAATACTTATAAAGGTATTGTTGGAGATACTTTTATTGGTCCTTATTCTTTTGTTAGAAAAGCATATGTATCAGATAAAGTAGGTAACTCATTTCCTACCCCAGAAAGAGACAGAACTGTATGTGATAGCCCGAATGATTTATTATTACAACAATTTGGTTTAGATTTTTACTCCACAAAATTACCTATAAGCGGCGATAGATCTGATGCTAAAAACTGGGCAGGTGGATATTTAGATGGTATTGGTGAGGGTGATCCCCAGTTCGACTATTATTATCCAAAAGTAGTTAAAACATTAATAACAACTTGGGTAGAAAGTAGAATTAATCCATGGTATAGAGCAACTGGTTTTGCCAGCGGTAAAGAAAGTGGTGAAGTGTTTTATCCTAAGTTAAAAGATCTATATTTAGATAGTAATTCAAATTCTCAAAAACACCCTTGGGAAGAATCATTCTTAAATAGATTTTATTATAGACTTGAGCAGCCGTCAGTAGCACAGCTTTTAAGAAAATATATAATAAAGACAATTATATTAATGGCCTTGCCTATGTTAGGTTTAGATAACCTAAACGATATGGAAGGCCCATTAGATACCACAGCCACTTTGTTAACTGCTCCAATTATGACAGCCTATTGGTATGTTATGAAGAACTTGTTAACAAGGAATGACTACTTAGATAGGATGCTTGGATTACCTTCCTGCCAAACAGACGCTGCCGGCGGAGAACCAGATAATTTTATAGAGAACTTTGAAGATAATTACCATGCGTACAATTATGACCACAGTAGGCTTAATATTGTCAATGTATATCAGACTATGCCGTCTAACTATAATACATGCGATTGCGACGATTGCCTTAATAACCAAACTACTAATGAAGTCTTTTACTCAGGGAAACAAGTCCAAGGTTCGCAAATAGATTTCTATAAACAATTCAAAGCATTAAGTTACTTAGTCATACCGGCAGATATAGGCAAGTTAAGAAAAATGTTTAATGTAAATGGAGATTTTTATGCACATACTTCTGATTTTATTATTCCTTTAAAATTCAAGAATGTAAATATTCAAACATCTATTGGAACGACAATGCTTGGTGGAGACCAGATATTAGACGAACCAACTCCATTCTTTGAAGGTGTACAAGAAGGTTTTGCTGGAAATATAGATCCGAATGCAGCCGTTAATACACAACTAGGATATGTCTTTATTGACAGGGCAGCTAAAAAGATTTTCTTATTTAATGGCAAATCCCCTACTGATATTTCAGCTATAGGCATGAGCAGATTCTTCAATGAACATTTAGATATCTGCGAAGTTGATGACTGCCATGACGAAAAGAATGAAGATGGAACTTATTACTCAATAGGATACGACCCAGAATTCAAGAGACTTTTATTAACTAAAAAAGAATTGGACGAAGAGAAATCTTTTACAATGTCTTTAGATATGTCTAGCGAAAATCCAACTTGGGTATCATTCCATGACTATATACCGCAACATTACATTTGGGATAGATCTAAACTTTATAGTATAAAAGATAAGTCTATTTACATGCACAATGCAAATGACGGTACTTACCGAACATTCTATGAAGAAGAGCATCCATCAGAAATAGAATTTGTAGCAGTTGGCGATTCAGAATCTTTTACTTACGACCACACATTTATAAATACTGAGGCGGAAAAAAATCAAGTAAAGAATTTAGATGAGACTTTCAATAAGATAGCTGCATATAATACAACAGAAGGTACTGGAACTAGGAACACAACTGTATTTGGTGATAATGCAGATACAAGATTAAATCCAAATGCGGAGTACACAGAAACTGGCGATATAAAATTACATAAAGTAAAAAGAGGTTTTAGATTTAATACCTTAAAAGACAATGTAAAAAAGAATTGCGGCGAGTATCCTTTAACTATAAAAGAAGAATGTAAACCAATAGAGAAAATAAACGAAAGCATCTTTAGTAATTCCCCGGAACAAAGAAGATCCTACAGAGGAAAAGTACTACAAGATGACCATATAGTATACAGGTTTACATACGACAAAGACAAAGAAACTTTATTAAGACTACTAAGCGTAAAAACATATGCAAGCAAGGAAATTAGGTAAAATAAAAAGCCAAGGGATCTACCAATCAGGTGGGCCCCTTGGCAACTTTTTTGGTCAAACAGGCATAACAGATCCAAGTTCTTATTTTAAATCATACGGGCAAGCTGGCGATGCTTATAAAGGAATTTTTGGAGATGTCCAAAGTTCTGGGATGTTTGCCACAAGAGCACCACTTCCAGAGTGGGGAGACCAAACTGCCGAACAATATAGGCAGAAAGTAATATCAAACATGAAGTTAAAGAAAGTTGGTGACAAATATGAAACACCAGACGGACAATCTTTAACTTATGATGAAATTACAGACTTAGCCGGAAAGCTTTACGATCAAACAAAAGAAACTAATAAATCTTTCAACGAGGGAGCTCCAATGGCAGCCCAAATGGCGGGTTTGTTAGATTTAGGAAGAAGAGAGCAGGATGAGTTAAAAAACAAAAAAGAGACTATACAAAATTACCCAGTAGTTAAATCTTCATTTGCCCCATCAGGTTTTGCAGAACAAGGTGGCTACAACAATTTAGTTAGTTTATTTGTTAATGGAGGGCAGCAGGCTATGGGATATAAGGATAATAGCCCTTATAGAAACATGCCTTCTCAAGAATTTTACACAGATACGTTAACCATGGATGGTGTTAGCCGACCAATAATGGCTGTACCAAATGTAGGAAAACCTGTTGTGATGGCCCCTAATGGTGGTAATTATTATTTCCCAGGTGCTTCCCAAATAACAGAAGTTCCAATGGCGAGAGAGGGCGGAAATATGTATAAAGAAGATATAGACCATGCAAAGTTTGGTGACTTCTTTAAAAAAGTAGGTAATGTAGTTAGTGATTATGGAAGAGGTATGGCTGATTCTTTTGGTAATATGACTGGGTTATACGATATTGGAAACGAAGGTTACAAAACAAAGTTTGGAAGAAAAATAGCTGGAAGTGTAGACAAGTATTCAAGAGGTATTGGTAAAGTAGTAGATCTAGCTGCTACAACTTTAGGAGGACCCCTTGGTGGTGCTATTGTAGGCACTAAGAACGCAGCAGGCAAAATGATTAATCCCCAAGGTTTAGGTGCCGCACAAGAGCAAAGAAATGCCGAAAGAGCCGATATGTTAAGTTCTTTAGATCCAACAGGAAGAAATAAAGGTATGGCAGGATTATCTTCTTTATTAGGAGGTTCTGGAGGAGCTGGTGGACTTGGAGCATTAGGAGGACTCCTTGGAGGAGCAGGTGGTGGTTTAGGTGGTCTTCTTGGAGGAGCAGGTGGGGCTGGTGGAATGCTTGGGGGTTTACTTGGTGGAGGTTTACCTTTTGGAGAACAAGGAGGTAGAGCTTCCTATAGTAACTTAGTTAATTTATTCCAAGAGGGTGGTGAGCCACAAATGCAAATGACTGAGGAAGAAATGGCAGCTATGGGCGGAATCCAAGAAGGGAATAAATTCATGGAATTGCCAAAAGAACAACAAATAGAAGTATATAAATCTTTAATAGATTTCATATTAGAAAATGGGATAGACGCTTTAGAGGAACAATATCCAGAAGAGTACGAGTTCTTTGATATATTTAATGATTTCATAGAGGAGGCCGGAAGAGAGGATAACGAAGAAAATGACGATCAGGAGGAGGATGATAATGAAGAAGAAGGAAGTACTGTACAAGGAATGGCTAATGGCGGAATACCACAAAGATATAAAAATCTAGGATTTACTAAAGTAGGACAAAAAAGGCAATCCACAAGACCTGGTAAAAAGTGGATGGTGTTGGCTAAAAAAGGAGACCAATATAAAGTAGTCCACGGAGGCGCAAAAGGAATGTCTGATTTTACAAAACATAAAAACTTAAAAAGAAGAAAAAGATTCTGGGATAGAATGGGCGGAACGAACTCGTCAAAAGCAACAGATCCGTTCTCACCTCTATACTGGCATAAAAGATTTGGAACCTGGTAATAAAAATAAAATAATAAAAACTATAACAAATGAAGAATAAAAAATCAATAAGTTCTATCTTTCAACAAGGAGGAACACCTAAGAAAAAAGTATTATCTAGTGACGCTTTTATGCCTGCTAGTGAGTTCTATTATCAAATGGGCGGTTTAGCTTATTTATCTTTAGGTGACAGAGTTTTAAGAGCACAAAATGGTGTTTTGGCCTCTGCCGTAAATGCTCCGGCACCACCTATGACATATCAAGATTTACAAAATCAATTTCTCAGTCAGCCTGTTCTTAATGGCGGGATGTCCCCAGAAGCTGTAGCTGCTGCAAATTCTGCACCTCCTTTACAACCTATACCTCCAGATGTAGCTCCTTTTACGCCAGGGGTAACACCACAAGGATTTATTCAATTAGATCAAAAAGAAGGAGAGACTAGGTGGCAGTACAGATTTGATCCAGCTAACAATGTCTTCCAGGCTTTCGATACAAGAAGACCTGAAAAAGGGTGGATGGTTCCAGACGTTACTAAGGATAGTGGTAAAAAAGCAGATGAGGCAATTAGGGCTAGATATGGAGCAGATGCCGCAGCTGGAGCAGCAGCATTATCAGCAGAGATTCAGAACAGAGCAGCTGCATTACAACCAGTAGCAAAGATAGGAGGAGCAGGTATTGAAGCACCAACTTCATTAACTCCTAGAACTATAAACGTAGCAGGAAAGACAGTTACATTACCTTCAGGACCTTTATCTTCTGGTACAGCTCCAGCAGCCGCAGGGACAGCCCCAGCAGCAGGAGCAGCAGCCGCAGGTGCAGGAGCAGCCACTACACCATCAGTTGCAGCAGGTCAAACAGGAGCTAGTTATGAAGATTTAACTAGTCAATTTATGGGCAGATATGCAGAACCAGCTAGACCTAGAAATTGGCAAGGGACTCCTTATGAAGTACCAACTATTGGTACAGCTACTCCTACAGCACCAGTGCCAGGCGGATTTGTAACTGAGGATAATATGACTATTATGCCTATGAATCCAGAAGAAGCCGCAGCAGCAAGACAAGCAAGAGGTCCTGTAGAAGCACAGCCATTAGAGACAAGGCCGGTACAAAGATTCCCAGGAATGTATGATAGGACTAACAATCCAGCCGCTGATTTACAGCCAAGATACATACCTACTAAGAAACAAGTTAATGGTTTTGAAATAAACGCAGATAACAAAGGAGATCTTACCATCACAGATAAAAAAGGAGAAACGTTTAGAATTCCAGAAGAGTTAGGAGTATCCTCAGAAGATTTGGCGGTAATGACTCAAGAAGAATTACAAAATTTGATTGAGGAGTTTAAGTATATAATGTCTGATAAAGAACAGAAAAATTACTTTAACGTAAAGAACGATCAAAACACAGAAAGACCTGGAACAGTACCAGCAAATAGAAGGAATGTATTAAGAAGATACTCAGGAGCTGCACAAGCTGCGCCACAAAGAATGCAGGGTGGGTATACAAATCCTTATGATATTAATTATTTCCTTAATGGTGGAGTTCCAAGTATGCAATTAGGCGGTTTAGTATCTTCTATGGGTTCTATGTTATCTAATCCATCTATGGCTAATAGCTCATTTAATACAATGAACACTAACAGCCCAGTAGGCGGGACTATGTCTGGTTTTAATCCATCTACTTCTACTATACCCACATCTTATCAACAGGGTGGTATGCCAATGATGTCTGTAGATATGATGTCTGTAGAGAGAATTAACCCAGTTCAGGATTTCATCAAAAGCCCTTATAGAATAATGGACCCACTTTTTGAGAATTTCAGTAAAGGGGATTCTTATCCAGGAGTTAAATTAACTAAAGCATCTATGGATAGTTATTATAGTATGCCGGGTGTTAAAAAATATGGAAAATAATCTAACAAATGAATAATAAAAGAAATACAGGCACAGTAAGTCCTCTTGTTCAGAACATAATGCCAGTAGGCAATAAGAAAAAAATTACAGGATATATTCCTATTGAAAATCTTATTCCTATTCAAACTGAAAAAGATGAGCTTATTGTATTACCTACAAACGATGTAGTTAAGGTAAATGCCAAAAAAAGACATGGTAAAATGCCAGAAGACCAAGTGACAGACATAGTTCCCGATGGGAGCTATGTCCTTAGTCAATATGGTCAAGTTGACATTTACAAGGAAGAGGCGGACAATATGATTATAGAGACTGAAAACAAACCCTATAACTTATTTAGCCAAAATCCAGAACCAAAAGTAAAGACTTTAGGTGACATGATGGGTAAAAAGAAAATGAAACCAGCAGATTTAGCCAGAAAAATATTAGCTAAATATAAGACGGTAGATTTAGACGATCCTTTTACAGAGCAAACAAATAGGGCTAACAAATACACAGCCTCTAAATATTTACAAGCTATTGTTGCTTTATCTGAATTAGACAAAGAAAGGAAGGGATTAAATGCACAAGAGCAAGTAGATATGTTCCAAGGACAACCTGAAGCAATAGCTAGACAGGGCGGCCTTCTTGCTATTTTAAGAGCACAGAGCGGAGGTGAAATAGCTGCTATGGTCCCTGGGGCTATATCAGCTATTGGCAGTATTTGGTCTGATGTGGCGAATAGAAATTTATTAAAGAAAAATACTAGATCCTCTTTAGCTGATATACAATCTACTTATAACCAACAACAAGGTCTTGAGAATTTAGGTTTAGGTGCTAACTTAGCTGGATTTGCAATGCAAAACCCACAGGTAGAAGTAGCTAGAAGATCAGCAGGTATGGAGGCAGCAGCATTAAGAAATGCCAATTTAGGAAGACAAGAGGAGGATTATGCTGCGAGCAGAATGGCTGCCAATAGGCCAGATTATTCTTCTTTACCTCCACAAATAGCCGCACAATTAGCCGCACAAGATACAGCTAGAATGTACGAAACAATAAGCGGCTCTAATATCCAATCTGCAAGAGATAGGGCTAATAGAAACATACAAGCATCTAAATTACAACAAGATATTGCCAATGCAAATGAAGCAGCTAGAGTAGCAGAAGTTATGGGCACAAGACAGAATGTAGGATCTCTATGGGCAGGTATGTCCGGAGCTGTTAGCGGAAGTGTTGGTAATCAGCAAAATTTACTTTCAAATAAAGTACAATCTCAATTAGCGGCTAGAAACCAACAAGCCCAAGGTTTAATGCAATTAAACCAACAGGCGGCACAGAACGCTATGAATACAGCAGCATTATTCCAGCAAGGATATAATAGTTTGCAGAACCAAAGAGCGCAAGAAGAATTGCAACAAAGATTGGCTTACCAATTACCGACTACTCCTATGCCACAAACATTAAGCCCAATGGCTGGTGATTGTATTAAAATGCCTAATGGCGCATTGATAAATAAGTATACAGGTAAACCTTGTTAAAATAAAATAAATTAAAAATATGTTTGGGAATTCATTCTTAACTAGTAAGTATTTAAAGAAATTGCAGCAAGGGGGTGGGATATCCATCCCCGACCCTGCTAGATTTAGAACTCCAATACAGGGGATTAATCCTTCTGTGTTCAATTATGATATTAACACAAAGCCACTTGATGTAAACCCTATGTTGCAGGTTATGCAAACTAAGGATAGTATGGATATGGCTAGGGAAAAGGCAGCCTTAGAAAGGGAAAAACTAAAAGCTCAAGCTGATTTAGAAAAAAGTAAATTACAGCACCAGCAGAATAAGATGATGATGGATTTCATGGGTGATATGTTTAAAGTTACTGGAGATGCCTCTATGAGTTCTGCGGGAACTCCACTTTACGCAGGAAATGACCTAACTACGTCAAAAAGATATGCACCTATTTACCAGCAATGGCAAACAAAGGAGTCAGAGATAGTAACCGATATAGCTAAGAGTATGTCTGCCCCAGTTGGTAGTACTCAAGCTAGCACTGTTATTATGAATAAAATGTTGGAACTCCAAAGACACAGGCAGAATGCGCCTACAACAATGCAAATGGGTGCAGACCATAAAAGTATGGAAAATTTTTGGACTACTATGTCCGGAAATTCAAAAGATAAAAATAAAAAAATGAATGGCACTCTAGCTATGAGGGCCTTGAAACAAAGGGAAGAGTTTTTAAATGGTGTAGATAATGGTTACGAACTAGGCATGTCTGTCAATAATATACCTGGTTTAGTTTATGACAATGAATACGAGAGAAAGAAGTTAGACGATATTTACGCTCAAGTAAACAAACCTATCGAGCAAGAATTTATGGATTCAGGCGGTGGAGTTATAACTACTAAAAAAACTAAAAAAACATTAGACCCTAAGTTAGCATCTCAAGCTATTTTAGATAGAGTTTGGGGAGATGCGAGCCAAAGATCTTATTTATCTGATTTATATGGAATGGATTTATGGGATGTAGATCAAAACAATGAAGCCAGAGTTAAAGAATTGTTAAGAGATAAAATAGAGAAAACTATTCAGTACGATGATCAGTTATATGGTGGAGCTACTGGTGTAACTACAGATATATCAGCTCAAATACTTCCTACTAAAGATAAGACTGTCACTATGAATTATAATGTAGCTGGGGGTACTACAAAAAATATAAATAAAACTGTAACACCGTTAGATTCAGTTGAGCTGCCTAAGAATGTATCAACAAATACAGATGGATCTTATGACGTATCTGGAAATCCGGATACTCTTAAAAAGATAAAAGCTTATAGAGCTGCCAATAAGATTTCAAGTAACAATTATAAAAACGTTTCAGGAAAAGAATTAGCAGAAGCTCTATCTCCAGGAAGTACTGGCGGAACAACTGCTGCGCCTGCTGCACCAGGAACTTCTGGTTCAGCTACAGCTAAAACACCACAAGAACTAGCTAGAGAACAATTCCCTGGTATGTATAAACAGATGGAAGAAGTAGACAAGGGTGTAAAAACTGTCGAGACTAAGAAAAAGAAAGAAATACAAAATCTAAAAAATAAATACGGCTTATAATGAATGAAGATTTCTTAAAAGAGCTATATAATAGTTATGGTATATCTAAGAAAAACATCAGTTTTGATGAGTTTTCAAAAGATATGGCTAAACCTGATTTTCAAAAACTTTTTTACGATAGCAAAAAGTTTTCTGATAAAGGGATTTCTTTTGATGATTTTAAATTAGATATTTCTAATAAAGAAAAACCAATATCTTTTAGTGTTGAGGGTACTAGAGAGGCAATGGCCAATGTTGATGAAGCTATTAAAAATGTAAAAGTACCTACTAAACCTGTTTCAGAAACAGTAAAAGAGCAGAAGGGCACAGATGTGACCGGTATAAGGACTGATATAAATTGGGAACAAGGTACTACTAAAAATGTTATTGATCCTGAAAAAGCAAGAATAGAAGCAGCTAAAGTAGCAGCAGAAAAATCTAAGTCTACTGGAGAAATTATACCCGGATGGAAGAGGACTGTCGATTTCACAACAGGTGAAGTTACTGATGTAGTAGACGAAGAGAGAAGAAGTGCCTATTTAAAGACCCAAGAAGAAATAAAGAAGGCACAAGAAGCTACGCAACAACAATTTCAACCAGGATCTTATACTTATTTCCCAACAATCTCAGAACCAGATTTACCTGTTTACAATTTACAAAAAGCTTTAAAACCATATGAAGATGCTGTAGCTGAAGCTAATGGAGGTATTTTTCAGGACGCAAAATCTGCTTTTTATAAAGTTTTAGATATAACTAAACTGTCCAGCCCTTATGGGGGTAATATTTATAATCAGTACCAAATAGAACTTGCTGCGGATAGAAAAGAAAAATTACAAAAAGCTGAAGAACTAAGAGGTAAAATAATGTCTGAATTACCAGAGGAAGTAACAAATCCTTTGGATTTTGATTCTATATACCAATATGAAGCTAGTACGTCCACTACTAAAGAAGAAGCAGTCAATAAAACAAACGTCAAACTAAAAGACCATTCAAATAGGTTACGTTTAGTCGAAGATTATAATTATAAAAAACTCACCCCTCAACAACAGCAAGTAGCCGACTTACTAAAAAAAGGAGAAGATGTGGACGTGTCTTCTTTAGAGGGTTCCCCAGAGTTTGATAAATGGATGAGATCCGCCGATAACGTAAGTAAACAAAAAGAATTAGTAAAAAATAATATAGACAAATATACAGGAGTACAGCAGTATATTGGTAATATTCTTGGCGAACTTAAAAATAAAAACTATGACGATGATGTTATAGAGTCTAGCTTGGTGAATTCATTAGAAACCCTAAGACAACAAAAACCAGAGTGGTCTGATGAAATTAATGATGCCCAAAACTTTATTAGAGAAAAAACTGTAACAGAAGGTGATGCTTTAAGTGCAGCTGCTTCATGGGGGTTTAATACAGCTAATAAAATAGGAGATACATTTGGGGCGATGCTTAAAGGTGTTAAATCCACTTTTTATACAGAAAGTACAAGGAATCTAACAAGAGGGGATGTAGATCAAGTCGTTAGGGATGAATTTGGGAAAGACCTTAGAGATATGTTAGTTGGGGCTTCCTCTAAATATAATGCGCCTATTAGTAGTAATGTTGTAGAAAAAGGAAATTTAAAACTTATAATCGAAGATGGTAAAGTAGTTGATATAAGAAGGAAAGATGATTCAAAAATATTCTTTCCAACTAAATATGAGTTACAAGTAGCAGAGTCTTATAATCCAAAAGTAGATGGAGAGGGTGAAGTAGATTATAACTGGAAGTCTATTGGTAATACTACAGGCCAAGTTATCACTGATATGATACCTATGATAGCAGCATCAATGGCTAGTGGTGGGGCTACTTTGCCAACTATGCTAGGGGCTATGTCAACTACATATGGTTCGTATTACAATGAAGCATTACAAAGAACAGGAGATATGAAACAAGCCACGTTATACGCGGCTATTACTTCTCCATTAATAGGGTATGTAGAGTCTAAAGTTGGTAATTTAGAGGGTAAATTAGGAAGAGCTTTAACTGGAGCAGAAAAAGGGGCTATTGAACGATTAGCTTTAGAAGTAGGTGAAGAAGTTTCTTCTAAAGGTATTAAAAATTACGTAGAAGGAAGAGGCGTTTTAACCTACTTAAAAGAAAAAGTAGCCAGATCGCCCGAATTAATTGGGGATATAAAAGGTGAATTACTTGAAGAGTTCTCAAATTTCGGCACTGAAGCTGTTACAGCTGCCGCTACTGGTGTAGAAGGAGAACCTCTAACTATGGCTGAAGTAGAAGAAACAGCTATTATTACTACTTTAGTTTCTGGTCTTATGGGCGGAGCCCGTATTATGGCGGACAACGCTAAAGAGATCAATGAAATGCTTGGTTATGCAGCTCTCAATCAAGATAAGTTTGAAGAGGCTGGAGTTAAATGGGTTGAAGCAGGGAGAACTGAAGAAGAGAAAGCAAAAAGAAGAAAAGACTTTGAAGCAAAAAGAGTATCAGTTACAGAAGTAAAAGATACTTTAAATTACGTAAACGAAAATAACTTTTCAGAAAAAGATAAAGATGAATTATTTAATTTATCTTTAGAGAAAGCTAAACTTCTTTATAAGATGGCTTCTTCTGAAAGTGAGAAGACAAAAACTAATTTAGCTAAATCTATAGCCGAGATTGACAAGAGGATGGCGGGGTATACTCCAGGTGAAGGAGCTCCTGAAGCACCGCCTACACCTGAAGCCGCTATAGAAGAATCTAAAAAAGGATTTGTTACAGAAGAAGAGTTTAATACTTTAAAACAAAACGGAAGAATACCTTCTGATGTTACTTTTGACCAGTTTAAAGAACTTCCTTTAAATAAACAACAAGAGTACAGACAACCAAAACCTACAGTAACCGAAGCCCAGCAAACAGAATTAGATAAAATAAATAAAAGAGCTACCTCTATCCAACAAAGATTGGATGAGGATAAGGCATTAGAGGATGAAGGTGAAGAACCTATACTATCTAAAGAAGAAAGACAAAGACTAGAAACACAATTACAAACATTAAACCAACAAAGAGATGCCATTCAAAAGCAAAGCACAGCAGAGATATCTGTTCAGCCAGAACCCCAAACTGGCGAAGGAGTGGGCGGACAAGTACAACCAGAACCTCAAGTCACTCCCGGAGAAGGCCAAGTCGAAACCGAAGGCCAAGTCGAAGAGCAAGCTCAAGGGAAAATAGTAGATAAAAATTTTGATGAATCTCCTGACACTAAATCTTTTGTAGGTTCATATGTAGATTACCAAGGAGTGAGAGGTGTCTTGTTAGAAGATGGCCAAGGTAATATTATAGTGGACACTGGAGAGGGAGATGTCTTAGTTGAGGGGGCTTTGTCAGACATGACAAACAATGAATTAGGTCTCAGCAGAGCTGAAAGACCTGAAATAAATGAACAAGACATACAAAAAATAGAGCAAGATGTAACTGCTAATATAGATCCAACTGTTATACAAACAGATTTCGGCACCGGTAGGGTATTTTACGGGGGTAAAGAATTTAAGTATGAGTCTACTAATCTAGATAAAGACGGAAATGCTGTATCTATAAGTATGACAGATGCTGATGGCAATAAGAAGACCATACGTAATAAACAAGCGGTTGAAGAAATAGAACTTCAAAAAATGATTTTTGAAGACTTACTAAACAATAATAAAATAACATTAGACAATGAGTTCGCAAAACAATTCCAAGCCCAAGCAACAGACCTTGGGATCAAACCCACGATTACAGCTCCCCAAAGAGGTCAGAGACGTGTTGAACCAGTACAGCAAGGAAGACCAACTGAAAGTGTTAAAGGCGATGAAACAAAACCAGAATTTGTAAAAAGAACTCCTGGGGTCATAAAAGGTTTTGAGGTAAAGAAAAAAGACGGAACAACTTTACCTCCATCTAATTATACAAAAGATTCAAAGACTGGCAAATGGAGGAGGATAAATGAGACAGGCAAGCCTACAGCAGTAAATACTCAGCAAATGATTCAGCAATTGGAAGCTGAGGAAAAAAGATTAACAAAAGAAGAACAAAAAGCTATAGCTGAGGCCAAAAAAAGAATACCTGTTGAGATAAAAGGATTTGAAGTAAAGAAAGCCAATGGTACAACTGTGCCAGCCTCTGATTACGTAAAAGACCCTAACACCGGAAAGTGGAAAAGGATAAATGAACAAGGTAAACCTATAGCTGTATCCAGCCAACCAATGATAAAACAATTGGAGGCGGAAGAAAAAAGATTAGCACAAGAAGAACAAATGGCTGCCGAACAAAAGGCAAAGCCAAAGGCGGAGCCTACGCCAGCCACACAGCCGGCAAAAGCAGCTCCAGTTATAACAGTAAAAGCACCTGCAATAGAAGTTACGCCACAACCAGAAGCTAAAGGGGAGGGGGTAGAAAAAACTGCACAAAAGGCAGAAACGAAACCAGAAACCGCTACTACGAAACCTACACCAGAAGCCAAAACTCCAGAACCCGCTGCTGCAACAGAAACACCTACACCAGAAGCTCCTCCTAAACCGCAAGGCAAGGTTGGGGCTAACGGCGTTCCACAAATATTTTTCTCTATGCCTGGCGTTAAAGCGGTAGGGTTTGATATTTTTGGGAAGTTTTATAATGTTGTATCAAACTCATTTAGACCAAAGATAATGGTGGATATAAACGGAACAATTATTCCATTTTATATGACTACTGGATTTGGCGGAAAGAGTACACCTCCTGGATGGTATCCAATTTGGGGTTTTGGGGAAGACGGTTGGTTTAATAAAACCGTGGATTCAGAGATTATGGATTTCTATTCTAAGTATATTGGAAGGGAAAATGCGGACTTGTTAAAATCTATCGCAGATGAGTTAAATAATTTCTATGGAGTAGATCCTTTTTTTATTTCTATCGATTATGATAGAGATTCTAATTTACCTAAAGTAGAAGCTGAGGAGAAATTTGAAAAAGAAGTTAATAAGCTTGTAAATTCTAAGTTACCTATCAAACCAATACTCCAAAAATCTGGAGACATAAAGACATTAAGTAAAAATATAAAAACACTTGGAGATAATTTATCTAAGAGTGTAGAAGGTATTAAGAAACAACAGCAAGAAGAGAAAGCTAGGCAAGAGGCACAAAGAAAAGCCGAAGAGCAGAAAAGAGTTGAAGAGCAGAGAAAGGCGGAGGAACAGAAAAAAGCTGAAGCTGAAAGACAAAAAGCTGCCGAAGAAAAAGCTAAAAAAGAAGCAGAAAAACCTGCTCCAAAGAAAGAAGAGCCTGCTAAAAAAGCAGTAGAAGAAGAAGTAGATTTAGAAGAGCCAGCTACAGAAGAAGAGATTGCTGCTTTTGAAGAAGAGATGAAGATGCTTGAATCTGAATTAGCTGAAGCTTTGGCAAAAGGTTTCCAGGATGGTTTTAGTGTTAGTAATAAATCACAAATAGCTGCGGCTGAATCAGTAACTACTACAAAGGAAAATAAAGATACTGTATTAGCTTCAAAAAGATTAATACGGGTATTGAAGTCTGTATTCCCTAATATGGATATTTTCTTACATACAGACGAAGAGTCCTACAATAGGAAAATGGAAGAACTTGGGGGAAGACCTGATTCTGGTGGTAATTTCTTTTACGCTAAAAGCCCAGATGGCAAAGTAACTAGGGGGCGGATAGATATAAATCTTAATTCGGCCAGCCCAGTTACTGTAGCGCACGAAGTATCCCACGCTATCTTATTAAAGACTTTTGGGGATAACCCTGTTTTATTTAAAAAATTCCGGGACAATATTGGAAAAATCTTATTAAATGAAGCTAATCAAAAATTAATAGTTAGAGATAGATACGGAAGATCAGTAAGCTGGGCTAGTGCGTTAGATAGTTTTGAAGCTATGTATAAAGGCCAAGAAGTGGCCCCTGAAGAATACTTAGTACAATTAACTGCATTCTTATCTGAGAGTGGTAACGCGTTAACGATAGCTAGAAAAGCACCTTCTATCTTAGAAAAGATAGTTAGGACTATAAACAGTTTAATATCTACAGCTACTAATGGTAAGTTTTCTCCATTTAAAAATTTTAAGGCTTCAGAACAAGAACAATTAGAAAATTTAGTTGATTTCTTTAATTCAATTGGTAAGACTTTATCCACAGGAGGAGAAATAACAGCCGACCAGATTGCGGAAGCAGCAACTCTTAATGATCTTTTATATCCAAAGGGGGACTATATAGGAAATAAATCTTCTGTTTTTGTACCGAATTCCGGCGGGCCTGGCATAGTAGAGAATGTAGATGCGGATGCTTTGGCAATTATGAATTCTTATGAGTTTTTAAATAAAGCTTTAGATTTAGATAAAAAGAATACAGTAGATATTGATATCGATGTTGATGAATTAAATAGCAGACTTGATACTCCGCTTAAAAAAGTAAAGTGGAGTGACTTCAAAGGTATGCCATTTATATTTACTATATCAGACCAATTAACTACAGGAGACGTTACTAACCCAATTACAAATAAAGTTATAGATAACTTAAAGGGGGGATTAGGTTTTAATGGCACAAATGGAAATACTAATAGTGCCTGGGCCAATATGGGTGATGTAGAGGCCACCAATACGATTGACAAAGCCACCACCATTTACGAGAATAATAAAGAATTATTCCAAAAACTATGGAAGGACGGATCACTCCCTAATGGCCATATCCCTATGGCAGTTGTAAAAATGGGGGAAGCATCTATTACTTCAAATGAAGCTGTTTTCAGGGTAGGTCTTGAAAATATAAAAACATTGCCGTTAGAAAATAGGCAAAAAGCTGTTAAGGTTCTAAAAGAAAGCCTTAATGAAAAAATAAATACTTTAAAAGAAGATATAGCTCGTGGTGTTTCTAAAGATAAAAAACCTAAAGTCTATTCAGACAATACTATAGATGGTAAGAAGAAGAAGATAAGTGCATATAATGAAATATTAAAAAAGATAAACCAAAATAAATACACTGATATTGCGGATATCATAAAAAATATTTCTAAATTCTCTTTACCTCAAAGAGTTCTAATAGGAGGTGAAGTCTTTTTTGGATCGAGTCCTACTAAGCCAGGGGCGAAACCGGTTAAACCTAATAAACCAGATACGCCAGTAACTTTGGCTTTACTTGGTGACAATAACCCAGCCCTTCTTCATATTGGACCTATTACTGATTTGATCACAGAAAAAGCTATAAAAGATGTACCATCAAATCATGTGATAGCTGTAGTAGGTGTTGATGTCCTAAACCCAGAGATAACCACAACAACGCATCCAAACTATGAGAAAGGAGTTAAGGGTGTGTCTATTGGTGTTTTAGATAAACCAATACACATGCTAGATGCTTTTGGGGAAGCTTATGGGAATGCTATGGCATTAGCTGCTAAAAAGGAGGCAGAAAAATCTGAAACAGATACTAAAGCCCTTATATCTCAAGCAGTCCCTGTCCAGGCTGGTCTGCCTAATGCAGTTTTAAAAGGGGCAGTAGCTACGAATAAGGTAGATGCAATAGATAAGTTAAACGGATTTTTAAGACAGGCTTTCCCAACCACTAGCTTCTTTACTACACAAGAGGCTTGGGATGCTGTTATGGAGAATGGATCGATAGACAAGAAGTCTGTTGATGGTAATGTCCTTTATGGGTTTACTGCTAATGGGAATGTTTATATCAACCCAGATATAAAAACAGCTAAAGCTCCTTTACACGAAGTAGGACACTTATGGGTTAATTTTGTTAAGGATACAAACCCGGCTCTTTATGAGAAAGGATTGGCATTAACAGAAGGTACTGCCGAGTTAGCCACAGAGATGGAAAAATATGGGGACACAAATCTAGCTAGAGAAGAAGCTTTAGTTAAATTGATGTCTACCAAAGGTGAGACCATTGTAAATACAGCCCAGAAGGCTGAGTTTAAAGAATGGTTGTTATCTATGTGGAAGTATGTGAAGGATAATTTTAAATCTTTATTAGATATTCCAGCCGACCAAGTTGAAGACATTACTTTAGACCAGTTCTTAAAGGGGATGTTGGCAGATGTACTTGGTGGAAAAGAGTTAGTTCCGCCTAAAAAAGCTAAAAAAACTAAAGGTACTAAAGAGATTACAGTAAATAAATCTTCGAGGGAAGATGTTAAGAAGGCTATAGAAGATATTGCTTTAGTTGATAAAGACATAGTGGCTAATGCGGCTTCAAAAGTGTTTAAAGATCCTGGTTACCATAGGGGCATTTTAGGTAAAAAATCAGATTTCACCGATAGATCTTATCATGGTGAGATGCCTTATACTGGATATTATTTTGTATCCGACCCTAAAGAAGTTGTTCTAGGTCAATCTAGATGGGGAGACCCAAGGGCTTTTAGAATTGTAGATTTTTCTAAATATAACTTAGTTAAATTCACTGGGGCGGAAGAATATTTTTCTTTAAAAATAGCTTTGAAGAGTTTAGCGGTAGATCTGTTAAGAGGTGAGATTAAAATTGAGGAGGCGTTAAAAAATTTCCTTGAAAAACCATATACCTCTTTACCTAATTCTGTAGTAAGAGCTATACGAGATTACGATGGTAACAAACTTCAAAAACAAGATCTTTCAAGAGAGAAGTTTCAATTAGAAGAAAGATTAAACACAGTTCGTAGTAATAAAGAGTTTGATGAGATAAGCAATAGAATAAACGAGATAAATTCGGAAATATCTAAGATAGGTAAAAAACCATTTAGCGAGGCTTTGGGTGGTGTATTAGATGAATACGAAAAGCAAAGAAGTGCCCCACAAAAATCAGAAGAAGATCCTCCAGGAAGGGCTGAAAGGCTAGAAACTTTAATACTAAAAGAGTTAGGTTTTGAGGGTATAGATGCCAGACGTGTAAAAGCTGAGAATGGGCTAAAATCTCCAGATGATTTTTCACATGGGTCTACTATATTTGATTTAAAGCCTGGTACTGCCACATCATTACATGATGCTTATGTAGATGCTAAAGAGAATAACACTAACCCAGAGCTAGTACAAGCTATGGATGATATGTTAGACCAAGAACGTGAAATAATTGTAAATAAATCCTCTAAAATACCCGGACCCGCTAGAATTGATAGGGAACTTCCAACTCCAAATAAAGAAAGAATTACAAATGCAACTGAGAATTTGCAGAAAAAATTCAGAAGGGATGGGGTTCGTTTAACCGAAAAAGAGGGAATGGAGATAGTTAAAGAATTATCTTCTTGGAAAGATTGGTATGAAGGTATAGCAGCTAAAGTGCAAGAAGCTTTTGGTGAATACTCTGCTGATTACATGATGTTTATGTTTGGATCCGCTGTAGCTGCGAATAGCGCATCTACTATTGGCACATCTTTAAATAATCTGCAAAGATTATATGAAGGACAAGATATAAAAGGTTTGCCTATAATGAAAAGAAATATTTATGAAATTCTTTCTAACTTGCCTGTCACAAGTGATAAGATAAGAAACTTCATAGCCGCCGGATTAGGCGATAAAAACGCCATACCTGTAGATATGCATGTTTGGAGTTTTATAAATTCATTTCCTACTTTAAAAACACCAAGTAAAAAAAATTTTGAAAAAGCTAAAGAGTTTGTTAGAAGTATTGCAGATGGTCTTAAATGGGACCCAAGAGAAGTGCAAGCAGCTATGTGGGCAGCTAACATGCTTAGATTAGGATTAGAACCAGACACTTATGAAGAATACATCCAAAGAAAAGTTGAGCGAGGACTCAAAGATCAGATCCAAAAATGGCGCGAAAAAGGTTATAAGCCAATTTTTGAAGTTCGTGAAGTCGGAGGGAAGTTAGAAACTTCCTTTATAGACGAAGTTAAGATTGACGCTTTGCAAAAATTAGAAGAGACTAATAGAAAAATAAGTAATAAAAAAGAAGAAATTACAGTAAGTAAATCTTCAAAAACCCAAAAGACAAAATTTGATCCTAGGGATAGAGGCCAAATGCTGGAAGACGAGTTCCTTAAAACAAAGGAAACTCTTATAAAAATGATCAGCGCCAGCTATAGAAATTCCATTAGTAAGGGTAAGAAATTTACCGAAGAAGACTTCAAGAAAATCCTAGATAAGTTTAATATTTCTATAGATGATAGTGGCATAGAGTTGTTGTTTAAGAGGGCTGTTAGATATAACTCTTATCCTAGAACAATCCAAAGAATTATTCTTACCCCTTCCATCCCCGACAATGTTAAAGATGCTTTATTAGATAACGCTAAACCAAAAGAAGTTATTACTGATGAGCACGTTGAAATCTTAGCAGATGCAATAGTAGCACCAGGAAGGGAGGCAGAAACTAATGAAGAAGCAGTAGAAATCTTTGATAACTTACAAAAAGATTTGATTGATTCTTTAGCCAGGGAGTTAACAAACATAAGAGATGGGGCCCAGAGCCAGATTACTTACGAGATTAGGGCGTTGAAGAAAATTGCCCAAAGTCTTATTGAGATGGGAGATGTGAAGAGATCCGCAGATGTACTGGCGAAGATTACTTCTTTAGGTTCTTTATTTGGTAAGGAGCTTAGGGAGATTGGTTTGAACTCAATGGATGCAGTTTATATTGTCCACTTATCTAGGGAATCCGATGAGAATAGAGAAGAAGTTTTAAATGCCCCGGCTAAAGGGTATGAAAAAACAACTAATAGAGAAAGGATCGATAGCCAAAACAAAGCAGCAGAAGAAGCTTTAAAAGAAGGTGTTAGCGAAAGAAAAAAAGAAACGGCTAAAAAAGTACAAGAGAAATACGATAAGAGGACTAGTACAGAGAAAGTAAAAGAGGCTACCGAAGAAAGAGAGACTGCGCATGCTGCCGAAAAGAAAAAAGGACTTTTTGATAAGATAGTTGGGTCAGTTAAAGATTTCTTTGGTGTTAGCAAATCTTCTTTAAATAAAAAGAATCCTCTTGCAGATACAGCCGGGAAAACTATTCCAGCAGCCCAGTTGGCACAGGTTGCCAAGGACTATTTTATGTATGCCTTTTATAACAATAATGGTAACACACAAAAAGCCCGCGAAGAATTTTTAAGTAAAAAAGAATTAAAAGGGGCGCACGGAGACATAGACCAGATCATAGGCAGTTTAGTTAGTGATGGTACATTGGATACGGCTACAAGAGAATTAGCCCAAGCCAAGATATTAGAAGCTCTACAGGAAGTACAAACTCCAAGCAATGTAAGAAAGCTTAGTCCTGCGCAATTAATTGCCATGAGGGTAAAAGCAATTGATAAGAGAAATGAAAAGGCTAAACCTAAAAGGAAAACTTTAGAACAAAAGATCGCAGAGAATGATGTAGATATAGAAACATTAACTGAACTTAGGAATGCTATTAATGCTGAATTAATGCAGTTGCCGGCCAATAAGAAAGAAGAAGTATTGGCAAGGGTAGATGATATTTTAGTTAACCTAAGAGCCGAAAAATTAAAGAATAGGGCTACACCATGGATAACTAAAGCTAAGATTAGGGAAGACTTCAAAAGAGGTTTATCTTCTTTAGGAGAAACTGTTGAAGACCTAATGGATGATCTATCTAAAATAGATGTCTATACTAATTCTATTGCCCAGGAGTTTATACAAAGAACAGGTATGACTGCCGAAGAGGCAGCGCCATTCGTAAAGATTATAGAAGATGAAATTAAAAACATAGTAGATACTAAGGTCAAAGCTGCTTTAGAAAAAGAATACTTAGATTCTTTACAAGGAAACAGAGACGACTTAGTTAATGCTGCCGAAGAGTACGCCCAAAAAGCTTCAGATTTTGAAGCAGAAGCAGATAAACTACGTAATAAAACTAAGACACCTGAAGAAGTTGAAAGGTTAAAGACAGCACAAAGAGAAGCAGCAAGATACAAAAAACTTGCAGCTAGAGCTAAGTCAAGGTTAAAAACATTTGACGAAAAAGCTGCCAAGCGTTTAAAAAGTGGAGATTTCTACCAGATTTTAAAGACTATTACGCAAGGTGGATTAACACAAGAAACCGTAGTAAATGCTTTAGCTAATTCTTTAAGAGTAGAGGTAATCTCTAAAGAGCAACTAAACCATATTGAGATTCTATCTGAAAAGATAAGGAATGCAACTATGGCTAAGAATTCTGTGGACGAGGAAAAAGCTATAACTGAATTAAAGAAATACCTATACGGAATAAGTAATGTATCTTTCTTAGATATTTTTAAACGTATGTGGGAATCTTTTATGTACGGTAATATGCTTTCTAGCCCACGAACAGCAGAGGTTGCTTTCTTTTCTGGTACGATAGGTTTAATTAGAGATGTTATTGCAAATTTCTTCCAAGCTTTAGCTGTAGATATATTAAATTTTTCACCTATTACCATAGGCAAGGATGGGATTAAAACAAGACGAGTAAAACCTGATTTTAGAAATTTAAGAACATTAGGTAATGCATTATTAGATATAGTTGGTAGTAATAATATTTTTTCTTTTTCTACATTCTTTGAGGTATTAAAAGGTGCCGAAGGTATTTCTATACAGCAGATGGATGTCTCTGGTAAGACTAAAGATAGATTATCTAATTCTTTAGCTGAAATAGATAAGGCGGATGTTGCTATAGATAGGATAAAACAAGATCCTAATTGGAAAATAAAGCCTAATAAAATAGCTGCTGTAGGAGCTTTAGAGGCTTTCAAATTACAACAAAGGATAGCTAGATTACTTGTTGCTATGGACTATGCCGCTAGAAGTGCAGCCATACCTTACGCAATAAGAATGACCACTGCCCAAATAGCTACGGAGTCTTTGCCGATTAGTGCTACCTATAAAGATATTTATAATAAGACAAATGAAATTATAAATAGAGGTGAAGCAAAAGCAATAGCAGAAGCGAAAGCAGCCGAGATGGCAGCATTAGGTAAGAACTTTGATGAGAAAAGGTATGAGAAGAAAGTAGCTACAAGTGAGGCTGTATTACCAGCCGAGGTGCAAAGAAGAGTTAAAGAGTATGCAGATAGATTAGCCTGGACGGGTAGAATATTTGGTTACTCGGGTTGGATGGCCAACAAGTTAAATGGGGCGTTTGAAAAATTTAATGGAGAACCTATTTTACCAAATGACTCACTCCCAACTACTTTAAGAAAATTAGCTATACAAATACCTCTTACCGCAGTTAAAATGGTGGCAATACCATTCCCAGGAGTATTATTTAGAGGTATGCAGTCTGTAAAAAATGCTACTATTTTAGGTCTTTTCCAGAGGAAAGTCGTAAAAGGACTTGACGGGAAATACACCCAAGGAAAAGGATGGCCGTTGCAATTCTTTAAAGAACATAGATTATATAATAGTGCAGGAAATGTAGATGAAGTAATCAAAGCTTCTAACTGGGAAGTAGCATCGAGAATAGCTTGGTCAACTGTCCCATCTGTAATGGCTTGGGCTTTATTTCAAGCTATGTTTACTTTTGATTTTGAAGACGATGAAGAAGAAAAAGAGTACAATGAGATGGGTTATTTTAATCCTCTTAAATTTGGTGCATTTTTTGAAAATGGAGCTACTATTAAGCTAAAATCTGATAGCGATTGGTTAATTACTGGAGAGTATGATTCTGATATGGAGGCAGTATTCAGAGGTAAAGGTTTACAGTATTTCCCTAATGCCATTTACTATAAAGGTAAGAAACTTCCTATTGTTGGTGGGTATAAAGATATGCCTTGGGGTATATTCTTTTCCGGGCTGGCGGCAGTGCAAGAAAGAGAACTTTATGCAGAAAAAGTAAAAGGGTCAAGTGATGCTACCAGAGATCCTTTAACTACTAGTGATGTCTTTAAAATTATGGCGCTAAGTGGTGTAGGATTCCTTAGTGAATTTGGTTTGACTGGAGCTTTAGAACAACTATCCTTTATTACTGGAATATTTTCAGGAGAAGTTGATGACAAAGTTTTCCAAAAAGCACAAAAAAATTTAGTAAGAACAAACATACCTGCTGTTGGTTTCGCCACTTGGTCAGCTAATCTCAAAGGAATGTACAAAGATGATGACAAAAGAAAAGGCATAGGTGTATTATCCGGAGCTATGGCGAATGCCTATGTGTTTGACGACTTCATTGATACATACGACTTCGACGCTTTAGGTAAAAGAATACCTTACCAAGAAAGTCCTTATCCTATTTTAGGCTCTGTTGAAAGGGCTGTGGCTTCTATAAATAATTCTAATTATTCTTTATTAACTAATTCAACTTTTAAAGACCGCCAAACTAAAGCAGATATAATTAGATCTAAATACTCAGACTTCGCTACCTTAATTAGAAAGCAAAGCCCGAAAGATGTCTTAAAGAGTGAGAGAACTATTGTGGAGACTTTTGACGATCAGTCTAATTATGATATGGCCTTAGCTGCCGCTACCTCAAAAGGAGAAATGTTGGATACGTACTATGAATACTTAGATGGATTAGAGAGAGGAGACTTCTCTAAAAGGCTTAGAGAAATAAACAATATAGGAAACGATCACGCCTTCTGTTCTAAAGTCTTAACTGTATTAGAAAATAATGCCGATAAGATAATGAATGAAACAGGACTTTCCATCCAAGATATTGTCTCTAAAATAGGAATTAGACCAAAGAGTAAAATTGGATTAACTAATGTGCAGGATAAAAACAGCAAAGGAGAATTCAAATATGATGCCAATGGAAATCCTGTAATGGTACCTGGATACTTTAAAAGATCAAAGCTAGTAGAATTGCTTTATGAATATGACATAAAAGTTACTAGCGATGGCCAATTAAAATTCAACCAAAAATACCAAGATACTTACGACAGGGAAGAGTTTGAGGATTATATGAATTCACAAGCTGGAGATGTAGAGTCAGAGTAAACAATATGGCTAAAACAAAAAAGCCCCACCCCTAATTAAAGGAGTGGGGCTTTTTTTATTTACAGTCCTATGAATAACAATTCTATTTGTTTTACCCAACCCTCATCTGTCATATATGGGCCGGGGAAACCGCGAGATTCTAATTCCTCTTCAAACATTCTTAAATAATTCCTATTGTATTTCCTTTTCCCAGCATTGGCTTCATACAGCATAGTTTGCAAATGATCCGTATCTAGGTCACAAATAAATCTAAAGATCGGTTCGTCCAATTTAGTTAAGTCTTTATTCAGAAAAGATAACCACCCATGTGATTCTCTTTCAGTCCTGCCAAGCTTCATTAAAATATCTGACTCCTCTAAGATATACAAAGGCTCGAAGTAATCACCACCAATACCCATGTTATAAAGCAATTGTCCGAATCTCAAATCAGGAGATTCTAACCAAGTGCCCTCGATTATTGGCAACATTTCAGTAATCTTCTTTTCCATTTTAACTAAATCAATTATCTCCTTATTGTACTGTTCATTTGGCAATCCCACTAGCTTACTAATATCCAATACTTCTAGGAAAGGTTTTATTCTATAATGTGGTCTCATACCCAAAAAATTTATGATTATCTGTTGTGTGAATTAATTTAGTATTTCTTTTTAACCTACTAATGAAGGTTCTGTCGGTGGCGGTTTTAAAATTATAGAAAAAAAGAACATCACAATCCCTTCCTATATTATCAAACAACCTAACCGCAATACTATCGGAGAACTCAGTCCTCATAAACCTACCATTAATACCATCATACTGCCCACGCTGGAAAACTACATCATGTACGCAATCTGGAAACCTATTATGCTCTATCCTATTAAGAACAGTGCTGCCTACTAAATAAGCGTCTATAGTGTCATTAGGTGCACTTTCAGCGTTAATGATACATGAGAGTAACTTCTCTTCATTTGTAAGCCCCATATCGATTGTAATAGGCTTATACTCAACCTTATTGATAGGATATATCAACAGCAAAAAAATAGCGACCAAATGGGCCGCTAATGCAATGATAAGTAAGAATAAATAATTATTTATATTTTTCATATCTTTTTTTTATTTCAGCTATTTCTTTTTTTACTTCTTGAATAGCCAGGATCAAATACTTCTCTGTATCTTTTCTTTCTTCTGATGTCATGGCTTTAATTTTTCATCTAAAAATTCTCTTAATTTTTCTTTCCCATTCATGCTTGTTAAAAATAAAACAAGGTCTCCCAATAAGGACATATCCCATACTGATTCAGGTACAAAAATATACCTCTTATACATTTTTGTGTCTTTATACTTAATCCACATAATTAAACATTTTCTAATTGTAATTCTAATTCTTTAATCAACTCTTCAAACGGACCTTCATCCAAGGGCCTAAACCTATACGCAGCAAAACCTCTATAAGGAGTTCCCAGTTCGGTAAGGTTTATTTCCTCTAACACGAAAAGGGGAACTCCATTCATATCGCTAAGTACGCTAATAACTGTATAGGCATTACCTTTTTTAACCCAATGTGTCGTTGGTATCTCATTGGGCCTAGCATTGTCGTTTACGCACTCAACCAACATTTTAACCTAGTGAATTAGCTAATTCATTAAGAGCTTCTTGGTCGGGAAAGAAATTAGAATCAAGAGTATTCAAATCTAATTCATGCACACCAACACCAGAATAACTAAGAAGAAGACCTGCATTATTCTTAGTCCAAATAGCTTCCAGGTTTTTACTTTCATTTTCCTGTATATCTTTAAGGCACTCTTCCGCAACTTGGCTGTGCATCTTAGCAATAACTTTAGCTACCTTTTCTGCTTTCTCGTAAGAATCAAAAACTCCTACAAGGCCCAGATCAATACCATTATCATCTTCTTCTCCAGGTCTTAAACTTACAATAAAAACTTTACTCATAATTTTAATTTGTCTTAGTGCACTGCGGAATAACTATCTCCAACTTTTGGGTCAACTGCCATAGTGACATTTAACTTCAACTTTTCGTTAGCCAAAGCCACAGCTTTTTTAAAAATTTTAAATGTTTCCTGCTCCTTATCTGCCGGAGCGTAGCATAAAATCTCATCATGCATTTGAAGTCTTATTTTAAGTCCAAGTAACCTACAGTACATAATAAAGACATCCATAAAGTAAGTGGATAAATTTTGGTTCAAAGCACTAAACCTATCCTTGTCATTTCTTAACTCTAACCAAAAGCCAGATACTGGACTTTTAATCCATGAGCATTCAAAGGCATCCTTAACCTCTGAATTATTTTCTACTTCCAATACCGCCCAGTTCCTTTCCCAATAGGCTTTAATAAAGCCCTTACATGTGTATTCAGGGAATCCTGTATTTCTTGATAGCGTAGTGGCCCCGCACTTATAAAGAACTGAGAAGTTAATTACTTTGGCAACCTTTCGTTGCTTGCCATGATCCTCCTCTCCTTTTTTGTGTGCAGCAGCTTGCTCTTGAGTGAGTAGGCTAGTCCTTACTGCCATATCTAAGTGGGCATCAAAGTCTGGCGAACTCATCTCTTCTACGTACTTAGGGTCATAAGGTTTTATGAAATGATCCCTTGTCTTTGCCTCTGAGGAAACTACGTCAACCCCAAAAACTACATGGTCATCAGGTGCTATAAATAACCCCCTAATTTCTTTACCCCATGGTTTGTCCACGCCTGGAAGATTTACAACCTTACCATGCTTCATTCTATGTGTGCTAGTTAGCCCAACTAATTCTTGGGACAGCCATCCATTTTTTGAATCTCTAAGGAAACCTTCTACTTGTGCTATCCTATGATTTAAAACACCTAATCCTTCAAGTTCTGAAATCTCTGGGTGTTTTTCGGATAGAACTAAAACAGAATTGCATAACTCTTTATTGTCTTTAATAATTTGAGGTATCTGTTTTATAGTGCCAGTTTCTTTATTCCTTACAAATTTGTGGGTGGCCGGCTGCCATCCTAAATTAGTTAACCAATCTTTTATCTGTGTGGTGGATGATGGATTAGGTTCTTTATAAGATTTAATGTAAACTACAGGTCCGTTTGTTTCTTCAGGTAGTTTAGCCCTTCTTAAAAAATCATACCAATCTTTTCCGGAAGCCGATAAAGAACCATCTTTTTTGTAAAGAATTTTTGGTTTAATTTTATTAGCCAAGATCTTTACTTTTGGCATGACTTGTTTTAGTTTCTCTAATTTCTCATCCCTCTTCACACACATATCTACAAGTATATCCTGGGCTTTGTTTATATCAATCCTACAAGGATTCATTATCTGCTCAAAAGCACAGGATGCTTTGAATGACATATATTTTAGAAGATCGCCCAATGATTTCTCATCCCCATCGTATAAAACTTCAAGACGTGATTTGATGCGCATGTAAAGATTTGAATTTATCTTTACGTCTGTCTCACATCTGTTAGTGTATTCTTCTCTACTTAAATTACTCCAATCACTTATCTTAACTTTCTCAACCCCAAAGTCTACACCGAAAGATTCCAAAGAATATTCATTTCTTTTCGGGAAAATATAATGAGATAAAAAAAGAGTGTCATAAAAAGGAAAGTCGATTTCAACACCGACTATCCTTTCAAGAACAGCTAAGTCATAATTACTGATAAAGTGGCCGATAAATATAGCATCAGTCTGTTTAAAGAAGTTTACTATATCAGAATACTCATACAACGATCTTACCTTCCATTCACCGACTATAGTGTAACTTAAACAGTGAACTTTTGTTACATCATTTAAAAGAGCATCAGCCTCTATGTCGAATATTATTTCTTTAGCCATAATTTAGTTAATCTACGATAGCATAATCGATAAGCATCTCAGCTATTGTAAGAACATCATTGACTGCACCTTCAGAATCGACTGACCCATCCGGCTTTACCCAACGGCCCTTTGGGGAGGCTATAGAGAGTATTTCTATAGCAGCCTTAATCGAACTCTGTCTAACAATAGAAAGTTGCCTACGTTCGTCCGGAGAGTACTGTACGACCTTATTTAGCCCTACAAAGAAAGTACCTTTACCTTCAACTTCTTTTGTGTCCGAATACTGGATTAGAGTGCCGGGCTTTAAAGAAGATAAATTCTTTCTAGAATCAGAGAAGTGAAAGCCTACTACTTCGTCTTCAGTCTCTACCTCCATGTAGAAAGTATTATTATTTCCTACCGATATAGATCCAACTCTTTTAATTTTTGTGGTAACCATGTCTTTAATTTTTGTTAATCCGTTAATTTTTTCTCGACCAGCAAATACTTTGGTATCAATGTATCTTACTTTACTTCCTTTTGTAAAGGAGGAGAGGGCCTCCCTGTCATTTGGGTAATACCCTCTCGTTCCATCTTCTAACTCTAAATCAACGTAAGCATAACCGTGATCATCGGTTTTTATTTTACTTACTTTTTTGATTTTGGTTTCCTTCATCTTAGAAAGGTAAATCTCCGTCTAAGAATTCATCAGAAGGAATAAAGTCTTCAACTGTCTTTTCTGGTCTTGGAGCAGTTGCCTTTTTGAGTTTTCTCTCGTTGAAGATATTGTTAACAACACCTTCAAAGAATTTAAGTTGGTCTGTGTCATCGTAGACTTTCTCTCCTTTGACTACCAACTCTTTTAACTCAGGTCTGCCTTGTGGGTTATCTTTAGAGTATTTAAACCTAACCCACTCCCAAGAACCATTGTCATCTTTGTGATGCATCCAAATGGCAGTATTCTTTACAGTCTTACCATTCTTCTCCTCTTCCTTATAAGAACAAGAGATACGGATAGGTCTATCCAAGTTTACATTCTCTACTTGATTCAAGAAGCTTTTAGAATAGCCGGATGAATACTTAAAAGTAATGATGTAAACTTCGTCTCCATCTGTTACTTTAACTACCCATCTTTTTCCGTAATCACTGTCTTCAGAATAGACATCACTCAAAAACCCTTCAACGTGATCGAACTCTTTAACGTACTTGGTTACCTTCTTTCCGTCTGAAGTCTCCACGTTTCTTTCAATAAATCCTTCGCGCTTTTCTTTAACGCCCCACTCAAATTTCCCGTTCACGGGCTTTAACCAATAGGTCTTACTTTCTGATCTGTTACCTAGTGCCATAATAATTGAAATTTTAATTAATGATACAAATATAAGGATAATAAATAAACAAAAACTATATTAACAAAAATTTAACTATCGAAATCAATAACGACAATCTTCTCTTCATTGAACACAGGCTTTTGTTTAGTTGTATTTTGTGACAAAGATTCTTTAGGTCTTTGGTCCTCTTCTATTACTTTAATAAATAAATCTTTTGTGCCGAAGCCATCAGCGAATCTGTTCTTTAGTATTTCAATAAAGACCCGGCCATAAGTTAAAAAAGAAACCTTAGTACCAGACTTATTAAAATCTCCATAATGTTCAGCAAGATGATCGTAGTAATAAGGAGATACAAGTCTGTATTGTTCTACACCTAATTTATAAGGTGTTGATAGACAAGCAACTACGTCACTAACCTGGAACAAAGCATCTGATTGATACAAATCATTTCTTCTTGATTTCATATCTTCACTCTTGTCGGAAACTCGTGACAAAGATTCACGGTTAAACTGGGATACATTTAAAAAGAATGTATTTGGATATGCTTTCTTTAGAAAATTTTGATGCTCAAAGATACCATCCATAACTTTCTTTTTATCCGATCCTTTTGCTAGAGCAACGTGATCGAAATCAATACCTATTAGATCTTTATCTTTAAACTTAATACAGAATGCTTCTATTGATTCTAGAAAATCATCCGCAGTCATAGGTTCTTCATTAAGGTAGAACCTATCATCTGTTTTATATTTTAAATAATCCCTTACACTTTGCTTTTCTTCAGCTGTGAAGTGGTTCAACATTATATCTTTTTTAGACTTGCATAAATGAGATGATAAGTTCCTAAGAGTAGTCATAAGATTAGTCATCTCCAATGAATTACTTAACCAAACAAAATTGTCCGCCTTCGAGTTATATTCAATGGACATGATATTAGATTTTATATCTTCCATCAGAATAGTCTTACCGGTAAAAGAAGCCCCAGCTAAAGTAACAATACTTCCTGGGGTTAATCCATCTAAAAATTCATGGCCACTATTTATAATAAGTTTGCGCCTATCTTGGTAAGACTTTATCTCTTGCAAGGACTCTACGGCTGCATGCCTGTATGGTCTTATATTCATTTTATTTATTTTTAAAATACTTTATAAAAATGTGTGCGGATTTGTAATTGGTTGCTAAAGGGACTTCATGCACATCGCATAACCTCATAAGCATACTAACGTCTACTTCGTGAGGATGTTTATCAAGTGGGTCTCTAAAAAATATTACTGCATCAATTTCTTTCCTGGAAACCATTGCGCCAATCTCTGCATCCCCACCCCTTGGACCACTATTTACACACTCAACCTTCTCCACCCCAGCCCTCTCTACCATCAACCCTGTCGTACCCGTAGCCACAATCTCTACATCTTCGCGGGTAAAAAAATCTAACCTCTTTAATACAAAAGAAACTAATTCGTGCTTCTTCCCATCATGTGCTATAAGTGCAATTCGCATATTTTGTTTATTTTAAGATCCGGTGTATATAAATAAAGGTGTCTGCTCCCCAACGTAACAACAGAATGTATTAAAATATAAAAACTCACTAGCTTCTTCATCTGTCATTTCACCATCTACAGAACATATACTTATCATTTTTTCTATAGAATAAACTAACTGACCGTCTTGCGAAAGACCAACTATTGCGTTATCGTATCCGTTTACATCACCGTTAAACCCATGTGGTTTTAAAGCAGCTACTTCTTCTGCCATTTTAAGTATAAGCTCTAAGTCTATCTCTATGTTGCTCATTCTTTTTAATTTTTTAAATCTTCAACACAATCAGTGCAACGCAAGCCCCACATAAGTAAGAACATTGCAACCTGAGTTTGAAGTGCTTTTCCACGAAGATACTTATACCTCTTCTTCATCTCTACCTCTAGCCACCCTCTAAACTCTTGTTCTTTTTCTTTGGTAGTAGTAAAACGTCTAAACCATTCTTCTCCAAACGGCATTGCATCTTCTGCTTCTTTGTTAGCTATAAGAATATCGTAATTAATATCTGTATACCCGTTAATCTCAAATTGCTTATTGATTATTCTTGCTAAAAATTCTTCGTCTGATTCTTTCTTATTTCTCATCTTTACTATTTGAAGTTTCAAAACAAATTTCTTTTCGGATGCTTTCTAAGAATGCCCAAAGACTCTCATGGCTATCACAAATTATATTCCCACACCCATCGAAAGCTTCGTATCCTTTTTGTCCAAAGTCATTATGATAACAAAACCAATCAAACATTTCTAATCCATGTTTTCCGTATATTTCCTCTATTAATGTAGATATAATTTTATGATATAGATCAACGAACTCAATAAGATCAACATTAAGTTTGTACAATTCAGAAATTACTCTTCCTTCTTTTTGTAAGGATAAGGTAACTTTTAAAAAATTTTCATAGGTCATAAGTTCCAAGCATTTAAAGTGTGTTGAAAAGGATTTCCTTCTATATTTTTAACTAAATTAAGCATCTGTCTTGCTATCTCTTGTATTTCAACTTGCGCATGATCGTCCATCCGCTGGGTTAAAAAGTTATGAAACGATCTCATATTAAACATAACATCAGACTCTATCTGTGAGTTGTATGTCTTAAAGAATCTTGCTGACTCCTTTGCACGTTTTCTACCTAAGATAGGAGTGAGTTCTTCAAGACATTGATGATACCATTGGTTAGACATTTGAGTAAACCCTATCAAATGACGTTGTGCTTCTTGTGGCCAATCATCTGGGATGTAATACTTATCTTCTTTTAATTCTTTATAACGAGCCGACTCAGCATTAATTGATGAGATACGATGTTTCAACAAATGTATATGGCTAGCAATATCGCAGTTAACTAAAAAATGTACCATACCTTTCTCAAAAGGTGTTCCATGCGGTACAGGTTCTGCATTCCATAATTGTTCTATCAATGCAGGAATTCTTTCCCTTTTCTCAGGTGATAAATCTCTTGAGGTACTCGTCCACGCGCTGCAAGAAATTGCTTCGTCACCTCCGTACCATCCAATTAGTTTTACGCTATTATTCATTGTCATTATTTAATTGGTTCAATCGATGGAAAATTCTTTGGATTGGTTGTTGTACTCGATCCTTGCGTTATTTTATAATCCCCATATTTTGCGGGATTTGGAACCATTTTATTTGCCATTATGCAATTACATATTGTACAACCACACACTATGTGGAATGGTACTAAATCGTCTAATTTATTTATGTCCTTCATTTTTAAAATTTTAAATCTACTTTGTTGTCCACGCCTTATTTTACCCTCCCAAACATAAGGCCCATTCGCTCCTTCTTCTTCGTACATGTAAAGACTTGCTGTTCTTATTGAAGGAAAAATCTTACCTGTTTGAGTGTCAAACACTTGTTGGCTACGAACCTCATTTGCTTTCTTAATCATATCATACCTGCGTTCAGGGTTGTTTTTATTCCACGCTCTTAGGTTATCTTCTCGTGTCAAATACTCTAAATTAGAGACGTGGTTATTTGTTTTACATTCGTCTATGTGGTTAACAGTCAACGAGTTATCTCCTTTAATGAATGCTGAAGCAACAAGGCGGTGAACTTTAAAGCGCTTCATCTTTCCGTCTTTGTACAAGTTTACAAGGTGGTATCCGTATGCGTCTAAAATAGGCTTTAGGATTTTTTCTTTTACAACTTGATTACCTTTTAAACCGTGTGCTACAGAACGCTCGCAAGACTTAACTTGCCCACAATCTGACACCTGATAAAGGCCTTCGTATCCTAGTATATCCTTCCAAATTTCCATGTTGTTACTCATTACTAGTTGTTACTAACCTAAAATAATGCACATTAAATACATTACTCTCCATAATAATCTTTTAAAGACATCTCTACGAGCTTATCAAAGTATTCTTGGGTATACTTTTCTCTTACTTCTTTTAAATCCCTCTCAAGCCTTAGATGGAATGAGTTTTCGCCATCGTCGCCAGATTCAAGATAATCAACTCTGTGCGCGTACACTTGTGCTACCTTAAGAGCTAACACAGCCTCTTGGAATTTCTGAATTTCCTTAGGGCTATAATTAGAATAAAGAATACCCTCTTCCTCCCAAGAGTGTCTATCCTCTTTTCTTTTAGGTTTTCCATTCTTAATAATAATACCTTCTATGGTATCTGCTATGTGACCAATCTTATATTGGTCGTAGCCGAAAAATCCTCCTGACATAATTTTAAAGTTTTAATTGTTAATTAAGAATTCAACTATAATAATTACAAGTATTGCATTGAAAATAAACCCAATAATAAAGCCTTCCACAAAACTTTTATCGTTATCATCCATTTTTATTCTTCTTCTTCTTCTATTCTATGATATAAATTAACAATCTCACAATATGTAGGATAGGATGGCAATTCATTTCTCAAATCTGAGTTATTTATTTTTTCAAGCATAAACTTCTTCAACCCTTTTGTGTATACAAAATCCTCTATCATATCAGCTATTTCTTGCATTTGTTTATCGCCTGAAATAGTTATGCGGAGGTCATAATCATACCATTTAGTCTTCCAATCCCACATAAAAATACCCTTAGTAAGTTTTGTATGCAAATTATGAAGATACAAATTACGCATTCTTACAAGAGAATTGTCGCTACCAAATAGGTGCAACAATCTTAGGAACCATCTTGGACACCACCAAGGTTTAGCCTTGTAGTCCATAAATATAATAAGAGGTTCCATCATCTTAAACATATCTCCCTCTGATTTCCAAGGTATTGATCCTAAATATTGATACTTCTCGTAGAAATCTTTAGGAAAGAATACAGCCCTTAGGTGGTCTATAGTTATATCCTGGAATGTAACTAAACCACCTTTGTGTTTGTAACCAGGGAATATTACCCAATACTTAAACTTTTTCATATTGAATCTTTTAGAAATAAAGGAGAATTGTTGTTTCTCAAATCCTGTATATGCATCAAGGCTTTAGAGAATGAAATATATCTAGCTTCATCGTATGTATCTATGGAGTCTCCCCTATTAGTAGCTAACTCTATATAGGGGTCTTCTGAAGTATAAAGCATTTTGTTTTCATCGAAAAACATTACAACATAATAATATGTTGACGGCATAATACTATCTAATTTCACAAGTAGATATATGTTGTAATTTCTCTTTAACCAATTCTCTAAAAACAAATACTCCATATTTATTTCCCTGCTATCTAAAGAACACTTATCCAATTCTTTAGCTGATATAGGATAATTCATTTTATAACCTAACTCACAGGCTCTCTCAAATAAGCCACGACATTTTTTACTTGAAGCAGGATTGTTTCCAGTCACAATAGAAGTCTTTCGACCTACGTGTAAATCTTTATCTACTTCTTTTTTTACCGGAACTTGGTCTTGAAGTTTGCTTTCCCCATCTTTTCTTATTCTACTCATTGCCGCTTCACAATATAAAGCAAAATCCATAGCTTCGGCCTGTGCCTCTTTTAACCAATCTATTAGATTGTAATCATCCCTTTCAAGAGTAGTACCATATTTTTCTAACCCAACTATGGATCTATCTGTAATTTTCCTAATTACGCTGCGGACATGGCGGTCATAAACAAATTCTTCGTGCATAATATTTATTATTTTTTGCAAAGATAATTATTATTTATTAATTTTCAATAGTTACTCGTAAAAATTTGCATCATCTTCCATCATCTGAGTAAGGATTTCCTTTTGTTCTACCTTATCTGGAAATACTTTCTCTTCTCTAACAAATTCAAATTCAGAGTAAGACTCTTTCTGATCTTTAAAGTAATAGTCCAAAAGAATATACAACTCCCACACAGCAGCGTAATCTAATTTAATTTTGCCGAAGTTAAAGTCATCATTAAAATGTTTTACATTAACCCCATTTCCAGTATCAACTAACCTCATCAACTTTTGGCCTTTAAGACTATCTACCCATTCAGAATCTTTTCCATAAAACATTGTCCAAATGTCTTTATCCATGCCCTTAACACTTCTCTCTATTTCGTAATTTCCATAATTATTTTCTAAGATTTTTACTTTTACTTTATTACTCATATTTTTTCAATTTTGTACAATGAATTTTTTGTTTTAAAAATAATATACTCATCGGTTTGTTCTACAATCTGAGTGACCCCAGTAGTTTGCCACGTGAACAAGGCTCCAAATTGTGGATCTAACACCAAGCTCCTGCCAAAATCAGGCTCATCAAAGGCTTCCTTAAATGTTCCATTTTCATTGAACTCAATCCATTTAATCTTCTCAGCTGTTTTTAGAAAGGAAGGATCATTTGGCTTCGTAAGATTATAATTAACCTCTCCTTGTATTATGTCCATTAGTAGGACGGGTCTTTTAATCTTGCTCATTATTTTCCAAATCTTTTACCGATTATTTTTTGAAAAAATGCTCCTTATTCTCTTACCCTTTTATTTCGGAGCTGACCTGCTTATCCACATTCTTATAACTTCTCGTGTCCAAATGATTATGGACCGTTGTGTCTTTGAATTGATACGAGTTTCTCAAGGGTACAGGCCAAAATATTGCAAATTGCAATATACAATAATATTGTCAATACAGATACTCCACCTACGTTTAAGGCTGGCTTGTGGGGCGAGGACTACCTACGGCTCTTTTATCTGTATTTATTTTTAATAAGTTCCTCCGACAGTTCTTGGAAGACTTTTTACAACTTTTTGAACCTCTTCTGAATTCAATTTAATTGTAACCCCGTCTTTTGTTATAAACATTTCTAAACCTTCAGCCCAGTGCGAATAAGATTTAGTTGAATTGTTACATGATGTTATTGTAAATACAGAAAATTCACTCATGATTTATTTAAAATTTTAAACCTAATTTGTGTGCCTCTTATTATTTTACTTTTCCAAGCAAAAGGGCCACTCGCGCCTTCTTCTTCATACATATATAAACTTGCTTCTTTAATAGAAGAAAATACCTTATTAGTTTGTGTATCTAAAACTTTTCTGCTACAGACCTCTTTTGATTTTTTAGTCATCTCAGCCAAATATTCTGAATCGTTTTTTATCCTGCCTTTATCTACGGCATCTTGCCAATTATCTTTGGCTGAACCTAAGAATAGATGATCCGGGTTAACACATTTTCTATTGTCACATGAGTGACATACATACATACCTTTAGGAATCTCTCCTTTATGTAGAGTATAAGAAAGCCTGTGGGCATCTAATACTTTTCCATCTACTTTGATAGCGCCATAACCTGTCTTACCTCTTAGACCGGCCGTCCATTCCCAACATCCGTCTTCTATCTTATTTATTTTACTATAAAACCTTTCCATTTATTTTACTTTTTTTAAAAAGATATGTGGTGTCGCTCCACTGCCTCTACAACCTAAGAATTTCGCTCAAAAGGGACTTCTAGAACTTATGTCCGTTTCGTACTAATCCGAATTGCTAACACCATTTTTGAATGGATATCTTTGTATTAATTGTGGTCACTCATAACCATTTTCCAAATCTAAAATTAGTAAACCCTATTCCAGATATATCTGGATCATTTTTATATATCTCTTCTAATTCTTTATAATACGGAGATTCTTTAGGTTCGCTAGTAGCCTCTGTTTTATACAGTATTTTTTCACATGGTTTATCTCTACGAAGATAATAAAAAATATATTCTCGTTTTGCCATTCTATTTTTTATTTTATTATTTTAAAAACCCGCAAGATACATGATGCGTCCATCAGTAGAGCTTGCAGGATACGTTACAATTTATACCTTGGGCTATTCATTGTAACAAGAAGACCAGAGGGCAGTTCTTTGGGATGCTTCCTGGTACGTTATTAAAAAGCCAGGAAAGCGAGCGTGGACACCACGCTCCTAAACTCTCCTAGCACGAAATTCTCCACTAAGTCTCGGTATACACAACATAGGAGAATTAGAAATAGGGAGCTACCCATCTTTCCTATAACCGATCGCATCCTATAGAGGCTGGTAGTATTATTCCACCCAGAAGTTTAAAACTTCCTTTCATTGCACCTATAGCGAAACTGGGTGGGCTAAATAGGGCTTGAACCTATGACCTACTGATTATGAGTCAGTTGCTCTAACCTACTGAGCTATTAGCCCTTAAAGATGATTACAAATTTAGTACATATTTTTATATTATATTGTTAAATGATTGTTAAATATAGGGGGAGTTTTATTTTCCTCCCCCTATCCGTGGCAGACACGTTATCAGAGGCGTATATTATTGGAAGTTAAACTTCTCTTTGTTTGAATCATACCAAGTAAATAACCTACTATGCTGTAAATTTGGTTGGCTATACGCATTTTCGGGTTTAAAAAATAGGTAATCTAATCTTTTATTATACACAGATTCCTCCGTTTCAAAGTAAGAAACAATTAGACTATATATCTCTTTATGGGTAAAAGATGTCTCCGCCCTAAACCAAGCGATAAGTTTTAATAGTTTATTTTTTGGACATATTACTAATTCTTCTTCTTTGTATTTATCTAATAGGTAATCGGCAAGTTTCTCATCGTTCTCATGGTAATTAGGTATTTGTATCTTGTCTAAGATTTCTTTTCCTTTTTTATTTAATCTTACTTCCCCGTTTTTCAGAGTCTGAGTGTAATCTGATAGATGCAGTATAGTAAAGTTATCAACTATGTACTGGTTCAAATCCTCTGTACGATTTTGATGTATCGCTTGCAAAGCCACTATATCTGCTACAGATAGTTCTACTTTTTTCAAGTAGTTAAAATTTATATACATTGATCTGAATTTTCTATGTTATCTTCCTCCTCTTCTTTAAAGGATACTATGTTGTTGTATTTTATATAAGCTGTTTCCCACCTTGCTAAGTAAGCAGTTATTACTTTTGATTCGTTTTCTGATGTTTTAAAATTTTTAACCAGCCATTTTTGCATTACATAAACATTGCAATTTTGCTCTTTGTCATCAGTCTCTTCACAGCCTGGTATAAAAGATAGTAACTCACTATTTTTTAGTGGTTCTATTAATTCATAACCATCCCCGACATCATCTAAATAAAAGTTATTCCTTCTTTCATAAACAACCTGCCCAGGTTTTAACTTACTTTTTGTTAACTTCTTCAATTTTTTCATATCAATATCTTTTCTATAAGGCGTTTTAAGGCGGAATAGCCAAGGTTTACGGCAACTTCGTCTACATCCTTGATACCTTTCGTATATAGGTAATTGGATACGTCTAAAGGCAAATAAACGCCCTTTATACGGCCATTACTTTCATTCTCAATACTTTGTGTGCTGTTTTCACCAGCCCGGTCAAAATCTAATAAACAATAAATATTATCATATTGTTTAAAATCATTTTCAATTTCCTTTAAAAGACCCCTGTAGTTACCTTCAGCTAATACGGAAGTAGTATCAAATGGTAGTTTTAAATTATCAAAAACCATTTTGTCTTTCTTAGAAGATAGTATTACTAAATCTTTATTTATATTTTTGAGCGGGGATTCGTAGTTAACTAAAGAGATGTTGTGCGACATCCACTTTAAATCACCTTGATCCATAGGACTATACAACTTCCAAGAAGACTTGTCACCCCTCATGTAATATATAAACTTAGGTAAATCAGGAGTTGATGTACATTTAAACTTACCATCTATTAGAAGCATCTTTAAAGGAAAGACTAAGTTGTCAGTGAGTTGTGCTTCTGTTACTCCCCTTTTATCCCAATACTCCAACTCAAACTTTCTATAAGATGTGAATGGTATTACATCTCTTTTTACTTGTTTAACATGTTTTTTGCGTACATTTTCTATTGAATGACTATTACCTTTCAGTATTTCCTTTGCTGTTCTCAATGCATCAGCGAACCCAACTGATTCGATAGCCATGATAAACTCAAAAATATTACCACCTTCACCAGTACCAAAGTCTTTCCATCTTATGTTTCCATTTGTTTCGTATGTGGAAAAACTTGGATTACCCTCGTCTCTTAAAGGAGAGTGTACCCTATAAAATAACTTAACACCGTAGTGTTCATAAATTTGCTCCTGCTCCACAAGAGTAAATAATTTTTTATCTTGACTAGCAACTAACGCCATTGTTATTTATTTTTTATTTCTTAATCATTCTTCGTATTTGTAATAATATTTATCAATTAAATAAGATATAAGTGATAGTATAAATAGAATAATTACCATTTAGTATTTATATTGTGGGGGGATGTTTTAACCACCACATTTGAAAAAATCAATTCACAAATCAATAATTGGGCAGCCTCCGCGAATATGCTAATCTGTGGAACCTGCTGCTGCGGTAACGTCTTCACCTTTTAAAACTTTATCTAAAAAGTCTTTGAACTTGATTGGTGGTTGCTTCTTAACATCGTAGAACAAATCGAAATCATCTACATTAACTTGAGACAATATGGAATCCTCCTTCTCATAGAGTGGGTCTGATAAGTTAAACCATTCTTTTGTTTTGATTATCGCGGAATCTAATTGGACTAGCCCGTCTTTAGTTTCGCCTGATATAGTCCCAATAAAGTCAACACCTAAATGAGAACCATAAACCATAGTACCTTTGCTATACTTCATATAATTTATTTAAAATACAAAAATAATGTTTTATTATTAATAAGTCAAGAGTTTTTGAGAATATTTTTTATCTCATCATTTGTAGTCCATATCATACTATACGATGGCGCTCCTTTTAATGTAGGTATTTCTCTTACCTCCCCGGAATACTTAGATCTTGGTAACAAATCGAGCGATGCTTCCATATATTTCATAATGCAATTACTATTAAGTATTGATTTTTTATTTAAAGAGATTGATTCTTTTAATCTCGCCCTGTAGGCGGGGCGGGAGACAATTGTCTTCACCACCCCTACCTCAAGGGAATCAATAACCAAATCAACTAACCTATGCAAATCACTTTCTATCATTATTATTTATTTACATCAACTACTTGAGATACTTTTCTTTTTCTTCCTCTCTTCTTTAAGACTTTTGCCGGCAACTCTGATTTCTCCTGCTGAGGCTTGTAATCACTATGCTTCTTCGCTAATTCAAGTGCCGTGTAATACACAGATAAAGGGAAGATAGTTGTGATAAGTGCATAGAAAAAGAATCTAAAAGATAAGTCGTGTTGTATATAAGACATACCTATATTGATGAATATAGCAAACCATAGATACATAACTGCCAACTTATGGTTGCCTCTGATGGAGAATATAACAATGTACAACTCAACACAGATTGCAAGTAACGCACTATGTAACCATGCCCAAAACCCATCGCCAATGAATGTTAGGTTGGCTATTACCATTGCGGTATGCACTGCCTGTAATAAAGAAGTCGCAGTAAGTATCGTGATGATCATATTGCGTGACTTAAAAAACTTTTCTAAGTCTGTTTGATTGTTGCTTATTAGGCTCATCTTTTTTTGATTTTGTTTTAAAGTTAAAATAATATTCTTTATATCATCCTTGTGAAACCAGTCGTTGTACTTGTCTTTCATTAAGGTCTTACTCCTATCTGATTCTCTATCGAGCCACAAAGATAATGCATCTAAATCATTAGCCATATTAAATTAAAAAACTTGTGAGTTTATTTTATTTAGTTGGTCTTTTGTAAATAGGTATTCGTTGCCTGGTTCTAAGTTTATATATGCTGAGGTCTTCACCTTGTCTACATATATCCTCCCGATAAGCAACCCTTCAAGTTGTTCTAATACTATCTCTTGCATAAAATAATTGTAATTGTTTGTTTAAAAAATTTCTAAGTCTCTGTTCTTCTTCCATGTCAGACTTTGTATAAAAGTATTCCCTCTTCCTTGATGCTGAATCTTTTAATACTATCTCTAACATATCTTTTAAGTTTGTTAACTTCCTTCCTTGGCTTGATGTAAGATACCATTTACCATCATCCTCGTAACATCTTATTGGCGGCTTCTTCATATTTGAATTATCGAACAAGAAGTTTAATTTAGTAACTGCTTCTTTCTTTGACTCATATGGTTTCTTATCTTCTCTCATTTTAATTTAATTTTTAATTAATCATAATTTCTAATTTTGTTTGGCTCAATTATTTTCCACGCATTCAATATCCTATCCACACGATTGACATTTAAAACTGCTCTGCCAGCGTGTTTTAAATACAAAGATACGACAGATACATGGACACCCGAATACAAAGAAAGCAAACTAATCTCCTTGTGTTGTATAACTTTCCTTATTCTTTTTAGTTGTTCTACTTTATTCATTATAATCTTTTACAGATATAACAAAATTCTTTATAGTATCGTATGTTCCGACAGGCACTTGTGTTGAATGCTCGTCTATGATATACCCAAACTCATCTGATATAGTTACGTGTGACATATCACCAAGCCAAGAGTCTGATACTTTAGAATAGTTTACTTGGTAATTGCTATCATTATAACAAACAATCATATTGTATGAAGTTGTCTTTGTGCAAGACTCGATGAATGGTGCAGACACACCTGCCGAATTACCATCCCATTCCAAATACTCTATAACCCCTTTATCAAAGGCTTCGTCAATATCTTGATAGCCATTAACTAAACACCAAAACGTTGCATCTTCAGAGTACTTAAAGAAGTATTCTTCATCATTTAGTTTGGCATAGTAGCCAGAGTTCATACCTTCTCCGGTAGCGGAGCAAACCTTAGCATAATTGATTCTCATCATTGTTGTATTATTTGGTCAGAAAAATAAATGTCAATACTAATACCATCATAGTTTGTATAGTTGCCTGCATCCACATACTCAGACAAATCTTCTTCTGAGATGTCCCCTTCTTCTTCACGTATTAAATCCATGAACATCTGTTCTGCATCTACAATTACATCAGATGATTTTTCCTCGTCAGTAATTATGTAGGAGTATGATTCACTAATCATACCCCTATCAGTTTTTAAAACGTTGATTATTCTCATATCTATTTTAATTTATCATCTAAGAAATCTTCCAATAAATCAAAGAACTCTCCGTCTTCTAAAGGAAGATCTCTTGTAGCGAGAAAATGTTCAAACTCAAATGTCAAGTCTTCGGCTAATTCGTAGAGACCACCTATACCTTGCATGGTATCAATCGTAATTATTTTATCAGAGGTCTCAGCGTTGCTCATAATATAAGACGCTATTTCAAAATGTGTTTCTAATAAATTAGACAGACCTCTTGGTGTTTGAATGTGTTGTGTTATTTGCTGCATTGTATTTATTTTAATTAATAAGATACTATTATTTCATCTGAGTCTAAGTACATTTCATATGGAGCATTGGCGTATGCCTTATCAATCATATCTTGTATGTCTTTGTCAGCGTCTATGTAAGGTACAATATCATTGTCGTTAAGGTTATTAGGTACTTCTACGATAAGTTCTATCTCCTTAAAGAACTTTACTATACCTGTCAATTTGATTTGTCTTGTTTCCATTTTAATTTAATTTTCTTTTGTGTATAAAACATAAGATACAAATACCCCAGACAATGATAAGTCATTGTTTAAGTCATCCATAAAGTCAGATATCCTTTCGACTGATATATAATCCTCATTGATATCGCTAAACTCTCTTTGAATCATATCCTTAACATACCATTGACCAGACCCTTCGTAGTCGGGCGGTGATGTGAAGACACTATTCTCCAACTTTTCGCATACCTTACGTGCGTTATGGTAGAATACCCTTATTAATACTATAAATATTTCGTGTTTCATTTTAATTTGTTTTACCAAGATGCTAAATAAGTATAGCCAACCCATACATCATCGTCTTCGTCAATGTCATCAATCTCATTCTGCAATATATCTATTGTGAACTCTACATCTTTAATATAAAATTCATCAACCTCTTGACCGCCAAAAAAGAAACCAGCGACAGGTGGCATCAACTCCTCAGCACACGCATAGTTTGCGTCACGTATCGCGATAAGCATATCAAGTATGTTTGTCAAGTCTTCCTTTGTAAGTCGTACCTCTTGGCAATTGTCTACTTGATTTGCAAAGTTCTCAATTATATATCCGTGTAGTGCGTTGAACTTTCTCCAATAGGCTACCTCTTCTTTGATGTAGGCTACTCTTTCTGGTTTAATCTTTGTGGCATGACCACCTCTTTTTACATCAACATCAAATCTCTCTTCTTTAGAAGAGAACGACCAATTCTTTACGTAAGTTTGTTTGTATAAATACATATCAAGTCCCATAATTATTTATTTAATAAGTTAATATAATTGTTTGCCTCCTCTTGAGACCTAAACTGACCTATGCTTTCAACTATCTTCTCGTTGTAAACCTCGACCAACTCGTACCAAAAGTGATTGTACCTTGAATGAATAATTCTGTACTCTCCTTGTTTGTTTGTCTTTACTGCTTCCATATCATACAAATAATTGTTCACAATATTCATCGAACTCTTGTTCGGTACAGCAGGACAGGTACTCTTTCTCTTCGGTTGCTTCAGAACTTGTATTCCAATTTGTTATCTCCAAATCAGTAAGCCTTATAACGGCTGTGTAGTTATTCCAAATCTCTTGGAAGAATTGAAACTTGTTTGTCTCTCTAATTAAGTGTGTCATAATAAATATTTAATCGTTAAAGAATTCGCTCTCATTTATGAGCCACAAAGATAATATAACTAAAGCAATTAACAAAATAATCATTGGAATATTTTTAGTTTCAAGGAATAAGTAACTCATCAATGTGACCAACCACGTTACATTCTAAATCAAATACTGCATTCATAACAGATGAATCTGTGTACCATCGCTTAACGAACCTAACTAAGTCACTATGGGATACCCTCTCTTGGGTAGTGAATGAAGCAAAGTCATCTGCTAACTTTTCATTGTCTCTATCTAAAAAGTGTTTCAATACATCGGATGAGAAGTAATAAGTCTCTGAAAATATTTTATGTGCCATGTTAAATTATTTTATTAGTTAAAAAATATTGTGCGTTATTGTTTGAGTGTATAACTCTGTACTCGCCTTGCTTGTTTTTTTTCATATCCATTGTATTTAACTAAACATATACTCACCGAAAAGAATGTACTGCAACAGAACGTCGCAGTCCTCAGCATCAGACTCTTCATGATACACCCTATCGAATGCTAATTGGAATGCATCGCTTGGTTCTTCTTCTAAGAATTTCCACAAGGCTTTCTCTACTACATCTAAGGTAAGGGGGGTTATTTGCACATCGAAACCTTCTTTGAGTACAAACTTTATATCGCCACCTGCAATAATCATCTCAGCATATATACACTCAAGCGTTTGGTCTAATTTTTGTTTCGCCAATCGAGACCTTGCTTCTCTATACTTCTCCTTGTCCCAATCAATATAGAATCCATACGCACTAAAGTAATAGATGCCATCTGAAAGAATGGTGGAAATAAAATCTCTATAAGAGATCGTAACTTCCTTACAGATACGGAACGTTCCGTTGTGTGTGTTTGTCATTGTGTTTGTTTTTAATTAGGTTAACCAAATATAATATCTCCATAAAGAATACATTGCAGTATTACATCACACGTCTCAGCATCGTCCTCCTCTGCTAAGAGAGTGTCTACTGCATTGGTAAAAGTGGGGTTGACCCCATACAAGTTCTTTAAACCATCTTCAACAGATTGTAGCGTTAGGTCTGCGTTCATCTCACCATCACCCTCTATGTCATCAAAATGTAACGTATAACCATCAATAATCATTTGAGTTAATACATCCTCCCATGCTGGGTCTGAAAGTGTAGAACTTTCTTTTGTAAGTTCATAACCCTTTCGGCTATAGTTTAACTGAATGCCGTATCCGGAAAAGTAATACATACCATTACATAGTAAGTTGCAGATAAATTCTCTGATGTGAGGGGTCTTATCTATTTGAAGTGTGTTTGTCATTGTGTTTTATTTATTTGATTAATTAATTACTTAATGAATTCTCTATAAAATTTCGTAAACCTCTGCACGAATCTATCGTTAGCAAACAAATCAGATAACGTTGGTGCAACGATATTGCAATAATTTCTTTCCTCCTGCACTACTCTGTAAGTTCCGTCTAATACGACGTATGTCTCCCCATTATCAGCAGTGTACCTTTTGCCGTGAGCATAGTACTTTATTACTAAAAATGAAGTGTCAGACTTGCCCTTTATTATTATTTTTCCAAGAATGTTGTCTCTTTCGTAATCCGGAAGACCTTTCCATTCGTCATCTAACCATATGCTTAATTCGATTTGCATTGTTGGCGGCATATCTTGCTTGAGCAAATTGAAATCTGTTTCAAGTAACTCTACCAATGGTTTAACCATTGACTTATTTATTATCCTTGCCTCCTCTATCTGCGCTTTAGAACGCTGATTGTCGGCATCTAAAACTGAGATATCGAAAAAGTTGAAAGACTTGTTTGCAAAGTTTCTTTGCTCGTTGAAAGACAAGAACTCTTGTGTAATTGAGTTAATAATTTCTTGTTGATTCTGTGTTAACATTTTAATTATATTTAATTGTTTAATAAAATTAATTTTAAGGTACTTGCGGTGCGTTCTGTTGGACTTTCTCCTATCAAGTGGTACTTGGTATCATATAATAAAAGAAAGTCCATTAGAATCGATTTAAAAAGCCATCTCTCTTTTTGCTTTTTTATCTGCAAGATAAAGTTCTTTATGTGCTTTAGACCAATAGGCGTGACCCTCAATGGTATCACCCCATATGAAAGCCTCTTCCAATGTCTTCTGATAAATAGATAACTCAGTTAATCCTGGGCGTTGTTCCAAAGCGTTGGCTATTGCTCTGTGTCTGAGTACGAGTGGGAGTTTTGCAATTGTCATTTTGAAAAAGATTGTAGCAGTTACCTCCGAGGTAACTGCCGTGTTATAAAATTAGTTTAGTTGTGCAAGTGCTGCGCTGAATGTGTTCTGTACCAATGTATTCACTGAAGAGTAAAGAAGTTTCTCCTCATTCTTATTCGACTTGTCATGTGTAGCGTACCTTGTGAACCCATTCACAACAGAGAACAAGTTGTCGCCGGTATTACTCATCTCGATAGCCACACTTCTGTTGATTGCATCAAGCATTGTCCGTGACTGCGCACTCATGGTCTTGTAATCCTTTGCTGAAAGACCTGTTACTTTCTTAATGAAAGAATCAAGTTCATTACTATCGATCCTCAATGATGCCATGCGCCCGAAGTCTATAAGGAACTCATTGTTCTTTTCTATGGTGTTGGCAATGTACCCACACAGATTATAAATCTTCATGTGGTTATTAGTGGTGTTCTTGAATGACATAACTTGTGAGTGGGGCGAAGATGCACCATTACTGCACCAAAGTCTGTACATATACTCTGTAATGGATGTCTTGGTAAGTCCGTCAAATCCAGTTCTGAATTCAAGTCTACGCTTTATCACATCTCCAACCATAGGTGAACCTTTTATCTCGGTAGTTGGTAGTGCCAATGTGAATGCCACCTTCTTGCCACCATGGTATTCTTTAAAGTCCAAAGTTGAAAGATCGATATTCACATCACAACTCATAACAGACTGCACAATACTCTCAAGCATTATCTCAAGATTCATTGGTGAATATCTGCTGCCGACTACGCCAAGAGCAGCACCGCCTGAGTTCTTATACACACCGAATGCATCAGGGCTATCGAACATCTCGTTGCCAGTGTGTAGTTGGATAAGTTTAGGTTCAAACAACTTCTCTCTTACTGCTTCGATGTTGTCGAACTCTCTTTCGATTTGATTTAAAATGTTACTCATTTGTTTGATGTTTTAGATTTAAGAATAATTGCTACAATAATTAAGATTAAAAGATAGATGTTCATGGCGTGTCTTGTATTACGATTGCGTTTGATTTAATCATGCCCCACACTTTAGATACTGCTGAGTTCCAATTGGTTCTCAGTTTAGATGCAAGTTCTCTTACCTTGCCGAGATAGTTACGAAACCAAATGATTACCTTCCACGCCCAAAGCAGATGGAAGATAGACACCATGTCGTTTCCAAACTTATCCTTCTTTCCGTACAATGATATGGTTTCCTTTGCGTAATGCACATCCACCATGCTATAAAAGTTTTTCATGCTAATTGATTTTTAAATTATTGATTATCAGTTCATTCTAAAATTGAGCAGTATAAATAAACTCAGGGTGTTTATATATAGTATAATATGTATGCTATACAACATAGTGTATATAATAAAGCAATAGTAATAAAAGCACCCATCTGAATTAAAGATTTGTTTTCCATGTTGATTATATTTAATGATTAATAAATTAAAATTGCGCTAAGAACTGCTGCTTTGCAGGGATACGTACTCTTTTCTTTTGCGTTTTCCTACCCTTACACGCATTGAAAACCATTGTGCTGCTATCCCATACTCCATTCAACTCACGTTGTTTCTGTTTAACCAATAGGTTGAATGGTTTCCAATCACTCTCCCATGGTTGTGGGTAGTACCCTAATTCGTAGACTGCCATCTCTTCTGCTAATGAAAGTTTCATATCTTGTTTTAGTTTGCGGCAGTTACCTCCGAGGTAACTACCCTTGTTATAAAATGATATACAAATATAAGTGAATTAATTTAATTAAAAAAGTTCCTATTGATTTATTTTGTAGCCTGCCGGAATAATTTCAGACTACCTATTCCAATTGATTTCACCACACTTAATACAGACTATGTTATCTTCCTTTACCATTCTGTACCCAGACTTGCACCACAATGTAATGAGACCTTTTGATTCGGGGTTAAACTTCAACCCACCGCCCTTCACATCTTTCCTTACCCCAGTTCTGAACACTCGTGTGACCTGCTCTCCTTTCGCACCACTCTTTGAGTCAGTGCTTCTTTCAAATGTCACCGATACAAACCTTCCGTTTGTCTGTTTGATTACTTCTCTTGCTTTCATATGTTTAAAATTTGGTGGTTTATCTGCCATCTGCTGCACTTTATTGGCGCAGATGGACAGACACCCCACAGGTTAAATAATAATTCGTTACAACGTATCTAATGAGGTCATTACAAATCGACCACAAATCCAGACTTGTCTTGCTTCGCCTTACCCTTGGCAACCAAGCCTATAATGACACCCGATTCGTCCAAGAATCTTGTATCTGATTCGTCACCATCGATTACTTTGTAACCCCAAAAGGTTTCCGGCAATCTGTTTCTGAACACTACCGCCACGTTGACCCCATTGGATAACATCTCTTTACAGATGTCATCGTTGTCTTCGCTCCGACTGAACGTGACATGGTAGTTAGGTACGTTCTTCGATGACCTTGCGAAGTTAGGATTCTTTGTGTAGTCATACCACACTATAGATGGGAACTTCCCATTCATCTTCTTTATGTACGGCATCCAGTTCAGATCGGACGTACCATTCAATCTGATGGCAAGTTTCTGATGCTTTCTTGAATGCTTTTCTATCTCAGATGTGAGGTTCACCATGAACCCTACCCTATCCTTCACATAGTGTAGTGTTCGGTTGACCCTTGTCTGCTGAACGTTTGTAAACTTACCACGACCTGCCGTGTTAAGACACGCAGCCTTGCATCCTGCCGATGCATTAGGGCATACGTTGTACCCGCTTTCGTCAGCGGGTGCAAGGTACATGATGAAGTTTTCGTAGTCAGAATACTTGTCTGACTTGTCTATCTTTGCTGACTTGCCTAATAAATATCCGTATTTCATGGCAAATATTATTTTGTAGGGTAAGCAAATGCGGTTCTTTCATTCTTCCAAAAGACTACAATGCCGTCTTGTTGTTCGACCCTCTGTACAATCTTTTGTGTTGCTCCATCAACCCAAACGTTGCTACCTTCTATTCGGTAAAACTCTTGGATAGATGTTTGTGATACACGGAATGCAACTACATCTGCACACACTTGAGTGTAGATGCATTCTTTCTTTGTTACTTTGCCGTCCTTCGATTCACTCTGCTTGAATGAATGTCTTTGAATGGTATTGCAGTCTGACTGCGCTGACAATGTGGTTACCGCGAATAAGAATGCGGTGATAAGAATGTTTCTCATAAGATAATATTTGATAAGGTTTAAAAATTGTTTTGAGTAGTTACCTCCGAGGTAACTGCGACATCTCTTTCTGATGTTGCCGTTAACACTACAAAGATAAGCAATATTTTTTTAACTAAAAAATTCTTGGCTAATTATTTTCGGTTCTGATGGGAATAATTTTAGATACCATTTCTGTAGCAGAAATTGTCGTAGTACGCATCCTCTTCCGCACTGATATACGATCTGGTATCTGATGCTTCTTTTTCTTCTCTATATTTTTTGGATGCCGAGCAGTATGCCTTCTTAGTATGGAAGCAATACCAAATGTCGTGACCTTTCATGATGAATGTGTCTGTCTCTGCGCACAGAGAACCTATCTTTGACTTCATAAATTTACCACTCATGGTTTATTGTTTTTTAGGTTAGATAAAAAAGGCAGTTACCTCCGAGGTAACTGCCCTATAAGAATTTAGATTGCAAACATGAACACCCCAGGACTTACCTCGATTCTTTCCACTCTCATTCTTTTATTCTGTGCAACGACATCTAATGTGGCGTTGTACATTAGGGCTGCGTGTACTTCATCATCTGGGTATCTTCTCCCGATGAAGTACTTCAGACTATTCATAGCCCTCTCCTGCTCCTGCTCAGTCTTTGCATTCTCCAACCTGCCTTTCCAATACATAATCTTTTGCAGGTAACCGTCTTTTTGTCTCATACTAAAATAAATTTGAGGTTAAAAAATAAATTACAATTCTACGTCCTTATCAAACGGACGCTTGGTCTCTCTCCAAATGTAGGGTAAGTAGCATATACCCGCCACCCAAGAAACGATTTTTAAAACTAATACTACAGACATATCCATCGGTTTTGTGTAGTTACCTCCGAGGTAACTACGTTGTGAAAAAATAGTTGCCGTAGTTGGACTCGAACCAACACCCCACACCATACCATGTGTGTGGGTAACCTATATGCTACGGCAAATTCTGTTATACGGAGGCGAGAGATAGAGCATCCTCCACAGCATCCTCATAGGTGTCAAATACACCTAATACAGACACTACATTAGTGCCTTTTATAAGAAGAACACTATGCTTGTCACCTTCACCTGTCCACTGAACACATAAGAACTCATGCGCCTTCACGGCAGCACTTAATTCTTCAGCAGAAGTGATGCCTGTAAATTCCTCAATGGTCTTAGTCCAAAACTGAAGACCGCTCCACAAATCAGAGGGTTCTGCACCCTCTACATATTGCAGAAGAGGGTAGAATCCTTCACACCCATTGTTCTCAAGAAAGGATACTAAACCACAATGGTGGACATGAGATGTCATCTCAGACACTTTACCATTTACTAAATACTTTGCCATAATAAATAAAATTTGTGCAATGCCTTTATTGTTTACAGACATTGCGGGTTAATTAATAGTTGCCACAATGGGACTCGAACCCATACCACAAGCCATACCATGTGCGTGTGTATCCAATATGCTGTGGCAATACCATTGAGTAGTTACCTCAGAAGTAACTACTCAGAACAGATTTAATGCCCGAGTAGTTACCTCCGAGGTAACTGGGTTAGTCAAGAACGTAGTGGATTGTACCGCTGTCGGTTGTATCGACAGCATTCATCTTAACTACAATCATAGAGTCCCCACTTACATCCGGGACTCTGACTAATACCTTTCCATTCACGACCTCCACTTCCGTGTAGGTCATTATAGATTTTGCATTCCATTCAAAAAATTCATTTGAATGTGCTGCGGAAATTGAGTCAAGGAAAGCAGACATTGCATCCATTGACTTAAAAGTTGAATCGATCCGACCTGTTTCTGTGCCAAGGGTAAGACCTTTGACATAGTAAATGTCAGACGTACCATAGACCGAAAGGTCATACGGCTTTGCAGCATACCAACCCACAAGGATTCCAAATGCTGCGCTGAATAAAGATTTAGACATAAAAAATAAATTTAGAAACCAAGCGCAGAATCGAACTGCCGTAGTTACCTCCGAGGTAACTGCCAAACCATTCAAGGTTACCGACATCTCTCAATGCCGTTTGCACTACAAAGATAATGCAAATAGTTTAATTAAAAAAGTTCCTACCCAACTATTTTCAGAAGGATAGAAACTTTTCCCCTCAGAATCAGAACCCTTTCTTTCCTGCTCTCGCAGGTACTGGGGCAAGTAATCTCTCCCTTGTCAGTGGGGAGTGACCAACGGGAAGCCATGTGTTGACAGTATTAATATACTTGTCAACAATCTCATCACCTCCATAGTGGAGGGATGAATTGTAGTTACCCTTTCTGTAATCAGAGACTAATTCAATAGCCCTCTTACCTCTGTAAAGGGCGGATGTCTGTACACCATCATTGTACCATGATGTGTACGCAAATTTAATATTACTCATTTTAAATATGGTTTGCGGTAGTTACCTCGGAGGTAACTACCATGGTTAAAAAATCATTTTTTTGTAGTTACCTCCGAGGTAACTGCCAAGAGACATTTTCGTTCCTAAGTAGTTACCTCCGAGGTAACTACTTTTTTGTTTGGTGTAGTTACCTCCGAGGTAACTGGCGAAAATGGCGGGTAAAAAACTGAATAAAGACATTGGTTGCCATCATCAGCACTACATACCCCTATGTAGCGGACACAATACACCATAGTACCATGTTTCGGCTTCATGTATGCAGTTACCTCCAAGGTAACTACAAAAATGCATCGATTGCGATGCAATCAAAAACCCATTTACCCCTACCTACACAAAGCAGATAGGGGTAAAGGGAGGGAGTGGTGCTTATTCAGCACCCTCCAATGAATCCCAACGCTGACGGGCAGCATTGACGATTGTTTCCAAATCGGAAATATCCGCCTGCCCAATAAAGGCAAGCACCGCCTCCAAGGATGTGACATTTGTAGTTACCTCCGAGGTAACTGCCTCGTCAGTACCCTCACCCTCAGACTCAGAGGCAGCCTTGCGACCGCCCGATTTCGTGTTTCCGGTCGCCTCATTCACCGCGCTCGCAAGCGCGTTAAGAGACCAAATGCCCTCCTCCATGTAGAGGGTTCTCGCCACATCGGGGTGCTTGCCGATTGTGGCATAAATGGTACATTGCTTGTACCCAAAGGCCCGAGGGCCAAATTTCTTGTCGCCCATCCAAGATTTGAATGAGGTGTAGTTGCCGAGATTGGCAAGGTTGCTCTCCACTACCGCGCGGAGGGCAAGTACTGCCTTTCCTACCGCGATGTATCCGTCCACAATGGACGTGTGTTCGCGGTGGCAAGCAGCGGTTAATTCTCTTTCCGCGTCCGACACCATGGACGCGAGGGTGGCTTGTTCTGTTGTGGTCAACCAAATGCCCTTAACGTCTTCGATTACGACTTCAGGGACGATTACTGCGGTGGATACTGATTTCTTTGACATGACTAAAAAATTGATAGGTTACTGCCTTTGGTGGTGTTTCTCGTGTCCCTACTTTCAAAAGCATACGCAAATTTACATACTTATTCCGATATACCAAACTTTTTACCTAAAAAAATTCACTTTTTTTGAAATTTTTTTTTGGACCACTCAGTTACCTCCGAGGTAACTACACATATATAAAAAAACACAATATAACAAAGGGGTATCATATAATGATTATACATATATGTGTGTGATGTTGTGAGAGACAACCTATAGTGCTATGTGACCATGATGTGTATCATATTATGTATATTCATATATGTTTGATGTGTATGGTATGGTATGGTATGGTATATACTTTATGGTTTCATATGTGTATACTATATGCCATGAAACCAAAAACCAAAAACTCCATGTAGGGGGTAGGTTGAAAACGCGCACGTGGGGGTGGGGGGCACTAGGCTTGGGACCCCACCTCATATATGTATATGTCCAGAAATGTTGTGACTCTTATATATGTATATGTCCGAAATTGGGTAGTCGGTATTGTGTCTGTCTTATAGTCAAAGGCTTTATATGTAGCGAGGGTGGGGCGGGGGTATTTTTTATAGTGTAGTTTCTATGGTTATTTTGGTATAGGGGGTTATAGAATAAAAAAAAAGCCCCAATATACGTTTTATTGTATACCGGGGCTTTTGTTAGTGTTTCCTTTTATTTGTTTATGTTACCTTTTGTAGGTATGTCTTTACTATATAGAATATGGTAGTTAGTAGTATTGTGGTTAGTACCAGGTTTCTTTTATTGATTTTTAACCCGCCGCAGCAGGACTGCTCAACGTACTTGTCTAATACATAGACAGAGAAAAAGACAAATATTACTATAAATAATGTACTCATTGTTCATTTATTTTTTCCTTTTTATTCTGTTCTTTAGGGAGAGTATAAGGAGGTTCAAAGAAAGCGTCGTACTCCGTAAAGGTATATTCAGTATACATACGTAAGAACCTAATCGTTTGTACCCTTTTCTTTTTTATGAACCTCTTTATAAAATTAAACATAAACTATCTTATTTATTGTACTCAAAGTCTAATATCTTTCCTACTACATCTGACCTGTGGTTCTCGTGTAGTTTTACCCATTTTATTTCCGGGATTCTTTTAGATAACTCAATGGCATAGGATAAACCGTTGTACTCATCCTTGATATCCTTCTGCTCGTTGTCACCTATGATGATAATACGACCACCCTTACCAAGCCTCGTTAACAAACCAAGCATTTGGTGCTTACTCGTGTTTTGTGATTCATCACATACAAGTATCTTACCTTGTTTAATTGTTTTACCACGGGCAAACTGTATTGCGAAACCCTCAAACCTTCCCTCTTCCATTGTCTTATCAATCTTTGTTCGGTCATAACATTGGTACAGGTTGTCCTTAAAAGGATCCAAGTAGGGGTCTAGTTTTTGGTCTAAGGTTCCTGGAAGGAAACCAAGGCTGTCGCCCATCTGTTGTGTCGGTCTTGTTACGTAGACTTTGTCAACATCCTGCTTAAAGATTAAGTCTAAAGCTGTTTGAGCGGCAGTTAAGGTTTTACCACAACCCGCACGTCCTGTTATGATTACTATTTCATTATCCATTATAAGCCTCTTAGCCTCCTTCTGCTCATCGTTTAGGTTGACTAAGTACTTAATGTCGTTTTTTCTTTCTCTAGCACACATTAGTTAATCAATTTATATTTTTTAATTACTTCTTCATCCGAAAAAAATTGCCTTTTTATTTTATTTAACTCGTCATACCATACGTAAACATCTTCTCCTTTTTTAATTTTAGCTATATCTGCTTTGGATAAACCAATTTGCATATATTGGGCGTATATATCTTCGTTCATAACTTCTAGTAATTCTTTAGCCTTAGAACCAAACACACCTTGCCTAATTGTTCCTACAGTAATGTCCGGAGCATGGAACATAAACCCTCTAAAATACTTTTGCAAAAATATCGGACCCTCATAATCACAAAGTAGTAATGTACCGGCACTAGCAACAAAATCATAAAGAGTTAATTTTAATGTATCTGTTTTACTTCTGTAATTAAGAAAATCAATTAATATATTCATTTCATTAATTACACCCCCGTCAGTAGAGAAATATAAATTAACAAATGGGTAGCTATTTATTTCATCAATTACACTAGCTACGTTTTCTGTGTTAATTGAACTATTAAAAATAACTGTGTGATCAAAGGTCATTTTTTAAATCTTTTGAGTTTCTAAAAACAATTGAATATCTTTTTTGGGATGCCGTTAAAGAGTGCTCCCAGTCGTACCTTAATTCGTCACTGAATTTGCATAAAGAATATCTTGGTAAATAAAAGACTTTTGTAATTAATTTATCACCTTCTCTTTTTCTGAATTTTATTTCAGCCGGACTTAATAAACTAATTATAATTATTTCTTTTAAATCTAACGGATGATCTACGTGCCAATTTATTGTTTGATTAGGATAGTATTCATTTATTGTTATTGAGTCATAAACAAATGTATCTTTGAACCTATCGAATATATCTGGAATTGTACTTGAAATAATATTATCATTATACGGTCTGTTATGCCCATACCTGAGTATTTGATTTCTTCCTTTTCCATTTGCTAATCTATTTGGAATTAGTTTTAGTACTTCATTCTCAAAGTACTCATCTACATAATCCTCGATTACTTCAATCGTTTTAATTTCCTGTTGAGCCAAATCCTCCATCTCCTCTTTGTGTTTCAGTTAATTCATCTGCTTCTTCAAATTCAATTTTAGGGTAAGGTATAATAATCATTTGACCAACCTTATCACCAACATTGTAAGAATTAGTTCCACTAATATATTTAAACCTAAACTTTATTTCTCCACGGTAACCACTATCAATTACACCAACAGAGTTGGTAAGAAGCATACCTGTTTTTGAAATAGAACTTCTTGGGAAGATTAAGCCTACATATCCTTCTGGTATTTCTACACAGATTCCTGTTCCGTATTCAAAATATCCGTATTTATTATGGTCTTCTACTGTAATCCATGTTGCAACTAAATCTAAACCAGCGTCACCTGAATTTGCATAAGATGGTATTACGGCTTCAGGGACTAATTTTTTAATTTTTACTTTCATTTCTAAATTTTAAATTTTAAAAATACCTGCACTTATCGTTGATTAAACTCAGAACACTAAATATAACGTCTCAAGGTAATAGTGCGGCAGGGTTACGACTTGTACAATCCTTCTAATTAAGCTTCACAACTTACGCAGTCGTTGATGTTTCTGGCAAATGCCTGGGCAGAGTTCTCTGAAAATTGATAATACAGACTCTTTATCCCTAGTTCCCACGCCTCGATGTAAAGCTTGTTAATATCCTTGACAGGTGTGCTTGGGTGTACAGCTAAGTTAAAACTAATACCTTGATCGATATACTTTTGCCTAGCTGAGTTTTGTCTTACAAGCTCCATTTGGCTTACTTCGACAAAAGTCTTAAAGACAAATTTCTCCTTGTCACTCAGAAACTCAAGATGCTGAACAGATCCATCTTTAGATAGAATGCTATCCCACACATCTTTAGTATTCATCCCTTTAGACTCCAGGAGTTTTACCAACTCTGGATTCTTATACACTGTTTTGGACTTAGCCAAATCTTTTATAAAGTAGTTTGATTTAATAGGCTCTATGCCCATAGAAACTTGACCTAATATAAAAGATGACGATTTTGTTGGAGCTATAGCTAATGTTGTTACATTCCTTCTGCTGCTTCCTTGCAGCAGTTTGGGTACTCCATAAATACCAGCTAATTCTTCAGTTGCCTTATCGGCACAAGATCTGATATTCTTGAACATCTGCACATTGATTAACTTAGCGTCCATTGATTCAATAGGAATCATATTCTTTTGCAAGTAAGAATGCCAACCAAGAACTCCCAAGCCTAAAGCTCTTTGTTCTTTAGCAAACTTAACTGCCCTTTTCATAAATGGGATTGATCTAGCTTTTCTTATAAACTCAGACATCACTGCATCCAAAAAGAATACCATAGTCTCAACTAAATCACTATCCTTCCACTCATCGTAATGATAAAGATTTAAAGATGATAAGCAACAAACAAATGACTCCTCAGAATTTGAATTTAAGAAAATTTCGGTGCAAAGATTTGACGCTACTATTTTCTTTCCGTTTTCTTTATACTCCTTTGGAGCGTTATTGTTTGCATTATCTATAAAAATAACATAAGGGAATCCTATGTCTGATCTGCTGGATATTACTTTAGCCCATATTCTTCTTTTATCCTTGTCACCATCAATCATGCTTTTCATAAAGTCATCAGTGACTGTTACCCCATATTGCAGATTTTGAATAGGATGACCCTCATGTTTAATTTGTAAAAACTCTTCTATGTCTTTGTGTTCAATAGGAAGATATACGGCACAAGCACCTCTTCTAGTATCAGCTTGTTTTGCCACATCAACCATTGTGTCAGTCAGTTTAGCAAAGTTAACAGGCCCATCTGAAAGACCTCCGCTTGTTATAACCGAACCCCTTGGTCTCAGATCCCCAAGATAAAGAGATGTTCCGCCTCCTTGCTTAGACATCATACCTACCTCTGAGTTTGAATACAGGATACCTTCCATCGTATCTTCGCTATAAGAACCATAGCAACTAATAGGTAAAGCTCTCAGCCCGAAATTAGCCCACACAGGAGTGGATAAAGAAATCCAACCCCTTGACATATAATCTTCAAACTTATCAGCATACCCTTCTATTCCAAGAATACGCTCTGCCGTATCTGCAATTTCTCTAACTCTCTGCTCTGCTGTATTCCCTTCTTGTATATAACCTCTTGATAGAAACTCCCGGCTTTCATCATTAAGCCAATAATATTTAGAATAAGTCATCTTCTGTAACTGATTTAGATTTTTTATTATATGCGTTACTAGTCTTGTTAAAGAAGTCATCCTCTTTAACAGATAAAAGTTGTACTTCAAACCACTCTGTAGATTCAAGTAGCTTTTTATCCACTTCAAAAACAGGATCAAATTTTCCGTTTTTTAGAACGACATTAAACCTATTCTTAATGAATTCTTTTACAACTTCTTTTGGGAGAAAATCTAAATCCCCCTCTTCGTACATCCAGTCAACAATTTCACACTCAGCTTTAAAAGCTTTAAGACACGCACTCTGAATCATTTCTACCATATCTTGGTCGAACCAATCAGGATGCTCAGATCTTATTATATTGATTATCTCTGCACCAAATAGGCCATGTACTTGCTCCTCAAGAGAAGTTGCCTCTACAACGTTGCTAATGCCCTTTAAGAGGTTCTTTTCTTTATTAAAGGCCATGATAATCAAGAACTGAGAAAATAAAGACACATGCTCTATAAACATAGAGAACAACAATATAGTCTTAGTATATACTCTATCGTCTTTACTTCTTGTGCCATCTAAATACTTTGTGAGATATGCCACTCTACCTTTTATAGCCGGTACTTCTAATATCTCTTCAAATTTGTCGTTAAGACCAAGAACTTCTAAAAGTTGTGCATACGCTCTTTCATGCCTCACTTCAGATTCAGCAAATGTCATACCAACTACAGCCACTTCTGGCTTAGGCAACCTTTTATACAGGTCTGCCCAATATGTTTTAACATTTGTCTCAATTTGAGATATGGCCAGCATAGCCCTCTCGATAACAGATCTTTCGGCTTTTGAAAGCCTTACTTTAAAGTCTTGGATGTCTTCAGTGAAATTAAATTCACTTACAAGCCAATAAGACTTATTAATTGAGTCTGCATAAGGTATCAACTGTGGATACTCAAATGGCTTGAAATTTACACGTTTACTAAATATACTCATTGTTAACTAATTTTAATCCAGATTCTGCTATACAAATAGCATCACAAACATGCTCCATTCTACCTTCTACTAGGGAGCCGTCTTTCTTTCTTTCAAACAAGAAATTTGGGTATTTGTTTTCACAATATGCCATTATTTCTTTTTTTGTTGCATTTTTATTTCCAATAGCATCAAGCTTTACGGCAGATGCAGTGACAGTGACTACTTGACGGCACCTTAAATTTAATGAAGCTATAATACAACAACTAATTCCAACACCAATAGAAGCATTTGACGACTGAGAACCAGTAGGTAACTCTACAAAACAGACATCTGGATTTATTTCGTCTAATATATCTTTTAAAGATCGCAGTATAGTCGTAGATCTATGTATAAGATCTGGTATTACTTTTTCACCTTTCTTTTTTTCTGTGTGTATTAGTTTGTAATTATAAAAATTCATGGAGTTGTCTGGGTATATATCCCCCCATACAATAGCTGTATTAGACAAAGAGGGATCTACAGAAAGGAAGGTTATGACAGGATCTATAAACATTACATATATTATTTTGACAGAACAAGTTTTTTGTTCCCGGAAACTAAATGAATTTCGCAATTAGACATTTTTAAAACCTCCCACTTTTGATTTAATATATAAAGACTACACACACTAGGTAATATAAAGGTAATAAATTTTTTACCACCCTCTTCTCCAAACAAGAAGTAACCGCCAAATATATAACCTGGGCAAGTACCGTCCACAAAATCAGAACACCCAAATTCTGGATTATCATTCAAGATAAACGAGTGGTTAGTAAATACGCTTATATGATTTACACCTTCATAGTAGGAACTAACTCTCCACAAGCCAAAAATCTCACACTTTAATTCTTTTTCAGGAGTATAACATGTAAATAGAAAAAATAAAGGTATTAAAAATAAATATTTCATTTTTTATTATTTGTACTCGAAGTGGGAATCGAACCCACACTCCCTCAATGGGAACAGGATTTTAAGTCCTGCGTGTCTACCTATTCCACCATTCGAGCTTATTATTTATTCTTTTAGGAATCTATTTTGTGGCGGGTGCTTTGGCTTAGGTGTATATTTCTTCTTCTTATATGAAGATTTGTTTTTTCTTTTTGTGTTAAATTCATGCAATGTATTATTCATGTCATTATTCACAAACTCTTTTAACCTCCTATATATCCTATCAAAATGAAGGGCCGGATTCCACAATTTATCATGTAATAAAGGTCCTTTCTTTTTTATTCTAAGCCTGTCTTCAGATATTTCAATTAGACCCGCGTATTCAGGTATGTCTTTTAAATCCAACATATCAAAAGGAGTAACATAAAAAAACCTATTAGCGCAATCTACACCTGCTTTTAAATTTTTATGTTTTTCTTCTTTTTCAAAATCATCAAAGAAGTCAAACTTTTTTGTCTTTATCTCAAACTCCCAGCAATGACCGTTCTCTAAAAAATGTAACGCATCTATCTCATTATTACCGAAGAAACAAATATTATGAAACAAATACTTATGAGTAGTAAAATAATAATCCCACAACCTGGCTTGCATCCATTTTTCTGTATAAGAACTCATATCTCATTATTTTCCTTTTTCTACAAACTCATACTTTATATGAGGCTTGTTTTTTTCTTCTAGGATGTTTCTAAGTCTGATATTTTCTAATATCGTCTCTAATAATGTATTTGTTAAACTCTCATTTTCTCTTTTAAGATTCTTTATCTCCTTTTTCTTTTTCATCTATTATCTTTTTTATTTTTTGACAACCTTCATAATCTTCATTTTCTAAAAGCTGTTCAAGTAACATATTTAATTCATCAACACTTAAATCTTCAATATCTTTACCACCATCTATTCCAAGAGATTTTCCTATTGTTGGCAAAATATATCTTACAAAATAATCACTTGCAATTGCAGAAGGTATATCAACTGTTAACGACACTCCGGCATATCTAACTTTTATTAAACCATCTTCTTCAAATTTTACATGAAAAGAATCATCAATAATATACCACTTGTCTTTTTTTAAAGTTTTAAAAAAGTCAAACATTTATTTAATTTTTATTTTGAACAAATCTAATGAAGATGTTATGTAAAGATCTCTTGTGTATATGTTGTTATCTTTTTTTCTATAGACGGATCTTCTAGAGACCCTATCTTCAGCAATTGATTTGCTCATGGGTTTTAAATTTTTAGAACAATTTATGTCTATAAGTAGATATTTATTTATATCTCTTTCTTTAGACTCTTTTCTCCACCTAGTTATTGTGGATTCTGATATATTCATTATCCTAGATATCTCTGCATTGAAAGCCCTTCCAGAAACGGAAGTGTTACCAAAAGTGTCAATTTTCTTTTCTGTATTAAGCAAAGCCCTAGAGCCCACCCTGAGTTTATCCCAATTGACTTTTATTTTCTTTCCCAAAGAATCTATCTTAATTCTCTTTTTATCTTTTATAGAACTTTTTACATCAAGTAAATACTTTTCTGTAGTAGCTATTAGCATAGCTTTAAAACTAGATATATCAACTAAGTTCTCTTCTGATAGATTGAAGTATATATTTTTACAACTGTATTTATTTAAAACTTTTCTATAGTTAACTACTTTCTCTTTAGTTACCCAACCCATTTTTAATAACTTAGGAAGGACATCATATTTTTCTGTTTTTGAAAAAGTAAAACCTAAATAAGAACCACCATTTAAAGCAGCATACATCCTAAGTCTATAGAACAAGAACAGTTCTACTACTTTGTCAGTATTTTGATTATTGAAATGTATGTTGCTTTTAATTATCATAATGCAAATATAAGTATATTATAAATACCGTGCTTCATATTAACAATATTTTAACAAACTTACAATTCGTTGATTTCCAGTTCATTCTAAAATTGAGCAGTATAAATAAACTCAGGGTATTAATTATAGTATAACCCACTAATGTTCTTCCATGCTTCTTGAAAGCTATCCATAAGTATACTATCATACTTAGCAGGATACATCTTAGCTTTATTAATATCATAATTTAAGTAATGAGTAAAAGAGCAATACCTAGGTGTGAAGCCGTGCGTTGCCATTAATTTAGCCCCAAACATTACTTGAAGTTTATACTTATCTTCAGAACTATCGTATATGTTATGAAGAGGTTCCTTTAGAAAAGATGAAGTATTTTTATAAGGTCTTTTTTTATTTGTCTTATAATCATCAACATCAACATATCTAACTCCATCTACAGTTTCAATAAAACACCTGTCTATCTGTGTTACAAAAGTTGCATTCTGCGGCATAGTGAAATCCCACACTAGAAGTTCAGGATAATACCCATCTTCCAAATCTATTAAACAATCAAAAGCAGACTGATTATCGTATTCCTTTTTTATAGAAATAGTTTGAAACCTATCTTCAGTAAACGGATTAATCTCGTATCCTCTTGAGTATGAAAGATCTTCTTGCTCTTTATGAAATTTAGACCCAAGTATATTTGAGTAATCCCATTCATAAGATAGCTCATTTTTTAGATGAGTTATATCATCAGTTACAATACCTGATAAATAATCAGCCACTTCCTTTTGGTTTAGGTTAAACAACCTATTAAACTCTCCTTTAACCAGAGAATTGTATCTTTCATCACCAAGTAGAAGTTTATAAGCAGATATAGTTAGCTGATTCTCTCTGTCAAATCCTTTTGAAAAATTACTTATAAGCTTAGTCCACCCAACCAATTTGGTTCCCGACTCTAAATGTCTATAATCGTGAGTCTCTTCAGAAAAAATTATCATTTTTTGAAACTTTTTTTATGTTATAAATGTTACTATATAGTAACATTTTTAGTATTTACTTAGTTCAAACAATTCATAATTAATTGATAATTAATATTTTTTGACAACTACAACAAAAAAATTATAAATTAATTACTTGATTATCAATAAGTTACAATAGTTGTTGTAATTTTTAGAAACAATTTTTGTAAAAACAGATAAAAAACGATTTTTTATTATTATATTTGCATAAACATTTTACTGTGATCAATATAGTAAGGAATGAAATTAGGGATAAACAAATTTATCGGTGCACAGATAAAGTGTCTAGCGATAAGGAATACTTCTTAAAAGTAATAAGAATATTCTCTGCTGCTTTTTTAGACGGGGAGTTTCACCTTACTGATAGAGAATGTGATTTATTATACGGAATCTATCATTGCATATCTAAAGGAGATAGAGAAATTCTTAAAGTTGATTACATAGAGAAGTATTTTTCCTCTTTTAAAGATAAAAAAACAGTACAGGTATGGATTAATAGAGTAGAAAAAAAGGGTTGGGTAACGGAGTCTAATGGAAAATATTATATAGAAGGGCAATTTGAAAAGCTCGTACAGTTTAACATAACTGGATTTACAATAGATTTGATAAGAGATGAGATTAATTGATGAAATAATAACCCAAAGCGCTTACTTAGATTACGATAGCAATAGCCCAATAGAATATGTTGCATTAAGTATGGATGCTTATCTTCAGATATCTAGAGAGATCTTTGAAGAAACTGACAAAGAAGAAATAGGAGATAATGATATAGAAGATTTTCTCACAATGAAGTTTGTCTTAATGCCTACTTTAATAAGTATAGACTATAGGTTTCTAAAAGAGATAAAATTGTGAATGTAAGAAAAAATAGCAATTATCTTAATCAAACAAAAGAGCAGATTAAAGAATCAGCTGAGTTAGTAGATATAACAGTAGAAAGTGCTGAGAAAATAATAGATGATTTTTTCCTTATTATAAGAGACTTTCTTAATGACGAAAGGATGCCAACTTTTTATGTACCTTATCTTGGTAAATTTAGTCCAACTATAGGCAGTATAAGAAGGTCTTTGAGAATAACTTTTAAACTTTACAGATCCGGAGCAATACCAAGACACATCGCTGTATACAGAATAAAAAAGTTTTGGCCAATAAGATGCAGACTAATAAAAGAAAAAATGGGTAATCCGCAGCACGATAATTGGAAGAATATACCAATGAACTGGCAAAAAGACGGAATATATAAAGAATACACTGATGCATTAGAATATTATTCTAAAGGAGGCAAAGAAGAATGGGACAAGCAAAGAGGTGCTTATGATGGAAGGTTAAGAATACCTAAAACAGATAATGAATTTTGGCAATAAATAAAAATCAATGGGAGAGTACATTAATAAAGGAAGCGAAAAATTAAAAGGAGTTACATGGGATTATGTACCAAGGACAAAGTTTGCGGGTACTGAAATTACTTGGCAAAACAAAAGAGAAGTTATTAAAGAAAAAGCAAGAGAGTATAAAGAAAATAATCCTGAAGCCTCTACAGAAGAATGTGTAGAATGGGGAAGAAGATTTGCAAGGAAAGAACAAAAACACTTTAAATCTTACTTAAAAGGAAAAAATTCTTATTCGTATAAAGGTGGAAAATTCCTAGTAGAAGATCAAAGCAGATTAGAACATTTTATTAAAATGGCTCAAATGTTTGAACAACAAAACGAGGAATATCAAAAAAGTTTATTAGAGAATAATCAAGAAGAGGAATAAAATGGGTAAATTAGGGAAAGATTTTATATCGGAACAAGAAGTAAATTTTGCTATATCTGATTCGATTGAAACAAAAGGAATAGATGTAGAAGAATTTTATAAACAACTAGAAGAGTTTTATAAAGACGGATATTACAAGCAAAGATTTAAAAAATGTTCTTTATCAAATAAAATAGGAATAGAGATTTTTAAATTTCAGCCAAATAGAAGTTTAAAATCAAAACTCCTTACAGTAGATTTAACAGGATCTCTTATGTCTGTTGACAATGTTTTTGAATCAACACATATAGCAAAAGTAATTAAACTCCCAAAAGATAGCAGTAACTATGATTATTCAGAGGGTGATTTAGTTATTATGAGTTATTCAGATACTGTAGGACAAGATATTAATCCAGACTACGCATTCTTATTGCAATTTTCTCAGAGCAATATGGAGCCAAAGATGCCTAAGTCTGTTCCTCCTTTTACACATAGGTATGTAGCAAAACTTTTTGACAATGTGTTTTTACCTCCACATGAGTTTAACACAAAATCTGAAGATGTCAGCACGTTTGCTGTAGAGCCTTACAAAATAATCGGTAAATATGAAATATAAATTTAATGATATTATCAATCCAGTTAAATGGTGGGCTTTTTGCAAGTTTTTATTTAACAGCGTTTTTGGGGAAAGAGTTACACCAGAAGATAAACAATGGCAATCTGAGGTTATTGTCTTCAGAGGAATAATGTGCCCAAAATGTAAAGAAGCAGGAGCATGCATTGACTGTGGTTGTAACTGGGCTGGAAAAAGCGCTGACATGTCTTTAGAATGTAGCATGGGAAACTGGAAAGCAGTTAAAGATAAAGAAGATTGGGAAGATCAAAAGAATAAATATTTGAATGGATTAAAAATAGGTTTAGTTAAAAATGAGTAATGTAGTATTTGATAATATGGAATTTAACTTAGGTGATGTCCATTATAAGAGTGTAATAAACCTTGAAGCCGATTGCTTAGAAAATGCAGATAGAGTGCATTATATTAATGGAGGCTGTTGGTGCACAAAACCTTCTTTTGACGGAAAGAAGCTAAAAATAGAATTTAATGTAGAGGCGGCAGTCGGGAATCTCCAAAAAGGAGAATATAAATCTGTCCCAAAATATGTTGATATTTATTTGGATAAAGAAGTGAACCACTACGTACCTGACCCTCATACTATGAAAATGATAAATAACCCTGATAAAGTTGTAATTAAGATTCCTATTAATTTCAGGGCACACGGAGATTTGGGGTAATTCTCTCCACTTAGTTTTTGGTTATTTTGTCTCACCTCGATGAAGGGCGGTATCCTCTGCCGTCCTCATCTTTTTTTATTATGAAATCATACACAGAAAAATCTTTAAGTAAAAGGAAGGAAGAAAGAAAAGACTTCCCTGATTTCTATAAAAAACATATTGATATAATCAAAAATAATAAAGAGTGCTGTAAAGAATGTGGTATTAGACTACTTGGAGATGTTAGTGAAGTTGCGCATATATTGAACAAAAGCTACTTTAAATCTGTTTCTATTAATGATGATAATGTAATTTATCTATGCGGATGGAAGCAGAATAATTGCCATGATAAATTTGATAGTGGCAAAGAAAAAGAAATGAAAGTATTTAGCATTGCTAAAGAAAAGTTTAATATATTAAAGGAAGAAGTAAAAGAAAAAATCAATTATAAAATTTGGGATAAATATGGCAACTGACGTTTTAGATGTTTTAAAGAAACTAAATAAAGACAAAGCAGAGGAAGATAAAATTAAAGTAGCAAAGGATTTGCCTGACGAATATTTTGTTAGAAATGTTATATCAACTGGAAGCCCTTATTTAGATTACAGAATAAACAGAGAAATCGGAAAAGGTGGTTTAGTAAAAGGTTCTTTCAATTTATTAATAGGAGGAGAAGGATCAGGAAAAACTTCTATAGCTCTTTTAGCTGCGGCTAATGAACAAAAAGAAACTGGAAAATATGTAGTATTTTATGATGGAGAAGGGTCCATGAGTGAATCTTATATAGAGAGATTTGGAGTGGATAAAGAACTTCTAATATATAGAAAAGGAAGGAACTTAGAAGAAATGCTTGACACAATTGAGGCTTTATCTTTAGCCGATAATGTTGGCATGATTATAATAGATTCTATTCCTATCTTTGTATCTTCTGTTGTAGAAGAAAAAAGTGCAGGTGATAACACAATTGGAGTTGAGGCTAAGAAGTTTTCAGCCAGAATGACAATCATAGAGGGTAATTGTAGTAGGAGAGATATTTGTCTAACAGCTTTAACATTTTATACTCTTAATCCCGGAAGCATGGGCGACCCAAGAGTATTAAAAAGAGGTGAGTGGCAAAAGTATATGTCTAATTTAACATTAGAGTTTACTAAGAAAGATTTGATAAAAGATGAAAATGGAAGCCCTATTGGGCACATTATTGATGTTAGGACAAAAAAATCTAAACTTCAAGAGTATGACGCAAAAGATGCCTTTCAAATAAATTTTTATTATAAAAACGGATTTAATAAATACGATGAATACGCTTCAATATTTATTGAAGAAGGTTTAATAAAACAAGGAGGCGCTTGGTTTTCTTTTGCTGATGAAAATGGAGAAGAAGTAAAGTTGAATGGAAAAAGCAAAGTAATATCTTTTTTGAAAGAAAACGAAAATCATTTTCAAACACTATTAAATAGAATTGGAAAATGAGAGAGCTAAAAGATATACTTGAAGATTTTGATAATTTAAGACAAAACTTTAGGCATTTTACTACTAAAGGGGATGGGAATAGAATAACTCTAATTGAATATCAAGGAAGGTTTGTAGACTTAAAATCTGATTTAACATATTGGAAATCGCATTTTTTAAATGAGTGGACTAGAAGGGACGATAAAGCTGCCACAGCTATAAAATATAGGTTAGCTGGAGCAATTAGCAGAGGCGAGTACACAGACCACACAGGAAAACTATTAGACAAATGTTCATTATCGATTGCTGAAAAAATAGCTGCCGGTACAAAAGAGTATCAAGAATTTATTCAGCAAAGATCTCATTATAAAGAATACGCTTCAAATATTTCTGACAGAAGAGAAGATATTTTAAGTTATATAAACGAAATAAAGGACAGACTAAAGTAAAAACACTAAGTAATGAAACTGCACATTTACTCATCTAAAAATTTTCAAAACTGGTATTCTGATGAGCAGGAAATACCAGATAAATATTGCGTTGATAGTGATTGTGTAATTACTGTAAAAAGAAGAGAATTTTGCCCAAAGGAATGCGAATTAGATCGACCCTTTGGGCAAAATGCTTATGAGAAATCTTGTTGTAAAAATTGCTAGAATATGACACCAATAAGGGTAAAGGATATAACTAAAGACTTTTGGAATCAGAACCAGCAACTTTCTATAATGGCTCCGTTCTCTGATTTTAAAAAGGAAAAGAATTCTTCAAAAATAATGATGGCTATTTATTTGATTTATGATAGTAAATCAGATTTTATAAAAGCCGGAATGACGACTGATGAAATAATAAAAGACGTAAATAAAAACTATTTAGAAGACGAAAATTTTCCGTGGGAAAACTACCAAAAAATAGTTGACGCTTATAAAGAAAAATGCACATCTAGGCTTCATAAAAAAGTTATGAATATGCTAGATGAAATCGATGAGATAGAGAGATCAAGATCTGAGTTATCTTGGGACGACCCTAATGAGGCAGAATTAAAAATAAAACTTTTTGATGCTTCTAAAAAATTGTATAATGAAGCAATAGAACTTCAAAAGAAATTAAACGAGGAAGTTGCAGAGCTTGAATTAGAAGGTGATTATGTTCCTAGTTTAACTGAGGAGTTTAGTTTATGAGTTTACTAGATAGATATATAAATTTTGATAACGGTGACTTTGCTGTAGATTTATTTCCATATAAGATAAAGAATGTAAATAATTTCTATTTCAGAGAGCACCCTAAAAACCTAAACCCTAAAACATTTTTATATAAAAAATATTGGGAAGAATTCCTTAAATGTTGTTTAGAAGGTAGGTGGGTTGATGATGATGGCACATGGGTATACATGATGCCTAAATTATTTTTTTATATAAACTACGTAGTTATATCTGATGAGGACAGGGATAAAATAAACCCAAGACTTAGAGATATAGAAATGATAATGTATACATATTTTTTATGCTCAGAAGGTTTTTCTGGGTTTGATGAAGATGAAAAATATACATGTAATAAATATGTTGGAAAAATAGAAAGTGGAGAAAAATTACAGCAATACGAACAAGAAGAGTTAGATTTAGATTTATCTGCAAAAAATGAACTTGGTGAGTATAAAAAGTACGTAGACCCATGGACTTATTTAACAGAGACTTACTTATTAACTGATAATAGAAATAAACCTTTAGGTCAAGCATTGTATAATAATGGTTATTACAATGTTATGTTATTATCAGCCAGGGGCGTGGCAAAATCTTTTAATACCTTCTTAGGAGATTTTTTCCATGAATGGTTATTTGGAAATGTCCGCAGATACGAAGATAGGCATAAAATAAACAATGACGTTTTATTTGGTATAACGTCTCCATCTAGCAAAGCTTTGTCTAGAACTATAGCGAACTTGTCAAGATCTTATGTTCAAATGCCTGGACAGTATGAATTCCCTACAAAAAAGAAAGATAAAACTGTTAAGTACTGGGGTCCATTTTATAAAAATATAAGAGGTACTTGGTCTGTAAGTCAATCCGGTTCTAACATACAACATATTGTAAAGTCTAGGCAAGGTAAAGAATTGATAAACGGATCCCAAGTAAACATATCTTTAATGGGACCCACAGATTATAAAATATTTGCCGGAGACCGTTTTAGAAGAGCTTACGTAGAGGAGGTTGGTTTTGCCAATAATTTAAAGAAATTATTTGCAGCGACAAAAGATGCTATTACTCTTGGTAAAAAACAAGTTGGCCAGTTATTTATGATTGGTACTGGCGGAGATATGAAAACTATCGTAGAACCAAAAGAACTTTTTGAAAATCCAAGAGCGTACAATATTTTCCCTATACCTAATTACTGGTTAAGATCTGACGGTAAAGAATGTGGCCTTTTTATACCAGCTTATTATAAATCTGAACAATTTAAAAAAGACGGTAATACTAATTTGTATGATTCTCTTTTTGATATTATAAAGACGAGAGAGAATGATAAGGCTATAAAGGATTCTGCCACATTTGGCATGGATATAATGTGGAATCCTATATATCCAAAAGAATTACTTAGGCCATCACATAGATCTATTATTCCTGTGCAGGAACTATCTGAGCATAGAGAATATATAGTGACAAACGATGTTTTCAAAAAAGTAGCAGCAATAGGTTCCTTTAAGTATGATATGTCAGGTGAAATAAAATTTACACCTGATCTTGAAAAAACTTTAACACCTATACTAGACTGGGGAAGAGATAAAGATTTAGAAGACACTACTGGCGCTTGGATCTTATATGAGGATAGACCTGAGTTTATACCAGAAGGTTTGTATTATGTCTTATATGACCCTTATTCTCAATCAGGAGCTGGTACTTCTTTGCAATCAATTCTTGTGTATAAACACAAATTTAAAGGGCATGGAGACAATTCTTTGGAAGATACTATAGTATGCTCTTATATAGGTAGATTAAGCGATCTAGACAAGTCTTACGAGGAAGTAATAAAAGTAGCTAGATATTTTAATGCAAAGATTTTCCCGGAAATGAATACAATGGGTTTTGCAGAATATATTGTGAGAAAAAACTTACAACATATGATGCAGAGAACTCCTATAAATATTTTAGAGACTATAAAAGGAAGTACACATAAAGCTCACAAATCAAGCCCGTATATTTTTGGGATAAAAGTAAACGAGGCAATGAATATATGGAGTATAAATAAATTGGCGAATTGGTTAACGGAAGTTATTATAGAGGATGAAAATGGATTACCATTAAAAAGAAATTATCAAAAGATAAAAGATTTAAGATTACTTTCAGAATTAATTAATTTTGATTTTGAAAATAAGCAAGACTTTGACTCTGTTTCTGCACTAATGCTATTACCATTTTTATTATCTGATTTAGAAGGTTCAGTTGTAGAAATACCGTATGAGGATGATGACGATCCTTATGCAAAATACAATATAAAACCTGTTATGGAAAAAAATTTAAAAGCTAAAATTAACCAATACTGATGACAAATCTTTATGACGGTAATATAAAACCGACCGCATCTAGGTACGAAAAGGAGAAGAATAACTTTGAGCGTCAAATATCCATTATGGATTATTATGACACTTATTATGGTGACTATAGAGATGATGATAAGTTAAAAAAGTTTGAAATAAATTACGACTTATCTAACGGTCGATTAGATACTTCTTTGTATGAGATAGAGGATTTCTGTATGATTGGTCAGGAGAAAGTGACTATATCAAGAGGAGAAATACCTCATATACCTATTATAGCTCAAGTAGTTAATACTCTTAGAGGTGAACAGCTTTTAAGACCATGGAAACTATCTGTAGAAGACGAATCTCCTTTAAAAGAATCTATACAAAACGAGGAGTATAGAAAGCTTTTTAAGAATTACATACAGACAAATATTATAGCCCCACAAGAACAACAAGCTTATCAAAAACTAAGTTCTGAAATTCAGAACTTAGATACTAGTTTGTTATCCCCAGAAGAGCTACAGCAAATACAGGCGGAAGTAGAACAAAAAGTTCAGGCAGAGGTATCGTTTAATACTCCAGAAGAAATAATGGATTATATGCAAAACCAATACCAAAACCCAATAGCTAGACAAGCCCAAGAGATTATGAATTATTTGGATAAAAAATTCAGGCTTAAAGATATTGAGGTTGAGGGTTTTAGTCATATGGTTCCTACTGGTGAAGAGTATTATTACGTTAATATAGGTGAAAGAGGGTTAGAGTTTGATATGATTCCTCCAGATTCTATAACATACGGTGGACCAGCAGAAGAAGTTTGGGTACAAAATATGGATTGGGCTAAAAGAGAAAGATGGACAACAATAACAGAGATAAGACATAAATATGCTGAAGTATTAAAGTCTGAGCATATGAAAGAGTTGGATAAAATGTATGAACCAAAATTTGGATCTAAACATTATGACAACGATAAGAGTCCTTTGACAAAAAGATACATGTTTGAATTGTCCAGAGATCCAGAAGGAATACAAGAAAAATTTGGAAATCAAGACTATAGAAAAAAAGAGAACTTTAACAATATAGCCTCTGCCTATGCAAATATTCAAGCTAGATGGGGTCTAGATGTAGACTTCTCTGAATTTGCTATTAGAGAAACTCATATAGTTTGGAGAGAGGACAGGTTAATGTACAGAGTGTACAGATTAGAAAATGGTAAAGTAAACAGATATTATTTTGACGAACATTATGTTCCAACAGAAGAAGATCTAGAAGTCAAAAAGATAATCGCACCTGAAATTTGGGAGGGCACAAAGATAGGAACTGAGGATCCTATCTACTTAAACATAAGACCTTTAAGAGGTCAATATTCTTCCAATAATGACCCATATTTTGTACAGCTTCCATATATAGGCAGAAAGTACAATACTTATAGAGGAAGATCTAAAAATCTTGCTATTGTTGATTTAATGAAACAATTCCAAAGAGACATAGATACTGAAATGGCAGCATTAAGAAAAGATCTCGCTACTAACATAGGAAAGGTTTTTGTAATGCTTATGAACTCTAAGCCTCAAAACATGACCTGGAGCACTATGCTACAAATAGCTAAAGATCATAATATATTAATGATTGATCCTGTTCAAAGAGGTTTGAGTGGTGTTGACCCACAATTTATGAGAGAGGTTAATATGTCTAAAATGAGTGAGATTGCCGAAAGGGTAAATCTTATAAAAGAAATGACAAATAATCTTTATCAAGTTGCTGGGTTTAATGCTAATAGAACGGGTCAAGGAGGGCAGTATGCAAATGCCATGAACATACAGACTCAACAACAATCCTCGTATAATCAAACAGAGCCTATGTTTGAGACACACAGGATTATTGTAGAAAAGGCTTGCGACAGGTTGATGAATTTAGCAAGAGTATATTATAAAGATAACCAGGAAGAACTTAGAAATATACTATCTCCAACTTCTTATGCAGAATTAGAATTTGGTTATCCTTTTTGGTATTCTTATTTTAACGTAAGATTAGAAAATTCAGGAAAAGTAGCCAGACAAGTAGAAATGCTAAAGCAATATATGCAAGCATTTATACAAAATGGTATGGAGCCTATTGATGTTGTACATTTGGCTTTAGCTGAAACTAAGAATGATCTTATGGATATTCTATCTAAGATAGACAAAAGACAAAAAGAAGCAGCACAGCAAGCACAGCAATCTCAGTCAGAACAAATGCAACAAGCAATGGCTATGGAAGCAGAGCAAGCTCAAGTTGAAAGAGACTTCAAAATGGCCATTAAGAAAATGGAACTTGATGCTTCTGATATTAGATCTCAAAGAGACTCAGAGAAATTTAGAATTGCTGCTGACGTTGACTCTGACGGCAGGTCAGATCTTCTCGAAGCTAAGATGATAGAAATAGAACAAAGAAAGAAAGAACACGAAGATAAAATGGAATTGGCTAGACAGAAAAACGCAGATACTCAGGTCTCTGCAAGAATCTAAAATACGCCAATTCCCCGATTGAGTAAAATTAATTTTTAAATAACAGCCAATTTTGGCAAAACATGTATTATATTTGCATTTGATATGGACACGACTGTATTAGAAAAAGAAACAAGCGTAGAAACTGCACAAAATAACTCAGAAGATTCTGTAGAGTATAGAGGTGGCGGTTTCAATAAGTGGGGAGTTAACGTAGAGAATAACAGCAAGTCTAGCAGACATTCAGCTTTTCTTGATGAAGAACCATCAGGAGATGATGGATCAGAGCCTCCTATAAATATGGACCCAGGCCAAATAGGCCAAATAGCTTCATCCATAACTCCGACAGAAGAATCTGTTGAAGCAGTTAGTACTCCAGAGAGTAATGAAGAAGTTACCTCATCTGACGAGCCACAAACTGAAAACTTTGCATATTATGTTGCAAAGCAAATGATTCAAGAAGGAGCACTTCCTAATTTTGATGATGTTGATGAAGATATAACTTTTGAAGATATTTATGAAAATTATAAAGTAGTAACTGAAGAAAAAGTAAAGACTCAAGTATTAGGTGAAGTACAAGCTACTTTGCAATCTGCCGGAGTCACAGATGAAAATTTGGTATTATTACAAGCAATACAAAACGGAGTTCCGTTAGATGAGTTATATGAAGTAAATAAATATCAAAAGTATTCTCAGTTTGACGACTCGGCAGATTCTGACTTAAAACTTGAAGTTATAAAAGAGTGGTATAAATCAAGAAATTTATCTGAGAGAGAGATTAATAGAAATCTAGAGGCTATAGAATTATCAGATGAAATAGACACTGAATTTGATGATGCTAAAAACTTCTTCGCCCAAACATTAGAAGAATACCATAAAGCTCAAAGACAAATAGCTTTACAAGAATTAGAACAAAGAAAAGCAATTCAACTTAGAAATGCAGATGTTTTAAATAAAGCTGTAACTCAGGGGGTCTTAGCAAATGAAAGATTAACCTCAGAACAAAGCCAACAACTTCAAAGAGATATATACGAAAGGAATAAAGTGTATAATATTGAAGGACAACAAGTTCCGCTATCTCCATTTGAAGAATTTATGTATTTAATGAATAATGATTTTGAGTTTCAGCTTTTAAACTTTAAAAATTTTAGGTTTAAAAACTCTGAAGCAGAGATGTTAAAAGTACAAGCTCAGGAACAAGCTGACAAAGATTACTTAGAGGCTTTTAAAAAAGCTCAGGGAAAATCAGCGATGAAGGGCTCCTTAAAGAAAAAAACGAATAATACTCAAGATGGTTATACCTCTTATATAAACGAGACTGGAGGTAGGAGCTATGAGTTTTAATAAAACATGACAAAATAACTAAAACTAAAACTTAGAAAAAATGAGCGGAATTAGAACTAAACCGTTTCCATCCAAATATATCGTTGAAGAGCAGTATGCTAATGACGATAAATTGTTTAGCGGTCACTTTAGGTATGAAAACTTGCTACAATCAAAAGGTGGAACAGTACACGATTACACAGACTTAACAGAATTAGCTAGAGGTTTCTACGCTAGAACTTCTGAAACTCTTTCTGAGAATACAGCTCCTTGGTTACAATGGATCAAAGGAACTGGCGGAATGAAAGACGTTACTACTCAGAAAGTTCGTTGGAGACACTACGGTAAGCCAAAGAGAAAATTCATTTCTCAGGGTAACCCAAACACATGTGAATATATTGGAGCAGCTGGCTCTACTTTTAAAGTAATTTTTGATGTAGACCATTTCCAGCCTTCTGATGAATTAGCACCAGTTGAAAACGGACGTGCTAAAATTATTATTGAATCTTACGCTAGAAAAGTAGCCGGTGGTTATCAGTATGATGCTGTTTTAGCAAACCCTGAAACACACTTGCCTAAAGTTTATTTACAAGGAAAATTCTGGACAAGAGCAGGTCAATCTTCTGCATATTTATCTCCTATTACAGGACGTGCAGGTAGCTTCTCTTTCAGCTCAGGTTTTGCTTATATCGAATTTGAAGTTCCTTTACACACTATGACTAAGGAGTTCTCTGTAGACATGGAGACACACCTTAAAGAAGGTTCTTTGAAAGTTGGTTGTAAGTATGACGATAATGTAATCGAAGAGAAAATTACAAATAGACTTGAGATCGAGTTTGATGCGGCTTTTGAAAAAGAAATGGAGCACATCCTCGTTCACGGAGAAATGACAAACAACAGGGTTGATCCTGTTAATAGAAAGCCTATTACAACTTCTCCTGGTCTTTACGCATATTTGGAAGAATCCAATATTATTAAGTATAATCCATTTGTCAACAGCGTTGACATGATCATGGACCTTATCCAAGTTTACTGGTACGACCGTGTACCTACAAGCAAGAGAAATCTTGTATTGATGACTGGAGAAGCTGGTCTTAAATTGTTCCACAACTGGTTGGTTGAGAAGTTCGGATCTATGCCTGTAGAAATTGAGCACAACTTCGTACTCGATTCTTCTAAGTCACATGACATGGCTAAGAGAGGATTTGCTCTTGGTGGATTCCAATTTACAAAGTACCACGTACAGCCATTTGGTAGCGTTACAGTAGGTCACTGGCCAATGCTTGATGACACATTGTTTGATGCTAAGACAATGCCTGGAAGTATCTATACAGTTCGTTCTCACGAGTTCATCGCTATGGACTGGGGAATGGGCGAGCCAAACGTAACTCTATTAAAGAATACTCAGAGAGATAGAGATTTGATCGTACCTGGTTACTGGTCTCCTTGGGGTGCAGTTGGTTTAAAGAACCCTTACTTCAAGACTGTTGGTCAACCTGAATTAGAAGATACTTATTTAGTTCGTAAGAGTAGAACTTTCGGTCTTGCGGTTATGGATGTATCTAGAATCTTATTGTTCAGACCTTCTGTAGGATAATAAAAATTATTATATAACTTTAAAATAAAGGTGGAGGCTTAACGGCCTCCACCATTTTTAGCTATGAAAACAATGAAGAAAATTACATCTGCTACCACTAAGATGAAATCTGGCGGTAAAGTTAAAAAAATGCAATCTGGCGGTGAGGCTGTTTTGGTAAAATCTGCACCAAAAGATATGTCTTTGAAGAATTATGTAAATTCTCAAAAGAATAAGACTGCAAAAGATAAACTTAAAGATGCACAATCATCTAAAAAGATGATGAACGGTGGTTACGGAAAAAAGAAAATGAAATAGTATGAAAGCTAAAGGACCTTGCAAACCTTGTGGAAGACCAAGGTAAGCTAACTTAATTAAATAAAAAATCAAAAAGGGGAATGGAAACATTAATAGTAAGAAGAAAAAGCGATCTAAGTAAACTCAAGACTTCTGATGAAATTTATTATCAGGATTCAAAAGATTATACTAAAGATGGCGAAGCGATTGATACATTTAGTAAAAACAGTCAATCTGTAATTGGCACAATGTCTAATTTGACACCTCACTGGGACTACACTAAAAATGAGTGGTCTTTTTATGGAGGATTTCAATCTCTTTTAGAAATTGCTAAAAAATTGCAGCTAAGAGGTCAAAATAACGAACTACTTCTACCTACTGAGTATTCTTTAAAAAATCCAAATGATCCTTTCTTTGCTCATAAAAGTTTGTGGCAAAGTACATTCATGGAGGAAGGATCTAAGTATTTGACAGAAGAAACTCCTTTAGAGGAGTTCTATATGCGAGTTCTAAAAGGAAGAGAAGACATTGAGCAGCCAGATAGAGAGCCAGGAGAGCAATCAGCTTTTTTAACATCTGGTTCAAAGTTGGAGATTTTATCCCCAAGGGCTGAGTTAAAAGTACAATCAAATAAAATTGACGAGGAAGTAGAAGCTATTCTATTGTACGATTCATTAAGAAAGAATTTTGATAAGATGAAGAGGATTGTGTCTATTGCAGATCCACCATCTTATGATGAATCTTATAATGACCCAGTAGCCATGGCGGCTTTGTTAAAACACGAATTAGTTGACAATACTCAATACGTCACTAAATACGGGATGGAAGCTAGAAAATATTTTATGCATTTATGCAATTTGCCAAATGAAGATTTGGAAGTATATAGCAAAGTATTAAGAGCGGCTCAAGACGGTATTATTAGACGAAATAGTAAATCTGGGTATACAATGAAGGGTGAGTTATTAGCCGAAGGTTCTATCAGGGATGACAAGAAATTAGTAGAATTTTTCCAAAAAGACGAAAATATTTCATATTACTCCAAATTGGAGGATTTAATAGCAAATAAATAAATATGCCTATTAGCGCCAGAAAGCTTGTTTACGATACAGTTAGAAAACTAAATGGTTTAAATACTGGAATGGGGCAGTCTTTCAGCGTGTTAGACTTGGTCAGCGCTATTAATGATGCTTATGAAATTATTGTAGAAAATAATGTAAAGTTTACTGACACCAACTCTTTAATTAGGGACAATCTCAGAAAGCTTGAAATAAAAAATTACGAATTAGATTTATCTAACAAAGGTAATTACTATTTCGCAAAGTACCCGGACAATCTGTATAAAAGATTAAACCACGTAGCAGAAGTAACTTGTAAAGATTGTGATGGAACAAAAATTATAGTTCCAAGATTAGTACAGTCTGATGATTTACATGAAGCTAGAAAAAACCCATATAGAAAAGCTAATTATTATTGGGAACAATTAATAATGGATGAAGGTGGTGAGGGGTTATTTATTTATACTGACGGGGAAATGGAAGTAACTAAATTAACTATAGACTATTATAGACGTATAAACTACATAGAAGCACCTAGCTTGGTAGAATGCAATGACTATGTTTATTTGAATTATGATGACAACCTCATTTCCAATGATGTTAATTTTGATTTAGATAATACATATATAGCAAGGAAGGTAACTGATGTCGCTGTATTATTATTAAGAACTGATATTAAAGATACAGAAGCCTTCAGACTAAAGTTAGAAAGCATAATGCAAACAGACAAAATAACTTAAACTAAAAAAACTTAAAAAATGAGTTCAGAAAAAAGCGAAATCAAAAGACACCTAGTTACTTCCGGTAACTTTGCGTTCGTTGCAACAGGTACTCCATTATATAAACTTGTTAAGACTGGAGAGAAGTTCAAGAAGTACTATAATGTAGCCCCAGGTCAACCAGTTATGTGGGTTGAGGATACAGATTGCGGGGATATTCCTGATACAATTGCACCAGCAAACTTAACACTTGCTGACTTAGCTAATATCAAAATTGGTGTTGGTTACTCTTCACAAGGTAATGGCATGACTGATGCTATTAGACTTTTGTCACCTGTGAATATCCAAGGTTGTACAATCGACAAATTGGATGCTACTGATGCACAATGTGCAGTTCCTTGGATTAAGGCAGTTTATCCTGATTGCGTTAGCTGCGATACAGTTAGTGCCCGTGTTAGGGTTTACGACAACCAAAGTATTTCTTTCTCAGACCATCCGTTGAAAGCATACCAAGAATTTGTTGGATCTTACACTCCTGATTGCTCTTCTTGCAACGACTGTGAGCAGACAGCTACTTGCGATGAAATCGTTTGCGGTTTGGTTGATGCATTGAATAATGACACAGACCTTCGTATTGAAGGGGATCCATATCCACACTATTACAACACAGGTTTGGTTCGTCCTTACACTGCGTTTAAAATTCACAACACTTGGAAATCTTACTGTATTTCCCCATCTATTGGTGCTGATTGTACTGAGTGTAATTCAATTTCTGCATTGACTACATTTACAATTGATGGTGACAATTATAACTTCGATTTAACAGACCCATCAACATCTGGCGAAACACTCCAAACTTTGGTTGGTCAGTTAGAAGTTGCTGTTGACTTAATTAACGAGAAATTTACAGAAGTTTTAGGTCGTCATGCTGGTAAGGCATTCCTCTCTAAAGGAGAAGGTAAGTGCTGCCCATTGCAGTTGTTTGTTACTACTTGTGACAGCACATTTGCTATTGCAGGTTTAACTCAGTGCCAAGATGCAGTTGACCAATGGCCTGATTTCGTAACTAGCGGTTACTGCAAGCAGTGTGGTTCTACTGAAGATACTACTACTCCTAACTGCGGTATTGGTGTTTTCGTTAAGCCTGATGTTGAGCCTTGCAATTGCTGGGAATTAAACCAGCCTAAGCAGTTCAACAGCCGTTGGATTGAAATCGACATCTTGTCCGGAACTGGTAACGATAATACACCTAAGTACACTAAAAAGGCTACACTTCTTGAAGGTCAAGTTGCGAGCAACTACGGATCACAGATTCAGTACCTTGAGTACGCACACAACATCGATGCTATCGGATTTGAAGGTTTCGATTATGAAATCGGAAATGAAGTAGCCGGATGGTTGGGAGTTCCTAATAAGAGGTCCAGAATTAGAAAAGCAATTACAGCAGACTGCGAAAAGTCATACTGTACTTATTATATGAGACATAAAGGCCAGACTGAAAAAGGTCCATTGAAGACATTCATCAATCTTTATATTGACGGATTCATTCACGTACCTGAGAATGACTTTACTACGAAGACAAGCATTAATGCCTTGTTCGACAAATTCGTTGACTTGGTTCCTCAAGAATGTAAAGTTCTTACAAGCGCTAGCTGCTACGTAGACTAAATAAATCCGTCCTTGAAGACGGCTTCCTTACCCCAATCCCAATTGATTTTTACAGGGGCCTAACCAGCCCCTGTTTTTTAGAAAAAAAAATACATGAAGTAAAATGAACAATATAAAATTAACAGGAAATTCAAAACTCCTAAAAAAGACAAAATCTAAGATCAATCCTAGAGAATTATCTCTTGCGCTGGCCGAAGCCACTGAATGTGGTAACGGCCTTAATCCGTTGAAGGGATATATTGTTCTTCCTAATTTTAATTCATCTTCAGGAGATGTTGACAATAGAGTAGCATTATATATTGTAGATGGAGAATTAGTAATTGAGCCAATCGAAGATGCAAAAGCAGCTATTTCTGCTTTCTGCTCAAACTCTTTAGTTAGCGCTACTGGAGCGTCTATATCAGGATGCTTAACTGGACAAAATTTAACAGTAGGCGGGACTAGACAATTAACAGCTTCAGTAACTCCTTCCACTGCGTTACAAACTGGTACTTGGACAACATCTAACGCGGGTAGAGCGACAGTTAACTCATCTGGATTAGTAACAGCTGTTGCAGCCGGTTCCGTGACAATTACGTTTACTTCTACTGATGGAGGATTTACGGCTACTTGCGCTATTACTGTGGTTGCTCCATTATAATTTTATAATAAAAATATAATAACATGACTAATGCTAATTGCTCCTGTATAAAAAGGGAGGATCAATCATTTGATTTCATAATCAATACTTATGATTGCAGAAGCTTAGTTATTACTGATTTAACAAATTGGATGATAGGTGATGGTTACGTTTTGCCAACAACGCACAACGTAACCGTTACCTTACCAACTCAATCAAAAGTAGATATAAAAATTATACCTAACTCAGTAACAAGTGTTAGCGCAAATACATTAGGTTTTGGCGAATGTCTAAAAGACGGTATATACGGCTTTTATACAGAGAGTTGCGGGTATAATTATAGTAAAGTAAAAGCTGTTGTCTGTACACTTAGGTGTAAATTAGATAATTATATATCTAAGGCAATGGATAAAGAAGATTGGGATAACATAACAAGAATCTCTAACCTTATCGATTTAATAGAAATCGATGCAGAAATGGGCAATGAAATAAATGCTAAAGAAATGTTTAAGATTGTGGATAAGGAACTTGATAAACATTCTTGCACTTGCTATTGCAGGTAATTTTAAATTTAAAGTAAAAAATAGAATGGCAAATATATATTCATGTTGCAATTGTTTTGGCAACTCTTTGACATTGAACAACAACTGTAATCCAACCTCAACTAGTGAATGTGGGGGTTGTTTGACTTTAGGTCATATTATGGTTGGGTGTGAAAATAGCATCGCTCCATGCGATACCGAAAGCACATTAAAAGTGCCATTCGATTGTTTTTGTTTTCCTTGCGACAACCCACAATTTAAGATAACTAACCTAAGCAAAATAAAGTACGCAACTGTAGTGTCAATTGATAAAACAGGTGTGACTATTCAACCTGATGGAACCGGAAAAGCCAACTCTAAAGTAGAGATTGAATTTTTTGCTATGTGTTCTGACGGGTGTGATGTAAAATCTGATTACGGTAGTGTTAGTATTTATCTTAGAGATATTTGCAAAGGTGTTATTTGTGAGGATGGATATAAGTGCAATGATTGCACTGGAGACTGCGACCAAGTAACTATAGATTTATCAGGACAAAGGCCGGTCGAAGAAACTGAAGAAAATACTAGCGGTTTTATACTATAAAAAATAAAAGACAAAATGCCAAATTATACATCCCCATCACCAGCAAATGTAGCCCTTAACGGAAACCAAACTACTTGGTGGATTCCGGCTAAAAATAACAGCACAATTACTGTTACTAACGTAATTGTTACTATTACAGTTGCGCCTACTAGTGGGTTACAACTTTTAACTTTCCAACCAGAAGTCGGCACATTTAATCCAACTACAGGTATTTGGAATATAGGAACTCTTTTACCAGGGTCTACAAAATGGCTTAAACTTGTTACTTCTGTAGCAGATATTGGATTAGCTCCTTTCACAGTTACATCTGTAATTAGCGGAAATGGGGTTGATTCAAATGCATTAAACAATACATTAGTTCAGACTGTAACATCTGTTGTTACTTCTGCTACAGCAGGAGCTATAGATGATCCGCATTCTTGCTCTTGTGTTAATGTGGCGGAGAACGACACTCCGTGTAACTTAGGAACAACTACTTATGTTCTCAATGAGCCTAGCATTACTAACTCTACAGAATACTGGTGGGATGATGCTACAGGGCAGGGTAAATTTATCCCTGTAGACCCAAAAGTAGATATTACTTTTGAATACAGTATTTGGTGTAATGATGGATCCGGAGCTGTAGAAATAAGCGGACCTGCATTAGTTACAATAGATAAATTATTTTCTGATGTATCCTCTTTTGATCATACAATCTCAACTGTACCATATTCGGCATTATGCCCGCAAGAAATTTCTGTTTTATCTGCACAATACCCAACATTAGATTTAAGTAAATATTGTTGGAGAATTCTTAAAAATGTATTAGGAGACGCAACTTCAGGTGAACCTGTAGATTGTGATGAAGCTATTGATACTAGGACATTTTTTATTTGTTCAGAAATAGATTGCAATACACCAGAACAACCTTGTCCGTGTCCTACAGATGAATTACCAGCAGACATACCATCTCAATTACCTGTCGGTTACGAAGCAGAAAAAGGAGACACAGTAGTTATATACCATCCAAATGCAATGTCTGTTTGGACTTATGATGGAACATTGTGGAATAAGTGGTCTTGTGGATGTATTTATAAAATATCTCAAGACGAAGATAATGATTTAACTTTAGGCTCAGATGGAGCTCCTTATTTTGATTTATCTTCAATGACAGAAATTATTGAATTGCAAGATAAGGTAGTTACAAGTATAGCCTTTACAGGTACAAGCACAAAAACACTTACTCTTACATTCGATGATGGTTCTACATTAACAGCAAATTTTGCGGATTTATCAGCAGCATCTAGCACTTATGTAGAGGTATCTGATACTTGTTCTATAAACATGTCTATTTCTGGAACAGGTTCTTCAGTTAATCCATTTGTAATTAGTGCAGAATATAATGAAGGAAGTCCACTATATGCTTATGACTCTGGAGTTGTAGGTTCTACAGCAAATACACTAAATGTGACTACTTTATTTGATGTGTCTTGTCCAGAAGACTGTGCAGTTATTTATACATTAAACGGATATTCTACTGATGTCTTTCAGAATGTAACTTTAGTAGGAACTACCCTAACTTATGATATAAAATCAACAGCTCCATCTGGGACACATTATATTAATGTAGACAGGGAGTGCGGAGGCGTAATACTCTAATAAAGAATTATGAACAAGACTCAGTCTAAAATAGGAATAACAATACCAGAAACTCCTCCGCAGGAAAACTATATATATTCAGCTTATTTCCAGTATGACGCTATAGGAGGATTTGCTGAAGGGGAGGTTTACAACAATTTTCCTTCTACTCCTACTTGGAGTATGACAGGTACAGGTATTATAGAAACGACAAGCGGTTTAGGTTATAATTTCGCAAACAAAAACTCAGTAGAAATTCTTGTGTCAAAAGTTATAACGACGGGGATAGCAGGAGCATCTAGCGATTATCACGTATCCGCTAGCATATCTAGTGGCGGAGCTGATGATATAAGGATTGAATTATTAGATTCTACATTCGCCGCCACAAATGATTTTGGTGCATTTTATTTACGTGTTACAGTATACCAATAAAAAATGAATAAGACACAATCTAAAATAGGAATTACTATAACTGCAAGTCCGACTTGTTGTTGCTGGACAAATATATATTATTATTCTTCAGAAGAATATTCAGTTGGGGCTATGAAAGCCTATGTAACTGGTTGTGATGATGCCGATTTAACTTGGGAAATATTAGTAGGCTCGACTTGGACTGAAATACTTTTATCAGATCCTGGCTTCGGTTTGGACCCTACTATATATGATCCAAATGCATTAGGAGCACAAGGCCCTGGATTGTATAGAACAAAAATGTCATCGGTTGGATGCTGTGATACATACTCTAATATATTAGAATCTTTCGGACCAGTTTAATATAAATAAATGTATCCATCAAATTCACAAAGAATAGAACAGCAGTTAAAAAACTTAAAGCACAAGGTAACTTGTGGAGTGCAGTTTTTTGACACATTTGAAGACTTTCCTGCAACAGGTAAAGAATGCGCAGTATATGTAGATAAAAGCACTGGCGCGTTTTTTATTTGGAATGGTACGGCTTATGTAACTTGTTGTGGGGAAGGAAGTACTATAGTAGCTCAGGGAATACAAGGTATACAAGGTTTAAGAGGACTCCAAGGTTTACAAGGTTTATCTGGTTCTTACGGGTTAGCTAACGGAGCTTTTTTTAGTACTCTATCACAATCTATTTCAACATTGGGCTCTGTAGTTCCTATGACTTTTAATAGCGAAATAGAGTCTAATGGTGTTTATTTAGATAATGTAGCATCTCCTAACTTAAATTCATTTTATCTTACAAATCCGGGTATATATAATATACAATTTTCAGCACAATTACTTAGAGAATTTGGAGGATCTGATGCTCATATTGGTATTTTTTTAAAACGAAATGGAGTTACTGAACCTTATACGGGCACATATTTACATTTTAATAGTAATAATACTTATTTAGTTGCGGCTTGGAACTTTTTTGTTACAGCACAAGCGGGTGACTATTTTCAGTTAATGTGGACAGTAGATGATTTAGATATACAATTAGTGTATTTGGGAGAAGATAGTATTTTAGCAGGAGTTCCTGAAACACCTTCGGTTATTTTAACAGTAAATCAAATAATGTAAAAATATGTATTCAAATAAGTTTTCTTTAACATTTCTTTCTTTATTTTTTATTATTTTTATAATTATAGGTTGTTTGAAGGATGAGGAGATTACTTCATCTTCGGTGCCACAAACAGAAGAAAAGGTAGAGACTATCAAAGATACAACATCACAAGTTCTACCAAGAAACGGACAAGGAGACTTAGTATTATACAGAGGTACATTATCTATAGACAACTACTTGTTAGTATCTACAACAAACAGAGTATTCAGAACACACACAGTGTACAATAAAGATAAAGTAGCTTATTTATCTTTTCGCCCAGGCACACTAGGAAAAGCAAATATCGGCGGTGTGGTTACAAAGCATTATAATATAGAGGTAAAGTACAAAGATAGTACAGTATCTACAATCAATGCATTCTCAAAAGACACGTTAGATAGATTCAGATTTTATCCAAAAGGTGTAAATCTACTTAACAGCTTACATCCTTCTAAAAAGTTAGAATGGGTGTATGCTAATAAAACAACTGCAAGCATAAACGAGTGGAGAGGGACTACGTACACAAACTTGCAAAATTGGAACATTTATGCAGACGGAATGTTTGTGGCGCAAAAAGTAAAAGACCCGGTTGATAAAAACTCAACACAATTTATCATACCGCATTCACATAAATAAAGACATTAATAAACCAGAGGAAAAACTAAAAAATGGAATCACTTTTAGAAATTATTAAAGAATATTTAGGAGAAGCGGTTGTCGCAATAGTTACAGGTCTTGTAGCTTATTTATCAGGAAAGAAAAAAGCCGAAGTAGAATTAAGAAGCTCAGAAGGAGAAGCACTCAAAACAATGCAAGAGGCTTATGATAAATTTACAACAGATAGCCTAAAAAAATACCAAGAACTTTACGAAGAACTGCATGAAGTAAAAGAAATGTTAAAAATAGTAAAGAAAGAATTAGAAGACTGTAGAAACGGAGTATTAGCACCAAGATGACAGACAATATAACAAAACAAAGAATAAAACTAGCCCACCCTAAATTACGAAATGAGTTAGAGGATTTAATTGAAAATATTAACACAAATATACTTACAGGCCAGTCAAAAGTAAGATTAGCTTATACCCTTAGAACTTGGGACGAACAAGACGAACTTTACGCACAAGGCAGAACAAAACCAGGTAAAAAAGTAACAAATGCGAAAGGAGGAGACTCTATGCATAACTACGCTTTAGCTGTTGATATTGTTCTTATCATAGATGGAAAAGATGCGTCATGGGATACCAAGAAAGACTGGGACAAAGATAAACAATCCGATTGGATGGAAGTTGTTTCAGAGTTTAAAAAGAAAGGTTGGGAATGGGGCGGAGACTGGGTTAAGTTTAAAGATATGCCACACTTTGAAAAATCATTTGGCTTATCTGTAAAGAAACTTAAAGAAAAGTATTTAAAGAAGGATTTTATTCCGGGAACAGAATACGTAAATATATAATATGGAAGGTTTTAAATGCTCACACGCAGAGAAAAGTAATTATTCAGTTATTACACCAAATCAACATTTAAAGCCTATCAACGGCAAGATAACGTGGCATATCGACGAGCAGAGTTTAACTACCGATATGGAAAAATACAAAGTGTTATTTGCTTTTGAGCAAGCGTTTAACAAGTGGGGTGAAATAATTAACCCTATATCTTTTCAGCCAGTTGCTGCGATTAATGATGCACAAATTGTTATCAAGTTTAAGAGTAATGGTGACGAAGGTCTGCCTTATGAATTTGATGAAACAACATTAGCTTATGCTTTTGCTCCGCAAGATACAAGTTTAGGTATCTATGCGGACATGTATTTTAATGATGCTTACAAGTGGGATGAAATACATAAAGCTGGTAGCATTTATCTTTTTAAAGTTGTTGTTCATGAATTAGGCCATTGCTTGAATATTGGGCACCAAACAAAAGATATAAATGATATTATGTATCCTATTTACCAACCTTTTGGTGAAGTAGTTGTAAATAAAGACACAAAGCAAGGGATATATGATTTGTATAAACAATATGGCGTTAAAAGCCCAACTCCAATCCCATCTGAAGGAATTGATAAAGAAGTTGGCCAATTTATAAAAGCCATGTATAAATCAAAAAATGATTTATTAAAATTAAACTCATCCCAATTGCAGAATTTATCTTCTACTTTAGGAGTTACCTTTGGAATCAAAGACAATATACAAAAGAGAGTTAATACTCTTTGGTCTGTAATATTAGGCATAAAATAATTTATGAAAAAAGTTACTAAAAGTAAAGTAAATGAAGCTGGTAATTACACTAAACCAGGAATGAGAAAAACCTTATTTAATAAAATAAAATCAGGATCAAAAGGTGGAGACCCAGGGGAATGGAGTGCTAGAAAGGCGCAGTTGCTCGCTAAAGAGTACAAGAAAAAAGGAGGTGGATATAAATAGCATTCTACTTTCTATATTAATATTAATTACTATAGTCTCGCCATTTAGTTTATTACACACTATATTAAAACTTACAATAAGTGACCCAATTAAAAAAATCGCAGCAAAGTTTAAAAAAGTGGACTAAAGAAGAGTGGATGACTTCTGGGACATACGCTAATAAAAATAAAGGATCAGGCAAAGAAGTAAAATCAAGCGGTAATAAAAGGTACTTACCTAAAGAAGCTTGGTCAAAATTATCCGCATCCGAAAAGAAAGCAACAAATGCAGCCAAATCAAAGGGCAATAAAGCAGGAAAACAATTTGTAAAACAGCCACAGAAGATAGCAAAAAAGGCGGCACAAGTTAGAAACAAATGAAAAAAGTAAAAGTAGGCGGTGTGCCTCATGTCGTAAAGAAAAAAGGAAAAGACATTGTTGTAGAGCATCCAACCATTAATAACGGTAAATACGATAAACTTAATCTAAGTAAACAGACAAAAGGTAAAGTCAAAACCGTAAAGCAGGGAATAAAATCTACAAAAGAATGGCACAAAGAAAACCCGCATTCTTATAAAGATAAAAGCAAGTCAAAAAAGAAGTAACAATGAAAGTTAAAAATACTAAAGTAAAGAAGATGCAATCAGGCGGCTCTTTAAAAGCAGTTGATTCTTATAAAAACCCAGGTTTATCAAAACTACCAACTGAAGTAAGAAATAAAATGGGCTATATGAAAAACGGGGGTAAAGCTAAAAAGAAATGACAAAGTTAAAATTAACAGGCAAGTCCAATATATTAAAGAAAACAACTAGCGGTATTAATCCTAAAGAATTTTCTTTGGCTACTAAAGAAGCCGAGCAATGCCCAGATGATTCATGCGGTGGCGGAGGTGGATCTAGCGTTGGCTATAAAAAATATGTAGCTTTATTAAACCCTGGAGAAAATCCACTTACTGACGCACCTGTCGCCACTGTATTAGAAAATACTCTTGGTAGCAATATTATATGGTTTCCACAAGCACCATCAGGTGCTTATAGTGGGGGGAATATAAACTTCGCAGACCCGTCTAAAGTTTTCATACTTATGACAGGAAATTATTCAGGAGAAGGTGCTGGGAATGTTCCATATGTAGGTGCTGAAATTTATGATGACGGAAGTGGTTTTAAACTTTGGTTTTTTCCTGTTAATTATGTAGGTGATCCTATTGCATATTGGGGTACCCCTAACGCACCTCTATTTATAGAAGTAAGAGTATATCCATAATATAAAAGAAAAAATAATATGGCTTTAGGAGTTAAACATTACACAAAGGACGGAAAGGAATATAAGGGCCCAATGCACAAAGATGCTAGCGGCAAACTTATGACTGGCAAAACGCATACAAGTAAGAGTGAGTATCTTACCCATTCAAAGCCTAAGCCAAAAACTAAGAAGAAGTAATAACAGTTTAAAATATAAAACATGGATCCTATTAGTAAATTTTTAATAGAATTGGTAAAAAGATTTTCAGCAGAAACTCCTTGGTTCTTTAAAGTAATTAGGAATTTATCTATTGCCCTTGCTATTGTAGCAGGTCTTCCTAACTTGTTATCATTTTTAACTATTGCGGGTATTGAATTACCCCAAGCAGTTTTCGTATTTTCTAACAAGGTAGTTGCTATTTCTTCACTGGTCGCAGCATTTATTGCACAATTAACTGCGACTAGTAATGAGAAAGAAAGGCTAGGTCTGCCTGATAATATAAAATAAAATGGACAAAGATTTAACCATAAAGCTGGCTATTTTCATAGGCAGCTTATTCTTTTTAGTATCGGTCCTATACAAAGCTGCTGATTTTTCTAATGTAAAACCGGCGGAAATAAAAATATACCAAGACTCAATTTCTTTAGACACTTTAATTGTCAAAGATACCCTTATATTAAAAGAGGATTAATTACCTCTTATATAAAACCTAAACCTTCATAATAGTGGCGGAAATTCCATCTAATTGCAAAACAATTTTAGTTGACCAAGAGTGCTGCGATAGAATCCAATACTATCCAAGCACTGAGTCTATTCCTTTAGAAGGAGAGTTAAATGTTTTGTATGTAGACCAAAGCACAGGTAATGTTTATGTTTGGAATGGTACACAATATTTAGGCGGGTATACTGGAACTGGGGCGCAAGGAATACAAGGAATACAAGGATTAACAGGATTACAAGGCTCAAATGGTATTCAGGGTATTACAGGAATACAAGGAGCTCAAGGATTAAAGGGGTCTCAAGGTGCCATAGGTATACAAGGTAAAAATGGAATTCAAGGTACACAAGGCTTATTAGGGTATCAAGGTATTATTGGTTCTAAAGGGCTACAAGGAATACAAGGTACTTCTGGGCAGCAAGGTTTAACTGGATATGGAGTACAAGGTACTCAAGGATCAAAAGGTTCGCAAGGGACTATAGGAGTCCAAGGTAAAGACGGTATCCAGGGATTTTATGGATTACAGGGGACACAAGGTATATCCGGATCTAAAGGATTGCAAGGAGTCCAAGGCATAACTGGTACACAAGGTGCCACAGGATATGGCATACAAGGGGCAAAAGGAGCCCAAGGTATACAAGGTACTACAGGTATTCAAGGAGAAGATGGAGTACAAGGATTTCACGGCTTTCAAGGAACTCAAGGTATTTCAGGATCTAAAGGAAGCCAAGGAGTACAAGGCATATCTGGACACCAAGGACTAATTGGAATTGGCGTACAAGGTATACAAGGTTACGATGGAGCCCAAGGTCAATCTGGAATACAAGGTAAGAATGGTGTACAAGGTTTTTATGGCTTACAAGGCATACAAGGTACAAGTGGGTGCGAAGGGGCACAAGGAACGCAGGGAATACAAGGGGCCCAAGGTATTATAGGTTCTTCTGGCTCTCAGGGTATCCAAGGTGCAAAAGGGTCACAAGGAACAGTTGGCATTCAAGGAAGACAAGGTACGCAAGGAATTCAAGGATTAAAAGGAAACAACGGACTCCAAGGAATACAAGGCGCTAATGGTGCTCAGGGTATATTATACCAACAACTTTATACACTATCACAAAGTAATTGGAATTTAGTAGCTGGTTTATATCAATACGATTTATTTGATTCGTATATAAACCAAGGAAGATATATAACAGTAACTCCAGTAAGACAGGATGATCCTATTGTAGATGCTGCACAAATAATGCCGGAAATAACAGTATTTCCTACATCTATAAGGATGTATTCTGTTAATTTACCTACTGCTGATTTTGATGTTTATTTATCAATAGTAGAAGTGGGTATAGCTGGAGCGCAAGGCACACAAGGTATACAAGGTACCCAAGGACTTCAAGGATTGCAAGGTTTACAAGGTTTACAAGGAGTACAAGGAATCCAAGGTATTCAGGGCTTGCAGGGACTTCAAGGATTACAAGGGGTTCAAGGAGAACAAGGAATACAAGGTTTTTTTGGTATTCAAGGGGCCCAAGGTATTCAAGGCTTACAAGGAGCACAAGGATTACAAGGAGCACAAGGAGTGCAGGGTTTCGTTGGGTTACAAGGACTCCAGGGAACAAGTGGGATTCAAGGGATTCAAGGCTTGCAGGGGCTTCAAGGAAGCAGGGGTGCTCAAGGTATACAAGGGACTATAGGATTGCAAGGGGTACAAGGCTTACAAGGGCTTCAAGGGATTCAGGGAATTCAAGGTCTACAAGGCTTACAAGGTTTGATAGGTGTCCAAGGAATACAAGGGCTTCAAGGGCTTCAGGGAATTCAAGGGGTACAAGGAGTTCAGGGAAATTTTGGAATACAGGGTTTTGACGGAGCACAGGGTGTACAAGGCATCCAGGGAGGCCAAGGTACCCAAGGTCTTTTAGGAGTACAGGGTAACGATGGTTTAATAGGCCCCCAAGGAATACAGGGTGTACAAGGCATCCAGGGCACACAAGGAATCCAGGGGGTAACCGGAGAAAAAGGTATAAGTTCTGGATTAGTATTATATTTAGATGGAGTTGGAGGATCAGCACCTGTCAGCCATAACTTATTAACAAATCCAAATACAGGTACACAAACCTCTATAACTACTTCGGTTAATAACTCAACACCCACATTAGTTGGAACTTTTGTTACAGATACAGGTGTTCCAAATTCTACAACAGTAGCTGGGGGGTTTTGGAATTTATTTCTTTATGCTAGCCGCACTACTCAGAATGTAAGATTTTGGATTGATGTTAAAGAAGTAGCATCAGATGGCGTTACGGTTTTACAAACTTTAGCTTCTGGAGCATACGCACAAGGTACTGTAGTTACTGCGACAATTGCTACTGTGTATGATTTTTCAGTGTACGTCCCATTAACTTCATTAGCTAATTCTAGTAGCCGAATATTGATTGATATTTATGCTCAATCTGAATCAGGAGGTCCAACCTTTACTTCGTATTTAAGAGATGGTACTATATCATACTTAGTTAGTACAATTTCTAGTAATATACAGGGTGTACAAGGGATGCAAGGAATTATTGGTACACAAGGGGGGTCAGGAATACAAGGTCTACAAGGGTTACAAGGTATAACTGGTGCCCAAGGAATACAAGGGCTTCAAGGATTGCAAGGGGCCGATAATAATTCAATAGTTAATGCATTAATATTTGGGTAATGAAAGATTTTATAACTCCATTATATACTTTTTCGCCAGGTCTTTCTGGAGTTGGTTATGTTGATTTAAACGGCATAGCGGATTTTGATATAAAAAGATTAGTAGCTATTATAAACCAAACAAATGGTTCTATTATTTACGCTACTGCAACCCCGTCCGCAAAATATACAAATGTAACTGGAACACAAGTAACTTTATTTGCGGATACGTCTGGGCAAAATTCAGCAGACAATTTACAAATTGTATATAATTCAAAAGAGGATTTACCTGTTACTGATTCTAATTTAGCTGATTTAGTTAAGTTAATGAGTAGAATGGTAAAACAATTAGATTCATTAGCTGTAGTTGATTCTGCTCAAAGACAAAAAATTGCGATTGATGCGGGAACGTTATCAACAGTATCGACTGTGACAACAGTAGCGACTGTGTCAAATATTGCTTTAGTTTCTGGTATGGGGATTGAACAATACTTAAATATAGCTAGAAATACTTACGCAAACGGGATTAGAAGTAAATTATCATTTTAAAAAAATAATGGTGTATGCCACTTACAAATAATTTAAAACAACAAGTTGATTTACCAGTATGGGAATGGTGCAGATTTGCGCCAATTAGTACAACTAGTGTATCTGCATTAACAACATCTAGAGATGGTTCAAATAGATACTTATATTATCTTTCATCGACACAATTGTATAAATACGATACAATAGGAGATGCATGGTCTGTTTTAAGTGTGGGGCCTACTCCATCTGTAGCTATGTCTTTAAAATATGTAAAAAATAAAGGATATAGAGGTAATGTTTTAAGTGCTACATCTTCTACACTTCAGATATCATCAACTGGTGTTAATTTAGATGGGTATAAAATAAGGATTATTTCTGGGACAGGAGCCGGGCAAGAAAGGACAATAGTTTCCACAAATGCAGAAGTTGTACATGATTTTGGAGTAGCGACTACTGCAACTCAAAGTGCTATTGGAGATAACTTAAAAAAATGGAAATTTAATGAATGGGAAGGGTATTCAGTAAGGGTTGTTTTTAATACTGGTTTATCACAGTATAGGGAAATATTGTATAATGATACCAATTCAGTTGCAGTAAATGATTCAAATTACGAAGGCAGAAATTTTTCAATGGCCCCTCTTCAATCAGGGTCTCCATATGGCACATTAACTGCTACTGTTCCAAATCAGGCTGATTTTTTTATAGTATCTCAAACTGTAAATTTAGATTCTGCATGGGCTACCACTCCAGATGATTCATCTAAGTTTATGATTATGTCAGATGGTATATGGATGTTTTCTAATACAATGATGTATTACTATGATATACTTAGTGATAGATGGGTACAAAAAATGCTTCCTTCCGGTATTGTGCAAGGAGGTAGTGTATTTAGTACTGATTTAGCTATACTTCCAACTACAGAAATATCTGGAACTCTTTTATCTGGGACCCCAACTTCTGTTACAAATTATTCTTTAACTGATAATACATTAACATTAACTAAAGGGGCTTGGATTAATTATGCTATTAAAATAGTTTCTGGGCCAGGAGCCGGGCAAGAAAGAAGAATAGTAAATAATACTTCGGATAAATTTTCGATACAAAAAAGATGGGATATAAATCCAGATATAACTAGCCAATATATAATAACTTCTGAAGATGCTATTTATTTTTCTGGTAACGCCAGAGCTCAGTTATTAAAACAACATCCGGAACAATCTTTGTGGACTACTGGAAATATGAGCGATTACGGAGTTCCAAAAAACTTCGCATTGATAAAGAATGATAAATGGCAAAATCATGCAGCTAGTTCAGCCAATAGAGTAACAAATGGTATAACTGGAGTAAATGCAACTCCTACAGTAGCAGGAAGTGGTTATACTATAGGAGACTTATTAACTATTTCAACTGGAGGTACATTAGGCAGAGTTATAGTAGAAAATATTTCATCTACTGGACAAGTTCTTTCTGTGTCTTTGTATACATGTGGTTCTGGATATACTACTGGAACTGGCAAAGCAACTACTGGTGGAACAGGAACTGGGTGTACTATAGAAATTACAAGCGTAGGTACAATTGGAGTTATAACCACCCCTATATTTCATGATTTTAAGGTTAGTGAGACTTTTACTTTTGCAGGGGCTACCGAAACAGCGTGGAATACTTCATATACAATACTTGGTATTCAAAGTTTAAATATAATAGAAGTTGCTATAACTGCAACAGCTAATGCTATAGCAAAATATTTACAAGCAGCTACTTTATTAGTAGATGCTGATAAAAATTGGATTCCAAATGAGCATGCTGGAAAACTTTTAGGTTTTCAAGCATCTACTTTAACAGGAATAACGACATGGAGAAGAATTTTAGGAAATTCAGAAACAACAATTTCTTTTATATCTGGAACCTCTCCAGTAAATGGCAACTCTAGATATTTTATACAAGATCTTGATGCTTTTGGTGATGATAAACAATATCCTCCAGATAATCAAATATCTTTTGGATATCCTACTTCTGCGAATATATCATCTATAACTAATTCGTCAAACAATTGGGTACCAGGCGCGTACATAAATAATAAAATATTATTAACTGATTCTAACGGATTATCCGTAGAAAACATTATAACAAATAATACAAAAACAGTTTTAAGTTTTGGCAGGAATGTTATTGTAGGATCTGGTACAAACGCAATTGCTTATAATGATTTTAATGGAGTAGGTACATATATAGGACTTGGAACTAGCATATTTTCTACTCAAGGCAATGGTATAGTTTGGACTGGAACTAGATTTGTTGCGGTAGGTGCAGGAACAAATACAATAGCTTGGTCAAATGATGGTATTAACTGGAATGCTTTAGGCGCTACTATACATTCAACATCTGGCTTAGGTTTAGCTTTTAATGGAGTTAGATTTGTAACAGTAGGATCTGGGACAAATACTATTGCTTGGGGATATGATAATACAGCTGTTGCTGCTATTACAGGACTTGGAGCTACAGTATTTACAACACAAGGTAACGCCATAGCATGGAACGGATCTATATGGGTAGCAGTAGGACAAGGTACTAATAGTATTGCTTGGGCTAATGATACTGGGACATTTGCGTTTACTGGTTTGGGTACAGCAACATTTTCTACAGCAGGTAGAGGGATTTGTTGGGCAGGGACTCAATGGATAGCAGTAGGTAATGGTACAAATTCAATAGCTACTTCTACAAATGGCACTACTTGGACAGGTCTTGGATCTACAATATTTACGACACAAGGTAATGCAGTAGCATGGAATGGAACTAGAGCAGTTGCCGTAGGTTCCGGAACTAATACTATTGCATATTCTAATGATAATGGCGCAACTTGGACAGGTCTCGGTACCACTATATTTTCAACTTCAGGTAATACAATTAGTTGGAATGGAACATATTGGGTAGCTGGTGGTCAAGGTACAAATACAACCGCTTATTCATCGGATGGTATTACTTGGACTGCAAATGGTTCTACAGGGTTAACTACAACAACAAATGGATCAACGAGCACTACTCCTTTGCAGTCTGTAGTTCCAAATATAGGTTTAACCCCAGATACTAATACTAGGTATAAAATATTTGATTCTACGGGACATGTAATATCTGGATCTACTACTAGCTTAACAGATCCTACAAAAAAATGGAAAGTAAATCAATGGGCTGGAAAAAGAGTTTTAATAACATCTGGAGATGCTGCTGGATATGAGCATACTATAACAACAAATACTGCAACTCAATTAACATGGGCAACTAGTGTTTCTCCTACTTTGAACTCAACGTATACAATTATAGGGAGACCTGTTGTTGGAACTGGTATTGGCTTAGAATGGAATTTTAATGGGTCAGCAGATAAAGGTAAATACTTATATGCTACAAGAGGTAGCGGGTCTCATACATTAGATATTTATAATATAAATACTAATAAATGGGATTACGGTAAATTTATTTTAGGCCACGGTTCTTTATTAACAACAGGCACAATGTATGCCTATGATGAAGATAGAATCTATTTTTTAGCAAATAATACAAATCAAGTTTACTATTATAATATAGTAAAAAATGAAATAGTACCTTTTGCGACCATACCGTATGGTATGAGTACAACTATCCTAAGCAATAGGATGGAAATTATAAAAACAAGTGATGGTTTAAAATACTTATATATAATGAGGCACTCTGGGGCGGAAATGTGGAGAACATTAATATACTATTAAAATTATATATAATATGAACGTAGATCAAATAAAACAAATACTTCAAAATAAATTGCAAACATTACATAACATGAAAATGGATGCAATAAATACTGGAGATTTAGAATTAGTTGTAAAAATAGATACTGAATTACTAGAAACAGAATCTACATTAAATAAATTATAACAAACTAAATGACTGTAGGTAGTTTTATAGCTAACGGTGGTAGTGGGGGAAGCGGAGGAAGCGGAGCCCAAGGTATCCAGGGTATTCAAGGAATCCAGGGGACACAAGGAGCTATTGGAACACAAGGTCTAAGGGGTATACAAGGTATACAAGGATCCCAAGGAAATATTGGAATACAGGGTTTGCAAGGTGTTCAAGGGGCACAAGGTTTAAGAGGTTCCCAAGGAATTCAAGGAAACCAAGGTGTGCAAGGAACACAAGGGGCTTCTGGAAATAGTGGGTTACAAGGATCCCAAGGCGCAAACGGAAGCCAAGGATTACAGGGTTCTAATGGATTACAAGGAGTACAAGGTTTACAAGGCAACCAAGGTTCAGTAGGATTACAAGGGTCTATAGGAACTCAAGGTTTCCAAGGGACTCAAGGAATCCAAGGAAATGAAGGTACTCAAGGTGTGCAGGGAATTCAGGGCTCTCAAGGTTCAATAGGAATTCAAGGCACTCAAGGTATTTTTGGAAATCAAGGTACTAATGGGTCTCAAGGGATTCAGGGAGTTCAAGGAGATAATGGTACTCAAGGCACTCAAGGCTTGCTTGGGTTTCAAGGTTTAGCTGGTTCCGCAAGTTCACAAGGCATCCAAGGGATACAAGGTGATTTAGGCATACAAGGGATCCAAGGGTTACAGGGATTAATTGGACAGGGAATTCAAGGTTTTTTTGGTATTCAAGGTTTTACAGGAATTCAAGGAGTTCAAGGTTTACAAGGATTAACTGGATCTCAAGGCGCAACAGGATTACAAGGTTCTAATGGAACTCAAGGTAGCGCAGGATCTCAGGGCTCTACTGGATTACAAGGTTCTAATGGAACTCAAGGTATTCAAGGTATTCAAGGTATTCAAGGTTTACAAGGAAATATAGGATTACAAGGGATTACTGGAAGCCAAGGAGCAACAGGTACTCAAGGTTTACAAGGTTTACAAGGGTTACAAGGTAGACAGGGTACAACTGGTTTGCAAGGAGCAACAGGTACTCAAGGTTTACAAGGTTTACAAGGGTTACAAGGTAGACAGGGTACAACTGGTTTGCAAGGAGCAACAGGTACTCAAGGTTTACAAGGGTTACAAGGTAGACAGGGTACAACTGGTTTGCAGGGTTCTAATGGAACTCAAGGAATACAGGGTATTCAAGGTATTCAAGGAAACACAGGATTGCAGGGTTCTAATGGAACTCAAGGCTTTACTGGAACTCAAGGTATTCAAGGAAGTACCGGATTACAAGGTTCTAATGGAACTCAGGGTTTACAAGGATTTATAGGTAATCAAGGTACTCAGGGATTTCAAGGAACTATCGGTACTACTGGATTAACTGGTTTACAAGGGTCTCAAGGTTCACAAGGTACTCAAGGTTCACAAGGTACTCAAGGTTTACAAGGTAGTGTAGGATTACAAGGATTACAAGGATTTATAGGTAATCAAGGTACCCAGGGATTACAAGGTTTAAATGGTTTTCAAGGAGTCCAAGGTCTACAAGGATTTAATGGAGCTCAAGGCATTCAAGGAACTCAAGGCTTGCTTGGGTTTCAAGGTTTAGCTGGTTCCGCAAGTTCACAAGGCATCCAAGGGATACAAGGTGATTTAGGCATACAGGGTATACAGGGTATTCAAGGAGCTTTTGGAGTAATAGGTAATGAAGGTCCGCAGGGTATACAGGGTATACAAGGAAGGCAGGGAATACAAGGGATTCAAGGAAGTAATGGTATTCAAGGTCTGCAAGGATTACAAGGATTACAAGGAGTACAAGGAGTACAAGGAAATAATGGTTTACAGGGAATTCAAGGAATTCAGGGGTCAATAGGGGCTCAAGGGTTGCAAGGAATACAGGGTCTAAACGGATTGCAAGGTCTTCAAGGCTTTACAGGTCTCCAAGGATTGCAAGGGTTACAGGGATCAATAGGAGTTCAAGGGTTGCAAGGAATTCAAGGCAACCAAGGAACAACTGGTAATACTGGACCTACTGGCTCACAAGGTACTCAAGGTGCTCAAGGTTTTACTGGGGCCCAAGGTTTACAAGGTAGTACTGGATCTCAAGGTACGCAGGGTTTACAAGGTGGAGTTGGTCAAAGAGGTTTACAAGGTACAGATGGAGCTCAAGGAACAACTGGATTACAGGGGCCACAAGGAACTCAAGGTATTTTTGGATTAACAGGATTACAAGGCCCTCAAGGCACTCAAGGATCAAATGGATCACAAGGATTACAGGGATCAAATGGCTCTCAGGGTATTCAAGGAATACAGGGACCAATTGGTCCGCAAGGTATACAAGGGCTTCAAGGAGGCAACGGTACGCAAGGAATACAGGGCCCATGTTGTCAAGGAACAATAAAAGACCTTTCATTAGTTTCTTCTTCACATAATACATCTCAAGCTTTAGGCGGAGATTACACAGATATAGCTTTTAATACAGATTCTATTGTATCTGGAGGGAGAGTCTCACATGATCCAACAGGATTTATAACAAATAATGCCAGATTCACAGCTAATATAACTGGTAACTTTTTAGTTCAGTATACTTTAAGATGGAGTAAGGCTACAGATAATGTTTATTTATATGCTAGGCTAGCAAAAAATGGCACGGCTGTAACTGATTCTATAAGATACTCACATACTTCCACTACTGCTCTGAATGAAGTTTCAGGTCAATATATAATTAGTTTAGCTGCTAATGATTATATAACCCTACAAGGCAGATCGAGTACAGGAGCAGACGGTAGCTGGGATAATGCTTATATAGAAGTTGTACATTTAGCCAATGAAGGTCCACAAGGTACAACAGGAATACAAGGTATTCAAGGTATACAAAGTTTACAAGGAATTCAAGGCATTCAAGGTTCTTCTGGGGGAGGTGGCGGTGAATATACCGCATCTTTAGTAGATGCCCCAACAAATGGAACCACCTTAACATTAGCTAGATCTAATGAGACATACATGAGAACCCAGTTAACAAATGCTAACTCGTTTACAATAGGATTAGCAACTCAGTCAACTGGATATGTAAATGAATATATTTTTATATTTAAGACAGGTGCAAGTGTTCCCACATTAACCCAACCAGGAGGAATTGTTTGGAGGGGGCAAACTCCTTCAATAAGTACAAATGAGACTTGGACTATAGTTTATGAATATGTCCAAGTAAGCGGAACTCCTACTTGGGAAATATATGGCACTGCGGTTAAAAATGTATAATTATGCCTTATTTTTCTGAAAAATTATTTTTTCCAATAAATAAAAGTGTAAGAGTAGTTGCAATATCTACAACTACTTTTATACCTAGAATTAATATAAATTTATCAGGCAGCTTAGATAGTAATGGGACTGCATTACCTCTTGCGTCAGGTACCCCTTTAACTTCTGTAATAGCTAGAAATAACCCTAATGTAGTAGCAGTTACTATGAACTCTGCGTCTAGTGTAAGACTTGGTTATTATTCAACAAATGGGGGTTCTACATTTACATCTCACCCAACATCTGTCGGATTTTGTGTGGGTTCCGCAATATCAGATGACGGTCAGTTTATTATATTTGCTAATTCATCCGCCCCGGCTACTATGTATTATACATATAATCAAGGGGGTACTTGGAGCACAAAATCTGCTAATAATGTATGTGGTAGTGTTTGCTGTTCTTCAGATGGGTCAAAAGTATTTATGTCTCCTACAAGTACGGCATACGCTCAAGGAAGTATATCTACGAATAGTATGAGTACTTTATCTACTGTAACTATGCCAGCAACTGGATGGTATGGATGTTGTATGACTGGAGATGGTAGTAGAATTTGGGCGGCCCGGTACGCAAACGTAGCAAATAAATTAGTTTATTATTCTGATAATAATGGTTCAAGTTGGACTTCAGTTGTTGTTGATTCTGCAATAACTAGTAATCATGCTCAATTTATTAAATGCTCTAAAGATGGAAAACATTTAATTGTTGGGGGTCTAAATGCTGATGTTTATGTTAGTAATAACTCAGGAGCTAATTGGACTAAAAGAACAATGTCAGAAAACGTGTATGGGTTATCAGTAAACGTATCGTCTTCTGGGAGATATATGGTAGTTGTATCTACTGTTACAAATGGAAGATTTTTTTATTCTAAAGATTTTGGAGCAACATGGGCATCCAAAACAATAAGCTCTTCAACTACTCAATTTAGATGTATAGCAATTGAAGAACAAACAAGTTAAATATGAATTACGCTAAGATAGTAAATAATAATTTAGAATATTTTGTTCAGCCAAATTGGATATTAGGAGATGCGTCTCAATACGCAATTGAAGGCGGGTATAAAGAAGTCGTACAAAATACAAATATTCCAGAAATTCCAACTAATGAAAAGTTAGTTATTACTTGGGAGGAATTTAGCACTTATATAACACAATCTTATCAAACAATAGTAAAAACTCCAGAGGAGTTAGAAGAAGAGAGAATAGCGGCAATACCGTTAGAAATTTCAAAAAGACAACTTAATCTTGCTTTATTTGCCCAACTTAATATAGAAAGTACGCAAATAGAAAATATGATTCAGCAAATAACTGATGAATATCAAAGAAAGATAACTGAAATAGAGTGGAGAGATGGCGCTTTTGTAGCAAGAACACACCCAGTAGTTAATTCATTTGCGGAACAACTTGGGCTAACACAAAGACAACTAGACGATTTGTTTACATACGCAAAAACATTATAATAATAACAAAAAATTATGATGTTTTTTTGAACCTTTTTCTTTTAAATTTGTTTATAAATTGTATTTCATATTTATAAATAAATGATAAACAATTTAACAAAAATAGCTTTAGAAAAGGGCGGAGACATAACTCCTTTGCTAGTTAATTCTCAGTATAAAACAGGATTATTAAACCCGTCTATTTTCTTACATAAGGATAATTTTTACTTAAATATAAGGCATGTGCAGTATTCACTTTACCACAGTGAAAACAAGCAGAACTTTCAAAGTAGATGGGGTCCATTGTCTTATTTACACCCAGAAAACGATCAAACATTAACTACAGTAAATTACTTCGGGGAAATAAATAAAGAAGAAATATCTGTGTCTAAAGTAGACACATCTTTGTTAGATGTAAAACCTTTATGGGAATTTGTTGGATTAGAAGATGCTAGGGTTGTTGTTTGGAATGATGATATTTGGATGTGCGGAGTTAGGCGAGACACAACAACAAATGGGCAGGGAAGAATGGAAATGTCAAAAGTTATAAAAGACGTAGACCATTATAAAGAGGTTGAAAGATATAGGTTAGATACTCCAAATAGCGGAGATTCTTATTGTGAGAAAAATTGGGTGCCTTTAAATGATAAGCCGTTCCATTTTTTAAAATGGTCTAATCCAATAGAAATAGTTAAAGTAGATTTGTCTACTAAAATGGAAAACGGTTTTTTCAAATGCGACCAAGTATTTCTTTCTGATAAAAAATATAATTTTCAGAGAGATTTAAGAGGAGGGTCTAATATAGTAAAATGGGGTCAAGGGTATTTAACAGTATCCCATGAAGTTTCGCTTTTTAAAAGTGAGTTAGGAAATAAAGACGCTTTTTACTATCATAGATTTCTATACTTAAATAAAGATTTTGAAGTTGAAAAATGTAGTGATTATTTCAACTTTATGACAGGACATATAGAATTTGCAACAGGGTTATCATTAATTGATAACGACAACGAAAAATTAGGGATAAAAAAAGGAGAAGTCTACATAACATTTGGTTTTCAGGATAATTCAGCATTTTTACTAAAAACTAATAATGATTTTGTAGATGGTTTATTAAATAATCTACAAGAATGGGGAATAGAAGAAACTACAAAATAATTGATTGTTTTCCTTACTTTGATGAAACTGGGAAAGAGTTATTAGAGTTAAGGATAAATATGTTAAAAAACCACGTTGATTACTTTATAATCACTGAATCTAATAAGACTCAAAGTGGCTTACCTATAAAAAGAAAACTTAGAGACAGGATAAAAGAACTATACCTGCCGGATGAAAAAATTATTGTTATTGAATTAGATATACCCGATGATAAAGATTTAGATATACAAGATATTGATAGTCTTAATTCATACGAAGGGAACTATACTAACAATAAGTCAGTAATGGCTAGAACTAGGGAGAGGATGCAAAAAGATGCCATAGTTGGTATTTTAAAATCTTTTTCTTACGATGATGTTTTTATAGTTAGCGATTCCGATGAGATAATAAAACCAGATATAATTTCTTTTTACGCAGAAGAAGTAAAAAAGTATCCTGAATTTATTATAAAATTTCCGCTTGTTCATTTAGAAGGACGGGCTGATTTAAGAGTTGTAAGTAAAGAGACTAAAGAACCTAAATGGTGGGATAGTTTATTTATGTGTACAAGATCTCAATTAGAGGCGGCTACCCCAACTCAAATACGATCAAACATAAATCATCCATTTGTTTTAACTAATTATTACCATAACGGTAATATTTGTTTAGACTTAGGGTGGCATTTTTCATGGATGGGGGATTATAATAAAAGAAGAATAAAAGCTGCGTCATTCACACATTTTGATGACACTCTCTCTTTTTTAGAGAAGTCCAAATATTCAAATTCTTTTGATGTTCTTTTAAAGACCCCAGAGGAAGGAGAGATACCACCAAGTGGAGATAAAAATTTTATTTTAGAGAAATACGACATAAGTAATTTACCACATGAGTTATTTTCTTTAAGTAGTGTTGAGAATTACTTGCTACCAAAAAGTAAAGAGTTATTTTCAGAAGAGTACAAAAAACTTTGTGATACTAGTTCAGATATAAATGAGCATTTACCCACTCTTTACAATTTAGCAAAAGAGTGCGGGCATGTAACTGAGATGGGTGTTAGGGATGGTAAAAGCACAACTGCATTTCTTCATTCTGGCGTATCTTTAAGATCTTACGATCTATATATAGATAAGTCAGTATCACCTTTATTTGTAATAGCAAAGTCAAACGGAAAGGACGTGCAGTATATAAAGGGGGACTCTACAGAGGTAGATATAGAGGAGACAGATATGCTTTTTATAGATACTTGGCACTGTTATCCACAAATTAAAAAAGAATTAGAAAGACATCATAATAAAGTTAGTAAGTATTTAGTATTCCACGATACACATACTTATGGAGTTATTGGGGAAAGATATAGCGGAAGTAAAGAAGATATACTTACAGATGTTATAGATAACCCTTTGGGTATATTGCCTGGGATAATAGAATTTACTATAGAGAATAAAGAATGGTCATTCTATAAACACTATACAAATAACAATGGCCTAACAGTATTAAAAAGAAATAGCATATGATTCCTATAATAGGAACTGCTGTTGTAAACACTCCTTATTGGGTGTATAGGTTAATAAAATCAATTGACTACCCGGTAGATAAGTTTATTATAATAAATAATAATGGGAGGGGTCAAATAGATGAAGAGTTAAATAATATAACATTAATTAAAAACGACTTTATCAACGAAATAAAAGTTTGCCATATGCCAGGTAATATAGGTTGCTCAGGCGCATGGAACTTAATAATAAAGTCTACTATGATGTCAGGATCCTGGTTAATAGTAAACCACGATGTAGAATTTTCCAAAGGGTTATTAGAGAATATGTATGAAAAATCAAAAGAAAATTTTGGTGTGATTCATGCAGAATCTAATGAGGATGGGTTTGGAAAATGGGATTTATTTTTGATAAAAGATTGGGTAGTGGAAATGTGTGGGTTATTTGATGAAAATTTATATCCCGCATACACTGAAGATTTTGACTACATAATGAGATTGATAAATCTAAATATTCCATGCGCAACTTTAGGGATTAACTACAAGCATGGATTTTCATCTTACGAGCAATCTGGGTCTCAAACATGGAGATCTGATGAGTCTCTTAAAGATAAACTACACAACTGTTCTTATTTGAATTCAGTTGAATATATGGACAAAAAATGGGGGGAATTATGGAGGGGATATTTACCTACAAAAACTCCTTTTCAAAATGAAAGTTTATATCAATCATATACAACTTATGATTTAAGTTTTGTAAGAAAAAAGAATTTGGGGTTTTAAAAAAAGTTTAAATGAATAAGTCATTAAAAGATAGGTTAGTAGAATTTGTACAAAATCCTTATGACCTAATGGCCAATTTTAATTTAGGTTTGGAGTACGAAAAAGAAAATCAACTTGCCTCCGGACTATCGCATTATTTAAGAGCGGCAGAATTTGGAGTTGATCAAGATATATATAATAAAAAGAATCTAATATCAGAGTCATTACTAAGGGCGGCAGAGTGTCTTAATAAACTTGGCGGAAGGCATTTTTCAACGAAATCTTGTATAATGCATGCAATTTCAAACCAGCCAAATATAGCACAGTCTTATTTATTACTCAGCAAAGTATATGAGCAAACAAGAGAGTGGAACGAGTGTAATTATGTTTGCAACATAGGTCTGGCAATGATGCATAATTTTTCACCTCTTATGTATGACAATAAAACTGAGGATGATATATCAAATGAATTTCTATTCCAAAAAGCAGTCTCTAACTATCACATAGGAAGAACGCAACTAGCCAAAAAAGAATTTCTTGAGTTAACTGAAAAGAAGGGTGTTCAATCTTGGATTAAAGATGCTTCCATAAGAAGTTTGAAAGCTATAAGACCAAAATAAAAAATGAAAACATTACTACTATTATTTTTCTCTTTAAATTTATATTCGCAAATACCGCAAATACCCCAAGACAAACTTCTGCATTTTAGTGCAGGATATATTGTGTCTACAGGAGTTACAGCCTTTGCCGATAAGAAAGGGTATAAAAATCCTGAACTATACGGATTGTTTGCAGGATTTGCTGCTGGTATAATAAAAGAATTGATAGACACAAACCCAGATCCGATGGACGCTTATTTTACAATGTGGGGTTCGTCTGTTGGTTGCGCGATTATAACAATACCTATAAATAATAAAAAAATTAAATATTAAATTTATGTCAAAAATCAATGAGTTAAAGGTAGAAGCCGCAAATCTTTTTTATTTAAGAGAACAATTAAATGCTAACTTAGCAGATGTTAATGTAAAACTTCAAGGTATTACAAATCTTATAAGTAAAGAAGAAGAAAAAGAAATGGAAGCTAAAAAAGAAAATGAGCCAGTTAAAAAAGTAAGTAAAGAAAGTTCTGAAAAATCAATAGAACCAAATACTTAATAAAATACAAGTATGTTAACTACTTCTGAAAAACAAGAATTACAAAAAAAATTCAGCTACATAAATTCAAAACTGTGTAATATAAGCACTGAGTTGGATTCTAAAGCTGATTTAGTAAATGGTGTTGTACCTGAAGAACAACTTCCATTTACTGCCGGTACTTCTATTGAAGTAGTTAGTACGTATTCAAATTTACCCGCAGCAAATACTGCAAATGGGGAATTCTATTGGGTAGAGAATTCACAAGGAACTGCTTGGTTACCAGGGTCTGTAGGAGGAACATATTACTCAAATGGATTATATTACTCAAATGGGGTAAACTGGATTTATACAGATATACCTTACAACGCTAGTCAAGCTGAAGTAGATGCCGGATTAAATAATAATAGGTTTATAACACCTATGACGTTTAATAACGCATCTAAGTGGGCAACAAAACAAGATACAGTATCCCTCACCACCACAGGAACTAGCGGAGCGGCTACGTTAGTAGGTAGCACGTTGAACATCCCGCAGTATCAGAGTGTGTTAACCAACCCGGTAACGGGGACGGGGACGGCGGGGCAGGTGGCGTATTGGAGCGGAACGGGAACACAGACGGGGAGTGCTAATTTGTTTTGGGATGCGGCGAATAGTAGGCTGGGGGTGGGGACGAGTACGCCTCTAAACACGTATACACAATCACAGTTGCAAGGTGTTTTTGCGCGTTATGAAATAAGAAATTCAAACGCAAATCAAAATATAGCATCTTGGGATGTTTATTCTAACACGCTTGTTAGTCCTGATTTTTTTGGTAGAACTGCGTTTAAATTTGAAGGCGGCATAAATAATGCATCACGACAATATCAGATTTATGTATCCGATACATCAACGCCAAAAATTGCAATTAATGGCTCTGGAAATGTAATGATTAACTCAATTGTAGATGCTGGCCAACGTCTACAAGTATACGGCCCAACACTTC